ATTCTGCTGGGTACACAGAGAATTATAAGGTATATGCATCTGAAGATGCTAATTTAGGTAGTGCTACATTTGATACTAGATATTCTACTATTAATGAGATTTATTATGGAGTGACAACAACTACTAGTGGTTATGATGAAGATGATGTTGAAGGACTTGCTAATTCCCCAATAACTGACGATTCAACACAAACTTGGAATGAAGTTACTGCTGATGCTGGTGAGTATTTGTTATTCTGTTTCCCTAAAAGATGGGGGGAAAAGGGAACTGATTATACATTCTATGATAATGGTACAGGTTTTGAGGCTGCATTTGAAGATGCAGAAACAGTTAGTGTGACAAACGCTAAAGGTTGGACTGAAGATTTCTATGTATACCGTTCAGAGAACCCTGGACTTGGTGCTATAACAATAAGGACGAGTTAAAATGCCAATTGTATTAACTGCAGCGATAGTACCTAAAGGTGGTGGATTTATTGGTATGGTTAGTGCCAATCAAATAATTGGTACAAGTGGTGGTGCTACAGGTTCTTATTTACCATCATCCTGCATAAAACTAGATAGTATATCTGAAGCATACTTGGATATATCTAATTCTCCGACTAATGGATATTATCTTCAATATAAGGATGCATCTGATGAATTGACTTGGGCTGAAGTTGTTGGTGGTAGCGATGTTGCTTGGAGCGGTGCATCTGGGTTCTATACAATATCTAGTAACTACATAGGTCACTCGTCTAATGCTGATTTACACTTTCCATCGTCACAATTATTAGGTTGGTTGAACGCTCTATATCAAGAGAGTGGAACTGCATCGGATGAGGCATGGTCAGGTGCTACAGGATATGTAGCGATGAGTGGTTCTTATAATACTCACTGGAATGATTCCACAATACATTTTACTAAATCATCTATAGATGATGATTATGCTGGTAGTTCTAATTATCAATCTCACAAAAATGATTCAACTATTCATTTCACAAAAGATTCTCTTGATGATGATTATCACCCGTCTGGTCTAGTAATATCAGGTCAAAAGTACAGTCAAGCGTATATATCTACATCTACCGGTGTGTTTGCTTTAGCTAATCACACTCATGATTTATCTGGGTCATCTTGGTCTGGTGCATCTTCTTTCTATGGTTTTTCAAGTAATGCCATAAATCTATATGGAGCATCTTCTCACTCCCATGATGATTTGTACTATACAGAAACAGAGATAGATAATAATTTCTATACACAAACATGGATAGATTCATTATCTGGTAATCTAGATTCTCGTTTAGATGACCTAGAAGATAACGATGAGTTTGACCACACTCAATATGTACACTCTAGTAACATTTATAATACAACTTGGATAGACAACTTATCAGGTTCTATAGATACTCGTTTAGACTCTCTTGAATCTCAAGAACCGAGTTCATGGAGTGGTGCTTCTGGTTATTGGCCAGTATCTAGTTTAGTTTCAGATTTAGTTTTATTCTCTTCAAATTCAAGAAATCTCTATCATCCATCTGGAGTAGGAGATTTCCCTTATATATCTACACAAGCAATTTCAGGAGTTGGTGCACATGATGTCAAAATGGATTCCATTGGGGATACTATTTATGATAATCTCTGTCTCTATAATTCATTGATGGATGCTGCCACTTTATTATCTGGAGGTGCGATTACAAGAACTGTTGCATGTACAGGTGCAATTAATATAGGGAGATCTATTGTATATCTAAAGGAAGGACCTAATGATATTGATGAGGGTTGGCTTGCTGAAATAGAAGCATCTTCAAATATATATTTAGAAGCTGGCACCAACTATATCTATGCAGATTATAATAGTGGTTCCCCAAAATATGGACATCAACAAAGTGCATCCCTTAATAAGAATTCTCAAATTCCAATAGGTCAAGTATATAATGACACTACTACTGGTACAATACCTCAACTTCATATATTCCAAGGTGGATATAGATTTCCAGCTCTTGGTAAGCAGGCACAACAAAGATTTAGAGAAGTCTATGGATTAGAGAGAAGTACTGGATTAGTGGCTGCATCTTCTGCAACGTCTGGTCATCCATTATGCTTATCCGTAACTGCTGGAGCATTTTGGCAAGCAATGAATAAGTTTGTTGTACCAGAAATTGATACAGGACATTATCATGATATAACTGCAGTAAATCAATCTGAAGGATGGTTTGCAATCACTGGTTCTAAAGATCCTCATCTAGTTGTTGGATATTTTATTGAAGTGGAAGATTCTACTGGTAATGATGGTATCTATCAAGTAAGTTCTGCTACAGAACCAAGTAGTTCTGGATATACTAGAATTGGTGTATGGCAAGCAATTCCAGATGCTACTGTAGATGGACATATTCATGATGAAACATTTACATACTGGTATAGAGATGGTGCTGGGGGATGGATTGCAAAGAGTGGTCAAACAGATGTTGACCCAAATTATTATGATGATGGAACTGGAACTCTAAATGATTTAGTATCTAATAAATATGGAGTTCACTGGTTATATCTTGAAGCAGATGGAGATTTAAATATCCTTTATGGTCAAGATCAATACTCTTTAGCGGGAGCTGAAGATTCATCTGTACCAGCAACAGTTCCAGATTTAGTTGAAACCAATTGTGCTTTGATTGCAAGATTAATTATCCAACAGGGTGAAACAACTATGGATAATGCTGAATTTGCGGTTCCTTGGGTAACTAAATTTACAGCAGGTTCAGTTGACCAGCATAATGATTTAGGTGGATTACAAGGTGGAACTGCTGATGAATATTATCATCTAACTGCTACAGATGACACAAATTTCAATACTTTAACAGATGGTAGTGACGCATCTGCATTACATATTCATGATAATTTATATCCAGCTAGTAGTTTAGTAAATAAAACCTATTTAGATAATGTATCATCAAATACTTTAGCTAATACTAATTTCTCATCGAATGCTAAAAATATTTATGCTCCATCTGGAATATGGTCCTTAGATGGAGATGACATATATCGTAATAGTGAAGTAAGAATTGGACATTCAGATTTCGATCTTGGTGATTATAATTTCCAGGTTTCAGGAGATACATATTTAAGTGGAGTTGCCTATTTCAAAGGTAATTCTATATCAGGATTAGTGGATCCATTATATCCATCATCTGCAGTTAATAAGCATTGGATAGAATCAAATTACTTAGCATCTAGTAATTTATTAGGTTGGTTAGATGGAGAATATCAACAGAGTGGAACTTCTTCTGCTTGGTCAGGAGCTGTAGGATATATAGGACATTCTTCTAATGCTGATATTCATTTCCCTTCAAGTAATCTAATAGATTGGCTTAATGGAGAATATTATCCTTCTTCCATTGGAGCAGGTGTTTCTGGAACAGTTGCAAGTATTGTAGCATTCTCGAGTAATTCTAAAAATCTATACACTGCTTCTTCACAGGTTAATCGAAACTACATTGATAATGTATCTTCTAATACACTATCTAATACTAACTTTTCGTCTAATGCAATTAATCTTTATTATGGGAGTTCAATAGGTGCTGGAACATCTGGAACTGTTTCTACTTTAGTCTCATTTTCTAGCAATTCCAAGAATCTATATTATCCATCTAGTCTAGGTTCTAGTATATCAGGAGCTTATCTTCTATTAGATGGATCTAATGCAGATTCAGATATAGATATTTACCCATATGAAATGGTAATGAGTGGAGCAATATTTTCTGGTAATGTAGAACTCTATGGCAGATTTGTCCAATCTTTAGGTAAGTTCCAAGGAAGCATCGGAAGTCCTGCAATGGACATATCAGGAAAAGATACCAATGCATCTGTAGGAATTATTAAGAAATACACATTATATAATCTATCAGGAGCTATAGATTACGTTAACTACGATCAGATATATCATTCCTGTATAACTGGCGGAACTAATATAGTTAATTACCAAAAAGTTAATATGGGAAATACTCTAGGTAAAGGAAACCATAATGATACCGGAACTCTCTTTGAAATAGACCATGGAGATTCTTATATCTCAGGTAGTTACATAATTAAAGGAGTGGATATAAACTTAGGAACCAATTCTTGGTTACCCACTACAGATACAGGAATAGATCATACTCTATATGGATTAAGAGTAGATAGAGGTTCACTTAACGTTTTCAATATTGGAGGAGGATCATGGAATTCCCTTAATATATATGGATTAAGAATTGAAGGGTTTGATTCTACAGACACTATCACTGGTGTTAGTACGTATAATAATTATGCAATATATGTAGATGGAGGATCTACATATTTAGGAGGATCTCTTGAAGTTGATGGAGCTACCACTATTAGAGGATTAACAAGACATATTGAAACTAAAACATCAGATTATACAGCTACATCATTAGATGATATAATTATATGCAGTGGAGGAACATTTAATATTACTCTACCAGACCCAACTTCGATACATGGAAAGGAATATGTAATTAAAAATGTAGGATCTGGAGGTTCAGTTATTACTGTATCCGGTAGTGGATATGAACCAATAGATTATGAGAATTATATTGAAATAGAGGATTTAGATAGTATGACAATTGTTGCTCATAAATCTGGGCAATGGTTTATAATTTAATGAGGTTAATATGACATATTTAAGAAAGATAAAAGCATACGGAACAGAAGATCATGATGATGCTGATGATGATGGTCCAATTAAAATTGGTGGAAAAGCTATAGATAGTGAACCTTATACAGCTGGAAGTCAAGCTCCAACTGAAGTAGCTGAAAATGATAGAGTTAATGCATGGTTAGATCTATCAGGAAGAACAATGACTGGTGTAGAAGCTAAATGGAGTGGATTAGCTGATATTAACTATGTTTATACTGCAGGAACTTGTCAATCATCTTCTTGTTGGGTAGACTGTTATAATTTTAGAGAAGCTTCAGTTGCATTTAATTTAAATAAGAATGGTACTCCTACTGATATTGTATTCTCAGTAGAAACATGTCCATCTGGATCTGGACCAATAGTAAAATTGTCAACTCCAGGATGGATATCAGATTGGAGATATGATGATGGTTCAGTTGGAACTGCAGGTATTCAAGATATGTCTACATTTCCAATATGTGCATACAAAATGAGAGTTACAGTAGATGTCACAGGAACTGATGGATCTAATTGGTTTTCAATTTCATCGGCTTCTTTATATCTAAGAAATTAAAATGCCAGCTGCTATAATACTATATAAATACCTTTTTAAAAATGGAACTGCATATATAGTTGAAAGTGATACTCCATCAACAATCATAAAAGGAGAAAGTCTTGCATATATTGGTAATGGATATTTCTTAGGATATTATGGAACTTCATTAAGATTATATCTTCTTAGACAAGAGAGTACAGGAATGGAGGTTCATTTTTTAAAAGAAATTAAAGCTGCTGGAGGATTTCTAGCTTCAGCTTATGGATGTTCTTTCGATGGAAAATATACATATGGAGTATATGGTACTGGAATTGGCTCTCCCAGTATTTGGAAAATAAATTTAGATCATAATGGTAGTATTATAGCATCTTATACTCTATCTCCTGCATGTACAACTTGCTGTGGTAAATACATATACACAGGATGGAGAAATGCTTTAGTAGATTATATTCATATAAGACTTATAAAAGACATGTCTTTTGTTAGCACATTTGTACAATTAACTGGATATGCAAATAAATTACAAGATATTACAAACGATGGAAAATATCTATATGTACTTGTTGATGGAATATTAGGTTCTCAAGTTCTAAAATATGATATGGACACAGCAAAACAAGTTGATTCTTATGCAATAGGAGCTGCTGTAATGGATGGTATTATGTATGATGGTAAATATTTTTATATGATAACATGAGGTTAATATGGCAACAAGAACAAAAGAAGTAATAATAAGAGAAACAAAACAAAATGTCTTTGCAGCATGTAAAGTAGTAGCTCCAGAAATCTTTGGAGATAAGGTCTGGACAGATGTTGCTTTATTTATTAGTGATCCTGATGATGAGAGCTACTTTAAATTAGTATTCATTGAAGAAGATGATTCGTAATGTCTTATAGTAATTTTAAACTTAATGGAATGTTAGAAGGAGATGACAAATTAATGAAAATCAAAGGAACTGGTAGATTATCTATAGGAACTGCTTATAATAAATATGAAAGGTATGAAGATGAGATTTATCCTAATTATGATTATAATGAATTAGCTGATATAGAAGGAGTATTTACCTATGGACAAACTTTTACAATAGGAACTACTGGACCGAATATGGCTCATATACCTAAAATTGTTAAAGTTAGAGCATACGATGATTCAGATGCATCTGAACCTGGAATTAAATTTTGGATTTATTTAAATGAATTAGAGGTAGATGGAACTACTCCTAAATTTCCTGCTTTAGCTTCTGGATGTATAGATGTAATGGAAATGCAAGCGTCATTTCCTGGTGCTCCAGAAGGACCTAATGTCCCTTACACTACAGTACATATTAATAATCAAAATAATATATTCCAGTCAGATACCAAATATGCAATTACATTTTCTACAACCCCAAGAACAGGAGGGGAAGAGCCTGAATTTGGGAATATAAGAATATATTATAATATTAAAGATGGTGGAGGAAGTTATTTTCCTAGTGGAGGAAGTATAACTAATTTTGGTGGACCATCTTGGTTAGAATCTGAAACTTCAGATTATCTATTTACTATATACGGTAAAGAAATTCCACTAACTCATAGAGGAAAAATTTCTGTATCAACCAAAGAATTGCCTGATTAGGTATTATATATGAGCAAAGATTATAAATTTAATTTTAAAGGGAGTATAGAAAATATGCAGAAGAAATTAAGATATCTAGGAAGAAGAATAGGAGATATAGGTGGTGTAGAACAATATTTAGGACAATGGTATAATGGTAAATATATAATATATGGATCTTTAGGTAATTTGTGGGTCTATAAATTTAATGGATCTTCATTTACATTAATGAGTAGTTATGACTCTATAGGATATGATATATGGGGAGATGGTACTTATATCTATGTAGCAGCTGGTACTCAAGGAATTAAAGCATTTACCTGTGGAAGACAAGGAGAACTTACATTAAAAGGAAGTCAAGATGATGGAGGAACTTATGTAAAGTTATGGGGTCATGGAGGTTATATATATGCAGCTAATATTTCAGAAGGAATTCAAGCCTATTCTTTTGACGGATCCGATTTCACTTTATTAGATGAACTTGACAACGGAGGAACATATTGGTCACTCTATGGAGATGATTCTTATATTTATACAGCTGTTGGTACTGATGGTATCAGAGCATATTCATTTGATGGAAGTGATTTAGCTTTAGAAGGAAGTGACGATCAAGGAGGAACATACTATGATGTCTATTGTCAGAATGGATATATATTCGCATCTAATGTCGATGATCTTTTAGCATATACATTTGATGGTGATGATTTCACTCTAAAAGATTCAGATTCAGATTCAAATAGAGTTGGAGGAGATGGTAAGTATATATATTCAGCAAAAACTACTTTAAAAGCATATGAATTTGAAAATGATACATTAACTGAATTTGATGAAAGGGACGATGGAGATGGATCATTTTACGATATTCTTGCAGGAACTTCAGATGGTTATATACATGTTGCTGGGTTTTATGAAATTAAGGCTTATAAGCTTAGAGAAATATTTGCACTTTCTGTAGCTGGTGCAGGAAAACTTAGAACTACTGGAACTGGGACAATGAAAACAGCTTCCGATTAGATGAAATATGCCTACTGTGAACGATATTTATCCAATAACTCTTCAGTTAGCTAAGAGAGAATCCTCTCTCTATCCTAGAGTATGGATTTATATATCATCGCAGGAAATAGGCCAATCACCAAAAGATTTAAATCACGTAGCTCGTGGTTATTATTATAATGAATTTATTCCATCAACTTCAGGATATTATTATCTACAAACTGTAGTATTTACAGATGCTGGATATTCTGTAACTAGTAATTCTTATGGAGCTGATGGAGAATTAATTAAAGTCGATTCTATAGAAGACAACATTGTATGGATTTCAAGTCAACAATTTGCATCTTCATCTATTATCACTCATGGAGATAATTACTGGAGATCATCTAATATATCTGAATTACAAGATAATTTATCTTATATATCTGGAATAGTATTTCCAAGTGGGGATATCATTGCTCATGGTGACAATAATTGGTCAACCGGAGCAGGTGGAGGTGGTGGATCGGATTTCATTTCATCTCAACTCAATTTCATCTCATCACAAATAATTGGTATATCATCACAATTAGATGGAATAGAAACTCATGGAGATTCAAATTGGGCAACTGCTGTAGGTTTTGCAACTGCAGCTGATTTGGCTGAATTAGAATCGGAAATGGACTATGTTTCATCTCAAGTATTTCCATCAGGAGATATAATAACACATGGAGATAGCAATTGGATTACAGCAGTTGGATTCTCAACTCATTCAGCAGCAGATGTAGATACAACTCTATCATCCTCTCACGGAAGTGGAGATTGGGAAGGAGTTGGAGGTTCAGCTTATCTATCATCTCAACTTGCTGCTATATCTTCAAACACAGTAGAATTAGGAAAAGATACTGATTACATATCATCTCAAATATATCCATCTGCGGCTATTATAGACCATGGAGACAATAACTGGATAACAGCTGTAGGATTTTCAACTCATAATGCTTCAGATATTTGGTCTGTTGCTACTAGAGAATTAACTGCTGGAACTAGAGATGATACAATCGATTGGATTTCATCTCAACAATGGAATTCAGGAAGTATAATAACACACGGTGATATATATTGGAGATCTTCAAATATTAATAATATACCAACAGATATAGATACAGAATTAACTTCTTCTCACGGAGCAGGCTCTTGGGAGGGAGTTGGAGGTTCTGGATTCTTATCATCCCAATTATCTGCTATATCCTCAAATATTGTTGAATTAGGTAAAGATACTGATTATATATCAGGAAATTCATTCCCATCCTCTGCTATAATCTTACATGGAGACAACTATTGGACAACTGGAGTAGGAGGAGGTTCAGCTGGTAGTGAATTTATCTCTTCACAATTAAATCATATATCCTCTCAAATATTTGGAATATCATCTCAAGTCAAAGGAATTGAATCTTATGGAGATACTAACTGGGCTACTGCAGTTGGATTTGCAACACCATCAGACTTTGATGAATTGGAATCTGAAATGGATTACGTCTCTTCACAAGTTGGTGATATATTTGCTTCTGGAGATATCATAGTACATGGAGATAATAATTGGTCTACAGGAACTGGTGGAGGAAGTGCTGGAAGTATATTCATATCAACACAATTAAATTACATTTCATCTCAAGTAGCTGATGTATTCCCATCTGCTGCAATTATAGTTCATGGAGATAACAATTGGACTGCCGCTGCAGCTGATTTATCACCTCAGGTTAATTACATATCTGGTATAGTTAATTGGGCATCTTCAAATAATCTTTGGTTCCAAAGTGGGTCTATTATAACTCATGGCGATGCAAATTGGTCTGCTGCTGGAGGAACTGCCACACAAAATATGGTATCTTACATATCAACACAAACTACTTGGCTATCTTCACAGACTACTTGGATATCTTCGAATCTAGAAGCTTATGGAGGAGGTGGAGGTAAATCTTATGCAGTATATACAAGAGGCAAATCTCCTTGGACTCATAAACAAAGAGATGATCTAATTGAAAATGTATCGAAGATAATTAAAAATATAAATAAATTAGAGAAATCTACAAATAAAAAACACAAAGATGAAATCAAAACAATAGAAGAATCCAAAGATGAGATAATTCTACAAATAGATAGACTAACAGAAAAGTTAAATTTAATAAAGAAAAATATAAAAAATTCTGACAAGAATTATAGTGAAGCTACTAAAATAATAGACGATTCTATAGATGAACTCAAAAATATGTCTAAAGAAATTATGGAAAAAACTAATGAAAAGGAATTCGAAAAATTAGATACTAAAATAAATAAAATGATGCAAATGGTAATTACTACATTAGATGACGAATCTCTTGAAAAGTTTCTTCGGAATTTTGAAATAGATGAAGAGTAAATATGAAAGATATATTATTAACTGAATATAATAGAAGAATAGAAAAAGTTAAAGAAGAATATAGTATAATTAGCGAACAGCTAGATAAGCTCAAGGAATTCTTTAAAGAGGATTCCAAGAAGCTTCATAAACAACGAGAAGAATTAGAAGAAATAGGAAAAGAATATATAGATTTAGAAGAGAAATATTTAGAAAAACAAAAAGAACTTTCGGAGAAGAAATATATAATATCAAATTCAAGAGATTATCATCTATGTAAATTAGATGAATTAGAATTACCAACAGAAGAAGATTTAAAAGAATTATCGTATAAATATCCTATTAGTATATCTTCAATCATAGAACTAGCTGAAATAGCCAAAGATGAAGTTTTAGAATGGGTAAATAAAAAAAGAATTCCTAAAAAAATCTATAATGAATTAGCTAAAGAAAAGTTACCTCTACCGAAAATGTTATATACTGATCAAAAGAAAGGTAAAGCTTGGGCTCAAATCCATCTCAGAGGTATAGATCCAGAAGATTATGAAAAAGTAAAATCTGGTAAAATGAAACTCTGGGAATCATTCTTAGGTAATTCTGTTCATATAGATCTTCGCATAGATTATGATGGATTAGAAAAATTAGTTCAATATGTAATAACTGAAAATGATATCCAATCAATGGTCCGAATGATGAAAGGAGAAAAAAGAGAAACTGCTGGAGGAGTTATGAATGTACAGCATTCTAAAGTAGTTTCAAAACCATCGGGTGAACCTCCAGATGAAAGTCCTGAGAAATTCTATAAGGTAGATCCAGAATCATCTCAACCTTCTGAATACACTCCATCCATAGATGAAGAAGGAGCTAAATTAGCAGAGTCTTTAGACCTAGGTGAATCCTCCTATTGGATAGAACCTGGTGGAATAGGAGCAACTAAAAACACATATTCTTATATGATGCATATCTGGTCTGGAGAAGTAATAACAGGATGTCAACGTCATGATCTTCACGAACTATTCATGTATAAAAAAGAAGGTAAATCCGATATATATGATGGTAAATTCATAATAAAATGTCTTCAAGATAATGAAGGAACTTCAAGATGGGAAATTTGGAAAGCTATATCAGATTCAAGACCTATGGATAGTATACAGCATTCTGACATATCCTATCACTATTTAGTTCCATCGGACAAAGTGGATGGATTTGGCAGAGAAGATTATCGAGAAGATTCTATAAAGTTATTTTCAAGTAAATTAAAATAATGTTATATGTACAAATAAAAAAGAGAGAGTAAATGAGCGTATTAGGAAGTTTTAGATATAGTTCAAGTACATCAGGAGCCACTGCAGTAGGAGATTCTATATACAATATATCAGCATTTCGTCTATCTGGATTATCTAGTTCAGCTGGTTTGGCTTGCTGTTTATATGTATGGGATGCAACTAGTGATACTTGGATCCCAATGACACAGCCTTAGGTGAAAGTACTTGGATAAAATAGAAAAAAAACTTAAAAAAATAGATGGAATGATGGAACAATTAGCATTGGAATTGAAAAAAACCCCAGAAGGAGGTCCTTTATTTCATTCATTCGCTAAATATTTTGATACATTAGATACATGTGTTGCTATAGTAAATACAGATAAACTGGTATTATTTCTGAATCAATCTATAAGAGAAAGATTTAAAGAGATTAATCAAGATTCAGATAAATTTATAATGGCTCCATGTGCTGGAATTCAGGGAAATTGTGGTTTAATACATGATTGTCCATTAGAAGAATCTATAAAATATAATAAAATTGTAACTAGATGTAATGTTAAAAGTCCTTTGAGTGATTACATGTATAATGTTACATGTATGCCTCTTAAATATAATGGGGTATCGTCTGTTATTGAAATGTGGGTGAGGGTATAGTTAATGGACTATGAAACACTTCTCGAGAAACAGCTAGGTTTAAATTCGGAATTCAAAACTACATTAAAATACATGAATGATGATATTAAGGAAGTTAAGAAAGAAATCAAGATGATAAATGATAAACTTACAAATATGAGACTTAAAAACGCAGCGCTGTATGGAGGTCTATCAGTTGTATTATCCTTAGGAGTTACACTAATCACACTATTAATATCTGGTGTATTCACATGAATCTTAAGGAATTAACTGAAAAAGCTGAAATAGAATATGCACCAACTCCTCCATCAGGTAGAGGAGAGAAATCTAGTCTTATTAAAAAAGAGAATATATTAAAAAATATAAAGAATATATCATTAAGAAAACCTTTTGCAATGATTGTAGGATCAGTAGCAACTGAAGGTTTCAGTAATAATGATATTGATATAGTAGTTAGAGGTGAAGATCTTTCAGACAAAGTTAAAGAAGCCGTAGATTTTAGAATCTACCGATTATTCACGCATATATTAGGATGTGAATATGATGATATAAAAAAATATGTTCATATTCATTATAATAATACTGGATCATATACCAGTTATATTCCAATATTTGAATTAAATCTAGTACCAATAGAAAATATGGATGTGATAAATATGTCAAGAAATATAAAATTAAATTTAAAAGGTAATCTTAGAGTAATTAATAAAGCTAATAGCAAACGACGAATTATAGCAGGATATGCTAATGTAGCTATTATAGATAAAGATAATCAATTCATATCTACTGAAGTTCTTAAAAAAGGATTAAAGACTTTACTTGACGATCCACATTACGCGAACTTGATGTTAGTCCATCAAAATGTACAAATTGGAAAAATCCTTGAGGGATTTGGTAAATACAAGACACATGTGGATGATAAAGGACTATTTGTAGTTGCCGAAGTTAGGAAAGATATTAAAACCGCTGATGAAGTTTGGGAAGAAATTCTTAATAAAAATATCAGTGGATTCTCAATTGGATGTGAAGTATTACTTTCACACGAAGAATGTGACGATAAAACCTGCGTGGAACACCTAGATGAAATTAATATAGTCGAAGTATCAGTTTGCAATGAACCTGTCAATCCTAAATCAGGCTTTATAGTTATTTCAAAATGTAAGGAAGAGAATAAATCTGTATGTTGTATGTCAAATGAGTTAGATACTATGAAAGAAGAAGAGAACGAAGAAATAGAAGAACAAAAAGAAAAAACATCTGAAGAGGAGATCGATGAAGAAGAAACTGAAGAAACCGAATCAGAAGTGCAAGAATTATCAGTTGAAGAGCGATTAGAAAACATCGAAAAAACAATTGAATCTCTAGTAGAACTAGTACAACAAACTGTTCAAAAAGAAGAGCCAGAAGAAGAAGAAATGCCAGAAGAAGAACCTATGGAAGAAGAGGAAGAGGAGGAGAAAATGGAAGAGGATGAAGAAGAGGACGAGGAAGAGGAAGAAGAGCCTTCTAAATATCCATATCCAGACAGTAAAGCAATTGAAAGTTTACAGAATTCAATCGATAATCTATTGAAGGAAATAACAAAGACTAAGGAAATTGATGAACTTAAAGCTTCGCTTAAAGCTAAAGATGATGCTATTAATTCTCTTGAACAAAAGGTAGAACTCTTAAATAAGTCTTCTGATGAAGAAGAGAAAGAGGAACCGAAACCAAAAACGGTTAATAAGTCAGAAGATGAAGAAGAGGAACTAGAGAAAGAGAGTCCTATTGTCGTAGAGCGTGGCATTGTCACCTCTAGAGCGTTTATGTAAATTCTGTAAAAAATAAAAAGAGGAAATAAATATGGCTATTGTAACTCCCAGTGATGATATCATTGTACAAGAAGGAACTTTTGCTTATAGCTTTATAGCATCGAGTGCAGTTTCTGGTGGAGCTTTGGTTGCACCTGTTGGTACTATGAGTGTAGCTCACGCATCGCATGATGCTGATAATGTTATTGGTGTTGCAGCTTATAGAGCAGCTGCTGGAAAACCAGTTGCTGTCTATGGACCTGGTAATATCGTAAGGTGTTGTGCATCTGGTGTTATCCATTCTGGAGATGACTTATATGCAACCACAACTGGTAAAGTAGATGATCATGGTACTATGGGCGGAACTGCAGTTTGTGTAGGTGTCGCTTTAGAAAATGCAGATAATAATGGAGCAGTTAGAGTTCTTCTAAAATAATTTTAAAACTTTATGTTTTTTTATGTTTATTTGTCCTATGTTCACTGTAATTTTACAGTATGTTATAATAATAAAATAAAGGGAAATAAAATGAGTAAGTTAACTAAACTTTTAGAATACGGTTTCGCAGGCAATTCAGAACGTTCAAGGATGTTGAACAAAGAGGCATTCAGAAACATTATCGGAAAAGATACACACAAACTTCTTCAATCTGAAGCTGATGCTATAAACGATTCAACTCTTGTACAGGAAGAAGTTTACAAAACTATTATTGAAGGTGCAGAACCTTTCAAATGTATGAGAGAAGTTGTTCCAGTCATCAATGCAAATTCATATTCAGTTCGCTTTGTAAAGAGTGAAGGGAATAACTATGCAGAAAAAATGGCTGAAGGAGCTAAGATTCCAATCGATACTGAGGAATATACAAAACAGGATATTACAATTAGCAAATACGGTACTCGCCCATTGATTACCAATGAACTTATTGAAGATTCACTCTTCGATATTGTAGAGTTGGAACTTAAGAAAGCAGGCGCTCGTATGGAAAACAAACTCAATCGAGAAGTTCTTTATGCAATTCTACAGGGATCTAATAAAATATCAACCAACACCGTAAACCCAGCTGGACCTCATATTGCGGTATCTGATATTGCATTTGCTGTAAGCAAAGTCAAATCACAGAGATATCTTCCAGACATTTTAGTGACTCATCCAACTGCAGAGGGGTATCTATTACAAGATTCAAATCTAGCATATGTTTCATATGCAGGAAGTTCAGGCCCTCTAACTGGTGGAGAAGTTCCTAAACTTATGGGATTAGCACCATACACTTGTTCAGCAACAGATGCTTCATCACCAACTTGGGACGACACAACTGCTGGATCTGACGTAACTGGATTAGTATTTTCAAAAGCTGATCTAGCTGCTATCTGCATGCGAAGAGATCTTACCGTAGAAGAATATGATGATCCTATCCATGACCTCATGGGAATCTCTGTTACTATGAGATTTGGAACTGATGTTCTTCGAGAAACCGCTGGTTGTATAATTTATCATAAGTAATAATGATCTATTATTACAAATATGTTTTAATGTTCTTTTATATTTTATGTTAAAATTTCGATGTTAAATAAGAGGTTGGAATTATGGCAGGAGCTAAAATTCCAGTATTAGAAGTAGAGAACTTATTAGTCACTAAAAATGGTAGAGGAATATTGGTATATAATGACGGTACTAATTTTCATCTAGGTCAAGATTGGACTGGTATTTCATCTCAAGCATCTAATGCTAGTAAAAAATTCTTTCCAGCTGCTAGTTCATCTGGATATATTGGTGTTCATGTTATATCTGGAAGTAGTTACGGACCTACAGGTCAACTTTATTACATACCATTATATAGCAATTTAGATACCAACCTATCATCATAGGTGATTTAAATGGCTGGGTCTAAGATTCCAGAATTGGAAGTAGAAAAATTACTAATTAATGATGATGGAAGAGGATTCTTATTTCACGAATCCGGAAGAATGACTCATGATTGGTATGGATATAGTTATTCAGGAGGTACTGTTGGAGGTAGGCATTTTCTTAATACAGTTAGTTCTGCAGGATGGTTAAAAGTTCATATTATTTCTGGTAGTACATTCGGTCCTACAGGAGCAGCATACTATGTTCCAGTTTTCAGGTCTAGAAATACAAGGTTATAGATAATTATGTTACATGGATATGGTAATCAAAAATTTCTTAAAAAATCTTACTTGGAAGATAGACGAAAAGCTCTATTAGATAGAAGTAAATACAATGAAGAAGATTTAGAAGAATTAGAAATAATAGAAGACGAAGGATCAGGAAGAACTAATCCAACTAATACTATCATAAAACAATTTCCATATCCCGTGGATTCTACCGTTAGAAGTAAACAAAAAGTTGATATAAGAAAAATAGATCCAACTTTAGGAGAAATGAGTGATTAAGTATGTCAGATTATACACCAACAATGTTAAGGGAAATGGATGTAAGGAACTTCTTTACACCACCTCTAGATTATGATGATATAAGTACAGCAGAGATATTAATAAAAATAGAATCTGTAGAGACATATATAAATCATGTGTATGGAATAACATCATCAACTGATGGTAGAATAGCAGCTTTACTATTAATAGCATCAAAGATTATTCATACTCCAGCTCTAGCTAAAAAATATTATACACTGAGTGAAGAGCAATTAGGAGACTATAGATACGCATTAGCTCAACCTATATCTAGAGGTACAGATATTCAATCATCTCCATTTGTAATATCAAAAACTTGGGAGAAGATGGCTTTAGATATTCTTAATGCTAAAGCTGCACATAGATGGGATTTATACAAAGCTAATGATTAAATGTATAGTGGTCCTGATGATAGATATCCTTCAAATTGGAATGCATTAAGATATGCGATCTTTAAAGAATATGGATATAGATGTGCAATGTGTCAAAGATTTTCTAAAGGTAATTTACATTTGCATCATATAATCCCCCTTGGAAGAGGAGGATCTAATAGCAAAAGTAATCTAATTCCTTTATGTAGTGAATGTCACTATGATGTGCATTTTAGAAATAAAAAGATGAGAATAAATGACTTTCGATAGTTTAATGATTCATAATATAACAAAACATTCTGTAGTATCATCACAGAATATGCTCGGTGAATGGACTCATACTTATACAGCTGGTTCTACATCTATACCTTGTAGAATAAATCCTTTAACAGCAGCTGAAATGACTCAATTAGCAGGCATCTACGACGATGTTAAACATAAATGCTATATGAAATCCTCTTCTACAGTTACTAGAGGAGATAGAATTACTTATAATGATGAAACCTATAAAGTAAGAGAAGTAGTTATTGATTCCTCATCTCATCATAAAACTGCATATTTGGTGTTACAATGATAAAAATAGAAGGATTAGATGTAGCTATTCGAAATATAAATTTATTAAAGAGTAGTATAGTAAATTATCTTAATGACGAAACTATAACTTCTTTAGATAAAGTTCATGAGAAAGCGATGAATAATATAGATTCTACTTTAAAATGGGGACATTCCATAGGAGATGATAAAATAAGAGATAGTAAATTTATAACAAGTCCAGAAATTCAAGGCTATTCCATAAAAATGGGATTAGGATATAATTCAAATCATGCTGCTATAGTTGAACTTGGAGGTACTCAAGGATTCATGCAATCAGATACAGGAACTCCAGTTCAAGGATTTATAGATGCTGATAATTACGGTCATAAAGGATGGCCCGTAGGAAAATCTCAGGGAAAACACGATGGGATTCATTATCCAAGAATAGTAAAATTACAAGATGGTAAACATTATCTATCAAATGCTATGAATCAAAGTGTATCTATGATAGAAATAAATTATAAAAATAGAATACTAAGAGAAGTTGGTTCTATGAGGTTACGATAATGTCATTAACATCTATAGCTGACCTGTATTGGTTCATGAGAAGTTCATCATCAGTAACATCTTTAGTTTCAGAAAATAATATAAAAGTTGGATGGACTAAAACTTTAGATTCTTTTCCATGTATTATATTAACTCAAACAGGTGGTACAGATACTGGTTATTTAGGTTACAAATCAGCTCCGGCAGGCTCTAGATTAAGACTTGAAGATGCTGTATTCACAGTAGATATATTCTCAAGAAGTAGTAGAATGGAGACATATCAAATAGCTGATGTTATTACTCCATTATTTATAGTATCTGGGGCTTGTAGAAAAGAGGGGGATATAGATTTATTTGATAATGATATGAATGTATATAGAAAAATGCAAACTTATAGGTATAAATTACATCACGATGATTAATGTATGTTTATAATTTAATAAAAGAATAAGGTGATATTATATGGCAGGAACTGTAACAGGAGAAAATGCCGCGATATTCTTACAAGCTCATGCAGCTGGATCAGCACCTACTATGAGTGCTTCTAAATTGCATTCATTTTGGGGAATGGGATCATTCTCATTAACACTTGACAGAGGAACAGTAGAACAAGATCTCATAGGATTACCTGGTAATTATTTTGCTCAAGGAGCTCTTTCTATGGATGGATCATTTACACTTAGTAGATTTGGTTCATCTGGTAGTTCTGATGTTTTAAATAATATTATAGAAGGAACTTCAACAAATGAACTCATAGCAATATCAGGTTCAGTAGGAAGTACTAGCCCAATTCATTGGTTCTTAGTCTCATGTCAAATTACTGGATATGATGTGAGCATGGGAGATGCAGATACTATTAGTGAAGCTAGCATTGACTTTGCTTTACTAGATCCACAAAATGTCACCTATAAAGCTGGATTAATATCGGATGCGTGATAGACAATGGGAGCAACACCTGTAACTTATAGGGGAAATAATGCAAAAATTGTAATAGCTAGTGCAGGATATGGATCTACCCAAACTCATTCTACACTTGCTATATCTGATGTTTCTCTTACTATTAGTAGGGGAACTGCAGAACAAGAACTTGTAGGTGAAACTGGGAATTTCTTCCTAGCTGGGTCTAGAAGCATCGAAGGATCATTAACAGCCTGTAAATTAACTGATACAGGTTTAGGTAGTATTCTAGTATCTGGTTTAATAGGTGCATCTAATGTGCAAATTTCAGGTTCAGTTGGAGATAATTCGTTACACTTTTATTTCAAGAGTTGTCAGATAACAGGATTTGATTTTTCAATTGGAACTGCAGATGAAATTACAGAAGGATCTATAGATTTTACTTTGTTATATCCTTATAAAGTATCTTCAGTAACTGTAGATAGTACTACTCAAGGAACATATATTACAGACTATCCATAAATGTTTTAATGTTTTAATTCTTTCTATTCGAGGAGACAAATATGGTAGAAAATAAAGAATCTAATGATAAGAATAAAGAAAATAAAGAACCCAAAAATTTTGATGAGCTAAGAGAAAAAATTGAAAAGAAAGAGAAGAATGATTCTAAAGATATCATAAAGCAAATAACAACCCGTGGTATTCTAGAAAGAGACTATAAAGAAGATCTGTTAAAAATAACATTTTACTCTTCACCAGAAACTAAGAGAACTGTTAAATCTCGAAGACCAACTCAAGAAGAGATGATAATAATAATGAAACTATCAGCAGAAGCCTCTATGTATGAAGGTAAACTAGATTCTAAATCTTTACAAAAAATGGTATCAATTTATGAATCACTTCCAAAATTAGCAGCAAAGCTCTGTGTGGATCCATCATTAGATGAAAAATTCTGGAGATCTAATGTTTCGTTTACTACCTTACAGAATTTCATAGCTGGCCTAATCAAGGCTACTCAGGAGGGACCCCTAGAAGAAGATCAATTACAATCCTTTCGTTGAATCTAATTTAGGTTATCTTGAAGCTGAAATGTGTTCATTTTTACATGTAACGCCAATGCAGCTTGGAAAATTAAGAAAGGATGATCCTCTTGGGGTTTCATTTCTTGAGAGACATATAATCCATAAAGCAACTGAAAAAGAAAAACAATATAAAGAAATGGAAAGAAAGGCCAAGTCGAAACGAGGTCACCGTAGGTAGTAATGTTATAATTTATGTTTAATGTTGGTAATAATCTCATTATAATCTAATGCACAGAATTTTTTTTAAGGAGACGCTTAGATTGTATGGATTATTAACCTATGTTTTTCTTTTTGTTTACTTAGATTAATTGATATAAGGATTATATATGGCATTTAATGATACTAAAGCATCGGGAGATGTAATATATTCTGCAGATTGGAATGCATTCGTAGATTTTACTGAATTAATCTCTAGTAATGCATATGGACATTCATCCAATGCAGATATACATTACCCTTCTTCTTTACTCAGAAGTTGGTTTGATAGTGTATATGCTCCTACTGGAGCAGCTGGAGCTGATGTAGCCTGGTCTGGCGCTTCATCTTTCTATGGATTTAGCTCTAATGCCATTAATTTATTCGGAGCATCATCTCATACTCATCATGATTTATATCTATATAAAGAAAACATAACTCCATTTACTCCAGATGGAGATTATGAACCTGCTACAAAAAAGTATGTAGACGATAATGCTGGAAGTGGAGGTGGGGGTACAACTGCAGATTATCAAGCTGGTTGGGCTCTAGTCTCTTCACAATCTAAAATCACACACAATTTTGGGAGTACTCCTACTATAGTTGGAATATCTCCAAGTGGTACTGATACTTATGGATATTCAGTTTCTTATGATGATACTTATATTATAGTATACTTATCTATAGCTGGTAAACATTGTGTTAACTGGTTTGCTGGAGGACCTTCTACATATCAATATAATTTCTTTGCATATCCACAAAATCAACAGATAACTAAAAATGATGATGATAATATCTATTTCTCAGGACAGAATGGAATTTATATATATTCTGGAAATAATACAATAATTATATCGTCATCTACAGGTGTAGGAGGATCAGATGTAGCCTGGTCAGGTGCTTCTGATTTTTATGGATTCTCTTCAAATGTTAAGGATGATTTAACTGCATTATTCGACACCTCTTCTAATTTTGACTCTAGAATAGATACATTAGAAGGATACGATCAATTTAATGAAGAGAATTATATAACAAGTTCTAATGCTATTAGCAGATTTGCAGATTCCTCTAATTATTCTACACACAAATCTGATTCTGATATTCACTTCCCTTCATCAAGTTTATTAGCTTGGTTAAATAGTGAATACCAAGAATCTGGTACTGCAGGATCTGATGTTTCTTGGTCCGGTGCTGCAGGTTATATAGGCCATTCAAGTAATACAGATGTTCATGTATCTCTAACAGAAGATTCTCAATGGACTTCTGCTTATGAATGGGTTAATGCCTCATCTCAGAGATACGAAGAATTATTAGCTTCTGGTACTAAATATACTCAAGCATATGCTTCAGCTCAAAGAGTGAAAGATTTATTTGATCATACTCTTTATATAATATCTTCTAATTTATATAATAAAAGCTGGATAGATTCTTTCTCAGGAAATATAGATACAAGGATAGACTCTTTAGAATCACAAGAACCTAGCTCATGGTCAGGATCTGCAGAATTTTATACAGTTTCAAGTTTAGTTAATGTGCTAAATTCTTGGTATGATAATTCATCTCAGAAATATTCAAATGCATATGCAAGTGCACAAATAGCTATATACGAAGAAACATTTTCTTCAGAGGGAGATCTTACAGATGTTTTAGATGATGATTATCATCCATCAGGATATGTAATATCTGGATCTGAATATAGTAGAGCATATGCATCCGCTCAGATTGCAATATATGAGGAAACATATTCATCTGAGAATGATCTAACATCTGAATTAAATGATAACTACCACCCATCAGGTTACGTAATATCAGGTTCTGAATACTCACAAGCTTATGCGTCTGCTCAGATTGCTCTATATGAAGAAACGTATTCCAATGAATCAGACTTAACATCTGTTCTTGATGATAACTACCATCCCTCTGGGTACGTAATTTCTGGTCAGGAATACTCGCAAGCCTACGCTTCTGCACAAATAGCAATTTACACTGAAACTTATAGTAATGAAAGTGATTTAACTTCTGACCTTGACGATAATTATCATCCATCTGGCTTTGTTATATCTGGTGCGGAATATTCTCAGGCTTATTTACATTCATCAAACTCTGATATTCATGTGAAAGATACAACACATGCTGTATTTGCAAGTGTTTCGTCTCAAGCTGGAATATCTGGTAATTGGCATTTACCATTATTTGGTAATCTAACAGATGCAGGATCAGCCTCAACAAGACCAGGTCAACTTATAAGAACTTCTGGTAATTCAGATGGAACTTGGGTTTGGGTATCAATATATGGCGGTAGTTCATATGATTGGATGTTATTAACTTATCTCACAGGAAATTAATGATAAAATATAAGAATGTAGAAGATTGGATCAATAAGCATAAATTTAGTGAATCAGATGAAGAAAAAGAATTAATGCATAAAAGATTTGGGGAATTATTAGAAAAATACAAAGACAAGTTCTATTATAGATATGCTCATACATTCCATCCAGAAAAATATCCACCTAATGAATTAACTATAGATACAGGAAATAAGACTGAAGGTATTACAACTTTATTATGTTCATGTCCATGTAAGATATGTGGACATACATTACAAAAAGAATGCTATTATAATAATTGTGAATGCTGCTCAGAAACTTGTACGTAGGTGATATTCTTGGCTATTGGTGATATAGGAATCTGGTACGATTCTGCTGGTACTCAAACTTGGACAACTTCATTTGTTCAATTTCCATTTAATACAGAATATAGAAACGATGGTACATACAATGTATCTGGATCTGGTAAAGGATTTCAATTAACTGAAGATGGTAATTATCTTTGTTTAACTTATATTCACGGTGAAGGTGGAAATAATCGTGAAAATATGCAGAGTAGAACATTACTGGATGGTGTTGAAGTTCAAGGTTCAAGAGGAGCTGGATATCAGAGAGATACAAATAATAATGCAATATATACTAGAGCCTCTTGTATGATTCTTGGAGCTAAATCTGGTCAAATAGTAACTGTTCAAGCAAGACGAGATTCTGATAGCATATCTAATACTGCAGTTGCTAATTACTCCGAAATAATGCTTGTTAGACTTACAGATTCTAGCGATGTTGCTTATGGGCATTACGGAAGTACTTATGGTACTGATAATTTTGATGGTACATCTTGGAAGAATGGAATATGGGAACATAAGATAGTACAAACTAATGATAATATTATATCTGGAGGTACAGGTACAGCTATAGGAGTAAGTCACTTTGGAGTCTTAACTCATTGTGGAGAAGATGGAGGAGATGGATATCTCCCTACGTTCTATGGTTCAAATCCTATAACTGCAGGAACTATGAATGTAGTTTGTGATGAAGATAATATAGGAGATACAGAAAGAAATCATACTACAGAGGATATGATGTATTGGGCTTTCAATTATAAAGCTGGTACCATATTAGATGAGAATTCTGTAGTAATTGGTGAATATAGTTCTCAAACAAATGTAGATGAATCTTGGGTTGATATTAATTTAGTTAAATCATATAAAGAACCTATTATAATTTGTACACCTTCCATAAATAGTGCTAGTAATCCACCTGTAACAGCTAGAATTAGTGGAGTTACTCCTATATCCTTCAAATTAAGATTAGATGCTGCTAGTGCAGATTCTGCTGATGCAAATACTATATATTTTCTTGTAATGGAATCAGGTAATCATATTCTTCCAGGAGGAGATGAATGCGAAGCTAGTTATAAACCATCTAGTTCCCATTTGGCACCAACTTGGCCAGGAACTATGGAGCAAGTATCTCTTCAAGGTTCATATTCTAATTTAACCGTACTAACTCAAATCCATGGATGTCCAGAAGACAAATTCTTACAAGCTTGGTGTTCTGATGGAACACAAAGTGGCACTCCAACTACAACAAATTGCTATGTTGGTAGACATAATGGAGCTGATACTGATGATACTCGTATAGATACTCGAATAGATTATATTATAGTTGAAAGGGGTACTGGAACTTCTAATGGAGTAAACTGGGATGCTGGAATAACTGCTGATAATATAGCAGGTCCTGATGATAGTCCCCCATATAGTCATACATTTACTGGATTTGATACATCAGCTGCATTAGCTGGTGGAGAAACCATTACACTTAATACATCTGGAAGTAAATTCTTAATATTATATAGCTTTGCACATAATTTGGGTGCAGGAGATGTTAGAACTCAAAGAATATCTAGAGCTATTGTATCAAGTTCTTCATTTGAATCTGAAATACCTCAATCTTATGGTTATACATATATAAGAGATGATGAAAATCAGTATGGAGAAACTAATGCTTGGTTCATACACAAAACTACATCAAATAATGAGAAACTAGTTATTCAATGCCAACGAGGAAATGCTGATGTAGATTCTTCAGGAGATGGATTTGCTAGTAGTCAATCTGCAGTATTCGTAATGGAATTACCTTCTGAAGCTGAGACATTTATAAGTCATGATTCAACTGGTGGAGAAGCAGTCGGTGATACAACTACTTATATGAAATGGATGAGAGATGTGGATCATAATGATTCTGCTGCATTTACTCAAGCATCAATAAGTAGTATGAATGTTGAAAAGACATGTGATGTCTTATTATTAGGAAATGGCCTTTTAGAAAGACAGACCGAATCTAATGGAACCCGTTTAACAACAGCTGCTAGATTCTTTATAAGCGGAGTTGCACAAACTAGAGGACAACATGGTACATATCTTAGAGGAGAACAGAGTTCATATGATACATTTAATGGATCATTAAATCCAGCTGGTATATGGAAAATATCATCTAATTATAAAGTGTGTGTACAACAATTCGATGATGGTCAAGGAGGTTCAGGAGATGATGAAACTCAAGCTAATCAGTGTGGATTCTGTGCATTAAATTTAGATACTCTTGTACCTTCTGCACCTCCAGAAGTAGCTGGATATACATATTTTAGTACCATGATTTCTGTAAATTCTCCTACTACAAAATGGATATGGAACTCTGGTCAATATAATGTAGATAGTAGTATGAGAGCTACATCTTCAAATCCAAATACATGGAATTGGTATGTTATAAGTTCATCCAGTAATTATTACTACCCATCTGGAATAGGAAACCTATCTACTAAATGGAAATGGGTATCCGGAAGTCAAGGTGGAGCTGGACAATAATAAATTAATATGACAAGAAATATATTTAGAGCAACAGAAATATCAGGATTAATAGATCCCACCTACTATTCAGGTGCAGCTAATAAAGGATATGTAGATAAGACATTTGCTCCTAGTGGAGACATCTCATGGGCATACCTTTCTAGTTTAGCTGATGTAGAGATAATATCACCTGGAGTAGGATCAGGATTAAGATGGGATGGAACTCATTGGATACCCTCATCAGTAGCAGCAGGTGGTGCTTCAAGCACCTTAGAGGATTTAACTGATACTAATGTACCAGCCCCTACATCTGGAAATTCTCTTACTTATGACGGAACATATTGGATTGATAGAAATGTACAAGGTTCCCCCAATTTAGATGGCGGATTATCAGATTCCACTTATGGTGGAATTTCTGGGATAGATTGTGGTGGATCTTAAATGTTTATATATAATATGTTAATATATAGGTTATGATTATATGGTTGTAAAAATTCAACTGAGACATGATACCGCAGCTAATTGGACAAATAATGATCCAACATTAGCAGCAGGAGAATTTGGATGTGAAACCGATACAGGAAAAATCAAAATTGGAGACGGTTCTAATTCCTGGAATTCATTGAGTTACTCCACTGGAGATAATACAATATCTGGCCTTACAGATGTTGTTACGAATATGACTCCAAGTGATGGCGATGTATTAACTTGGGACGATACCCAAAGTATGTGGTCTTCTCAAACTCCAGTTGCTGGTGGAGGTATTTCAGGATGGCAGTCTTTTTCTGCTGGAACTGGTATCGGAGGATTTACAGGAACCTATGCTATTAGTGGAGATTCTTCATTAACTGTATCTGTTGATGGATATACCACAATTTCTTCGAATGCAAAAGATTCTTATAATTGGATAAATGCTTCTTCTCAGAGATATGAAGATTTACTATCTTCAGGAAATAAATATACACAATCATATAATTGGTTTAATAATTCATCTTCAACAATTTCAGATATTATAATTTCTGGAGATAAATACTCCAAAGCATATGCAAGTGCACAGATTGCTTTATACTCTGAAACATATTCTAACGAATCAGATTTAATTGAAGTTCTTAATGACAACTATCACCCATCTGGATATGTAATTTCTGGAGAACAATATTCAAAAGCTTATGCATCAGCGCAAATAGCTCTATATAGTGAGACATACTCATCGGAAGATGATTTAATATCAATATTAAATGATAACTATGCAGGATCTGGAGCATTTCAAACTCATAAAAATGATTCTGATATACACTTTCCTTCTAGTAATATAAGAAGTTGGTTAGATACTATATATGCAGCTACAGGTGCTGTAGGTTCTTTTGCAATAACAGGAGCATCAGATATAGATTGGAATAGCGATACCTTTGATAATTCTGGAATTAAATGGGATAAAGGTTCTCAGAAATGGATTCCTACTCCTTCAAGTGCTGGTAGCGATTCTTCTGCAATTTTATCTATAGCTTCAGGATTAACTAGTACAGTAACTATTAGACATGATGGAATTGCAGGCACGTTATCACTTGTTGATATACCTCAAAATATACTTAAATCTGGTTCTTATTATTGGAAAGGTTATCTATCTGGACAAGTTGCTCTTTATTCCGAAACATATTCCACAGAAAATGACTTAACTGCTGCATTAAATGATAATTATCCTGGCAGTTCAAATGTGAATATATCTTTAATAAATTCCATCTCTAGCAATTTAGATACAAAGATAGATAGCAAACAAGATTCTTTAGATGGATCTGAATACTATCCCTCTTCATTAGGGAAAGGAATAAGTAGCAATGTAAAAACTCTTAGTGATTGGTTTTCAGCTTCTTCTCAAAAATATACTGCAGCTTATGCCTCTGCACAAATTGCATTATACACTGAAACTTACTCTTCAGAGGGTGATTTAACAGCAATTTTAGATGACAACTATCATCCATCTGGTTTTGTAATATCAGGACAAGAATATTCAAAAGCATACGCTTCTACACAAATAGCTTTGTATAGTGAGACTTATTCATCAGAAGGAGATTTAACATCAGTATTAGATGATAATTACCATCCATCTGGTTATGTTATTTCTGGTCAAAAATATAGTCAAGCATACGCTTCAGCTCAAGTTGCAATGTATGAAATATCGGATGGAATAGATTCATGGGATTCTGATACTTTCCTCAATTCTGGAATATTATGGAATGGCTCCAATTGGGTTGCGATGCCTAGTGGAGGAAGTGGAGGTGAAGGAGCAGGACAATGGAATACAAGAACTGGAGGAATTTACTATGCTAATGAAGTTACAGTAGGTCATGCTAATTTTGATGTAGGGCCTTATCAATTTCAAGTATCTGGGGATTCATACTTTAGCGGTTCTGTAACTTTCATTGGAGAGATTTCTGGAATAGCAGATCCAACTTACGCTTCTGGAGTATCCAACAAACATTATATAGATACAATATCATCTAATCTTGATGCTAAGATAGATGCTGTATCAGATACTCCTTCTAATTGGGGTACATTAACAGAAGGTACAGGAATTGCATCTATTACAGGAGTTGGTGTTAGTGGATCTGGAGATCATGATGTCACAGTACTTGGATATTCAACTATATCAAGCAATGCAGTAGCTGGTTCTTGGGCATCTTCTAATATGTATACTCAGACTTGGATAGATAGTCTTTCAGGGAATATAGATTCACGTCTTGAAGATCTTGAAGACAATGATGAATTCGATCATACTCTATACTCTTTATCATCCAATTTATATAATCAAACATGGATTGATACTCTATCTGGTAGCATAGATACTAGATTAGAAGCTTTGGAATCTCAAGAACCGTCATCATGGTCTGGAGCAGCTGACTATTATGGTTTCTCATCTAATATAAGTGATGATATCACTTCTTTATTTAATACTTCATCTGCTCATGATACCCGTTTAGATACTTTAGAGGGTGAAGCTGGTATAGAAGATATTTCATGGACTGCACTTACTGCTGGATTAGGAATATCAACAACTGGTGATGGTAAAATATCTGGAAGCTTAACTATAGATGTAGATGATTACATAGCTTCTTCTGTAGCTATCAATAAATTCTATTATCAAGAATCAGATCTTACTTCAGTTCTTAATGACAATTATGCAGGATCTTCCAATATTAATAGGGCGTTAGTTAATTCTATCTCAAGCAATTTAGATTCTCGTATAGATACTTTAGAAGGATATGACGAATTTGATCATACTCTATATATAACATCTTCAAATTCTATAAGTAGATTTTCTCCATCAACAGAAACAAGAACTGGCTGGGCAAACGTAGCTGATGGAGGAACATTTGCTCATAATTGCTCTGCAAAACCAAGTTATGTTAATCTAACTCCTTCTGGAGCTAATCCTATAGCTTATTCATTTACTGTAGATGCATCAGATGTTACAGTATATCATACTTCGGATGAATCAGAAGACTTCTCATGGATGGCGAGAGTATAATAGATGACAAATTATGATGTAATTAATCAGTATGAATTATCATCAACTGCTCATAATATAGCAGTATCTGGAGATACAATAACTCTTACAGATAATATTAAGCTAAGTTCTCAAATTAAACTATCTGCTGTTAGTGGTATAACATTTAGTGGTAATAATTATTATATGTCATCTACTAGTGATTCTATTAGTTTCATATTTTATCTATATGACGATAGCGGTTATAACACTATAAAAGATATAGATTTCATAGGATATAATGCTAATTATAGAAGTGCAATAAGAAGTTATGGAATTCATACTCACATAAATAATTGTACATTTAGGAAATGCGATTATGGTATAAATATACAAGGTCAATATATTACTATTAGTGGGTGTACATTTACAGATAATTCAAGTTTTAGAGTTGGAACCTGGCCAGGAGTTAGTATATCTGACGATGATTCTATAATTGAATATTGTACATTTTCTGGATTATCTCAAGGAATTGATTTAGTAACAGGTTCAGATGATAATACAATTTCAAATTGCACTTTCTATAGATGCGGAATAGCTTCTAAAGCTCATGCAGCAGATAATAATATATTCTCTAGTAATACATTTGAAGAATGCAACTATGGTATAAAAGAAAGTGAACTTTGTTATACTAATGAGATTTGTTACAATACTTTCAAAAATTGTGGTAAATGCATAATATTTACTAATTATCCTAATACTGGTGGACCAAATATTCATCATAATTATTTATATCACCCAATTCAAGGGTATGAAATCAGTGGTCTTTCTATAAGTAATATAGTCCCATCAGTAAACAGCACAATATCCTATTCATTTAGAACTAGAAAACCAGATCTTAAAATGGAAGAGAATCCGGATTGGAAAGTATATTCTTATCCAGATACTGATACATTTTCATATTCAGGACAGAATGGAAGTCTAATATCAGGTAATTTAACATTAGATAGATATGGAACTCATTCATTATTCCTTGAATTCACCGATTCATCGTCAAATAGAATTATAAGAAAATATTCTATATTCGTGTCAGCTCAGAGTAATTCTGGTAATATGTATCTAAACACTGGAAGAACTACATTAGGTGGTCATTATGGTACAGATGCATTCAGATTAACAGAAGATCCTCCTACTGATGATGGAGATTTAACTTGTGGTACTTATGTAATTGCATTTAATTCATCAGTTCCAGACTTAAATCTTTGTGTGTTCTCTGGTTGTTATAATAAAATTATATACAAAGTCGGGGATGATGGAGATGCAGGTTTTAAAAGAGTGTCTACTTATGCTAATGGAAGAGATATAAGTTTTCCCGTTGCAGATACTAGTGATGTTATAACAAAATATGAATATTATCTTGGTGGGATAAATTGGTCTATGGATTATCCACACTCTTGGAATTTTCTATCTTGGGTATATAAAGCAGATAGTATAGCTAGTCCTCATGTATATATATCTGGATCATATCTTGCATCGTCTACAAGTTTTATATATTCATCACAACATACATCTCATCCAAAAATAGAATATCTTTCGAATAAAAATATATATATATTATCAGCTACATCTCCAACTACTGATGATACAGAATCTCTAATAGAAATTTCTGGAGAAGGAATTGCTAATATTAGATTTCAAATGCCAGATACTACAGAAACATATACTGTGAATTGGAATGATGAAGAAGCTGAATCCTATACTCAAAATAATGGATTAATAGTTGTATCCAGTCTAAATTTAGTTGGATATGGACATTTAGATGTAACCCTCGGTGAAGAAGAAGAGGAATCTGTTTATTATTTAAATATTTATGGACCAGGACGATTAAAATTTTATGGAGGAAATAAAAGTCTCTCTATATATGAAGATGTTTAGATTTTAAGTGAGGATAAATATGACTAAATTAAAAATTTACAATATAACTGGAGCAGCCGATATTACTTCCTGGGATTCTACAACTTATGATAGCTCAGGAATAAAATGGGATGATGGAACTAAAAAATGGATAGCTGTAAATGTAGAAGCAGCTGGAGGATTAAGTAGTGTAGTAGAAGATGATTCTCCTCAATTAGGTGGAGATTTAGATGGTCAATCTACTTATGGTATTTATGATATTACTTATTTATCATCTCAAAAGGTTTCAGGTTCTATCAGTACTGGCGATTTAACAATTAATGCTAATACCATTTCTGGACTTATAGATCCTTCATATCCAAGTTGTGCGACTAATAAGCATTATGTAGATAGTGAAATTGGGGATACAGATTTCTCAGGTTCTATCTATGTAGGAAAGAATGGGAGCGATTCTAATGATGGATTATCTCCTCATAATGCATTTTTAACAGTGTCTAAAGGATTAACAGAGGCTGCTTCTATAGCATCCTCTTCCTGGCCAATAACGGTAAAAGTATCTAATGGAACATATACTGAAACTGCATTACCAGTTTGCTCTTATGTACATTTAGAAGGTGAATCTAGAAACGGAACTATCATTCAATCAACTACAGCTGGAGAAGATCCATTTATAGGAGTTTCATCTAATTCTAGTATACAAAATTTAACTATAAATGCAGAAGGTTCAGGATCTATAGCTATAAAAGCTTTTACTAATGTAAATGATGTTTACCTAGATAATCTTTATATCTATGCTAAAAAAGAAGGTATAGGAAATGAAAATACAATAAAGTCTTGGAGAAATTCTATAATAAATAATGTTGAAATTAAAGTAGAACCTTCAGGTAATCAAGATTCTTACGGTATTCATATATTATCTTCAGGTGCATCTTTAATAGATTACGAGCCTCTTATAATAAAAAATTCATTTATTAACTTATATAGACCTACTGGAAATGGAAGTACAATTGGTATATACAGACCTGGATCATCTCTTGGTGAAGATCCTAGAGTAGATATAATTAATTCATATATTAGAGTGATAAGTGATATATCTGGACAAGGAGCTGAAACTACTGGAATAAAGAAAGGAGGAGTAGGTCAAAGCTATTTGAATAATTGTACTATATATGCTAAAAATAATTTAGGTGGAACTACAAGAGGTCTTTATTTTGGTGGAACCATGCTTAGTAATCATGGAATTACAGTTAATAATTCTTTTGTTGAATCATATTCTCCTACTGGATTAGCGTATGGATTATATTCTAAACAATCTTCAGATGCTGATGTAGTTATTTATGCAAATACATATTTCAAGGCTGAAGCTAATAAAGGAACTGAATATGATATATATGAAGAAAGTACAGATTCTCCTCCTTATTGTGATATACAATATATTAATTGTAGTTTTAGACCTCAAAATTCATACTTTAGTAATAGACACCAATTAAATACTAAATATAGAGGAATAACTCAACTTCCAGTCATGGATAAATCTGTTTGGGATAATATTCCGCATAATACAGGAGACATGGCAATAATTAGTGGAGGTTCTTATGATGAGCTTATAATTTATCATATTAGTTCTACAACAGAAGATGCAGATTATTATTTAGAACCATCCGGAACATATCTAAGAAAAGATACAGACGATTCCACTTCACATACTTTAACTGTTAATTCTTTGGATGTAGTAAATGATATAACTCCAATTACTGATGGAAATGTTAATATAGGTTCAGCTGGAATTGGTGGTAAAAGAATCAAAAATATTTATTTATCTGGTAATCTTCAATATGAATCAACATTGTATGCATCTGCAAAGGACATTGTTCATTCTGTAGTTTCATCACAATCTCTTAGACAACTTGCATTTGAAGAAGCTGAATTGTCATCCCCAGCTTCTGGAGAAATTTTAGTATACAAGGCGGATAATTCTAGATGGGAAAATGAATTACCACCAATGACCTTTAATATAGGTAACATTGAAATATCAGCTAATCATAATATTAATCTAACTAGATTTGATGCAGGATCTAAAAACGTATATGTATGGCAAGCAGCAGCCTGTAATTCAGGTGGAACATCAGTTAGTGGTTTATGTGTAGAACTTCTAAGCGGTTCCACATCGGTCTATAAAACATCATCATCTATATTACAACAAGGATATCCATTAGCCAAATCAGATGGTGGAAATACAGAAATACGGTTCATGTATTCCGGTGGTGCATCCTTATCTGGGTATCAGTATGGAACTGGATTTATGCAAATTTCGGTGTATTAAATATGGCAATATTTGGTTATAATGGTTCAGCAGAAAACCAATTATCAGTATCAGCTAATCAAGGTAGATTTTGTAAGGGAACACCAACAAGTGACGGTACCGTTGATAATATAGTTGTGTATTTTACAAGTGGTTGGAGTTCTGGGGAAGAAGTAACATGTTTATTATATGATGAAAATTTAAATCTAATAGATTCCACTGAAGAAAAAACAGATGGAGGTTCTGGTTGGATTACATTTAATTTTAGTGAACCAAAACCAACAGTAACAGCATCTACATTATATTATATTGGTGTTTTTATTGATGATACACTTGCTGTCAATTTTAATTCAGAGAATGAAGCAGATGGAACTGGTGGTTTATACTATGAATTTATGACATATCCGACACCAGAAGATCCAATAGAATCATTTGATGACGGATATTCAACTGTTAGTTTATTAATCTATGCTAATTATACAGAAAGTTCTGAAGAGGGAGAGGCAGCTGGAGTTACTAAATTTAATAAGGTACCCGGTAAGAGAATAATGTTTTCAGGAAAGGGACATCGGGTTACTATAGCATGAGCGATATTACCTATTATGCTTTAATGTTCAATATGTCTACTAAAGGAGGGATAAAATGATATATAAACTTCAAAGAGAATCTACAGCTCAAACTATAATTAAACAATTACCTAGACTTTGGAATAGTATAAATCATCTAGTAATTCAATTACGGGATACTAATAGAACTTATTCTACTATGGAGTTGATGGATTTGAGAGATAGGTTTGTGAATAATTATGCCATGCTTAATAACTTTAATACTACTCATGGAGATTGGTTTGCATCAAGATATCCAGAATTTGCTACTGCAATATCAGGTTCAATAACTTCACTACAGAATATAAATAATATAATTATGACTGGTTTGCAGAATTATTATTGGGATTCAGAGTTAGATGTTCCAGTTATTACTAATATTAGTCAGGTTCATAGAGATAATTTAGCTACAAGTATCGAAGAAGAATTAGAGATATAAAATGGCTGAAGATTGGTTAGAAATAAGTAGTGATGAATATGATAGTAGTTGTGGGCAAAATGAAGGTTTTGACCTAGTAGATGCATTAGATGGAACAAATTATTGGGCCCATTCAGTATCAGAAACTCATTGGTTTATTATTGATTTAGGACAAACATATACTATAACTAAATTTAGAGGCCGTTCCCAACTTGGTATAGATCCTATAGATGTGGATATCTACGTTAGTGATATAAAGGGGACTTGGGGAACTGCAGTTGCTGAGGGTATTTCTACTTGGCAAGATACAAGTGATTGGGCAGAAGTAGATTCTACTGACAAAGATGGCAGATACATATATGTTGAAGTTATTGATAGTGAATATAATCATTGGTGTTTTTGGGGAAATGGAGCATCTCCTTTTACTATATTTGATGCTTATGGAGATATATCATCTCCTCCCATTGATATATCCCCACCAGATTTGATAATATTATCATCAAAGTTAGGACAATGTATGAATATTCAAACATCTAAGCAAAGTAATGACATATATATAAATACAGGAACATATTAATGGCAAGTGATAGAGGAATTTTTAATGACTTTCTTTCCAGCTAGATTCGACACTGCACGATTCGATTCATCAAGATTTGATGTTTTAGAAGAACCGACAGCACCTCCATTACCGACCATACCATCAGATATAACTGTAGATTTCACTGAAATCTATAACATAACTACTTCAGATTCCTTAATAAATAATCTAGTGCAGGAATTCTCTGAAAGAAATATTACTTCATTAACAGATAGTGAAGTATATAATTTAGTATCTCAAGTATCAGATCTTCATAATATATCTGTGACTTCATCAGAAATTAATAGAATTTCTAATTCAATTTCAAACTTAATAAAATCGATTGTAACTACATCGAGATTAAAAAAATCTTCAGTAGTTTCTGATGAACAGAAGAAATCTTCTGTTTCATCTTCTGAAGATAAAAATGTTAGACAGTCCTCATCTGAGGGAACTGTTTCTACTGTTTCTACATCAGAGTGATATAAATATGTCCGTAACAAAATATGAAAGGGAAAGTACATTTAAATCGCAAGTTACATTCACATCGGGATCCACTTATATAGACTGTTCTGGTAATAAAGCTTATTTGACAGTATATCGACCAGATGGAACAGTTCTACTCGGACCTGTATCAGGAACTCATGCATCTACAGGGATATATCATTATTATGTATCGACTCAATCAACCGATGACTTAGGTTTATATGTGTGTGAATGGAAAGCTTGGTTTAATTACGAACATCCATGGGATTATTCCCCAAAGGTTGATAGAGAAGCAATTCAATTAGTTAAGATTAAGTAGGTATAAATATGGCAACAATTGGCCAAATAAGATTTGATATAATTGCTAATGCTAGCAAATTCGTTAGTGAAATTAATAAAGTCCAAAAAGCTTTAGGTAGTTTTAATCAAGAAATTAGAAAAGCTGCTGGAGCAGGTAAGAGAGGACCCTTTGCATTTCCACAAGGGTTTATGAGTCAAATTAAAATCCACACTAAAGCTATGAGTGAATTAGCCACAGCTACTGAAAGAGCAGCTGTAGCTATGAAAGAAATGGGTTTAGCTAAAATGGGAGGAGCTACTAAAGTTAAAGAAACAATAGCTCCTACTACAGCACCCGATTTAGCGGGTCCTGGAGTCGCTATGGGAAAAACTCAAATGGAAGTAATGGAACAATTAAAACCAAGAATATTAGAATTGGGAATGGCTTACGATAAGACAAATGTAAGTTTCAGAACCCTAAAGGATGGAATGATACAAGGTTCTATAAAAATGGATCAAGGAGTTAGTAAGTCATTTGGTTCTATAATAAAGAAGGCATTTAATTTAAGAAATCTATTTGGTATGATTGCTCATTATTTAACTTTTACTATTGGTGTTCAGATGGTAATGGCCCTTCGGAATGGTATCCAACAGATGATAGAAACATTTTCAGAGTTTGAAAGGTCAGCCACAAATGCAGCCACAGTAGCAGGATATTTAGGATCATCATTTGAAAAAGTTAGGGATCATATTATGCAGGTATCTCAAGAACTTGGAAGAACTACAGTATTCTCTGCACAAAAAGTAGCAGATGCATTCTATAATCTAGCTAGTGCTGGTTATGATGTAGCAGACATGACAGAAAAAGATTTACAACCTATATTGGATTATGCAGCAGCTACACAATCAGAACTTTCTGAAGCTACATATTCTGTTGCTACAGCTATGAAAGCATTTGGATTAGCTATAGAAGATACTGAAAGAATAGTAGATACATTTACAGCTACTATTACCAATTCATTTATGACATTTGAGAAAATGCAAGAGGCTATGAAATACGTTGGTCCAATAGCTGGTGCAATAGGTGTAGAATTGGAAGAAGTATCAGCTGCTCTTGCAGTTTTAACAGACACTGGTTTGACTGGATCGCAAGCTGGTCAACGTCTAAATATGATATTTACTAAATTATTAAAACCAACTGATGAAGCAGTAGAGATGCTTGAAGGAATGGGATTGACTGTACAAGATTTAAACCCAGAAATATATTCTTTAACAGAAATATTATATAAATTAAAAGCAGCTAATTTTGATGCTGGAACTGCTGCTAATATGTTTAGAGCAAGAACTGCCGCTGCAGCTGCTGTATTGGTGGATTCAGCAGATAAAGTATCTGAATATAATTCAATGCTTAAAAGTTCAGCTGGAATTACTAAATCAGTTGCACAAACTCAAACAGATACTCTATGGGGTTCTTTAACACTATTACAGAATGCTTTCTCAGAAACCGCTATAGAAATTGGAAATAAACTTTCTCCATTTCTTAGAGAATTAGCTGGATTCATTAAGGATTCTGTATTACCAGCTCTATCAGTTTTTATCGGATTTCTTCAAAAAAATTGGAATATAATAAAGACATTAATAGTAGCTTATATAACATGGAAAGGAACTTTAATGGCTGTTAGAGGTATAGTTTCTGGTCTCCTTACATTAAAAACTTTATATTTAGCACTATTAGGAAAAGAGATTGCTAGAGAGGCAATACTTACTAGTGCATTGGGAAAGGAATTAGCAGCAAGATTAATTTCAAATAAATTAACTAAGGCTCAAACTGTTTTAAAACAAGCTTATTTAGCACTATCAATTAAGGAAGACCAAGCATTAAGAGCTAAGGCTGCCTTTATGGGAATATACAACAAACAATTAACTGCTGAAGCTGCTGCCAGAATGTCACTTAATCCTAATTTAGCTACTACAGCATTACTACAGAGAGCATTAACTATAGCAAAAGAAGAGGACATACCTGTAACTGAAGCTCTTTCTATAGCTAATGTACAATTATCTGCAGCTCAAAAAACAGCAGCTGCTAGTGCAATGGCATTAAAAGTAGCAATTCCAGTTTTATTAGCTGCAGCCGTAGCAGTATTAGCAGTGTCTGCTTATTTCAATACTCTAAATAGAGATTTTGGTAGTTTAGGAGATACTGTAAAGAAAGCAGGCATTGATTTAGATTATTTAGCAACTGAATTATCGATGCTTGAGGTTGCTTCATGGGCTGCATCTAACTCTAGTATGGGATTCGCTGATGCAGTTGCATATCTCAGTGATAAAGAACTTGACTGGGTTAGTGTTAATGAAAGAGCAGCTGAGTCACTAGGTAGTTTAGCAGAAATGTCAACCTTAGTTTCAGCTATGAATGTTCAACAAGTAAAATCTACTAAAGAGCTTATGAATCCTCTAGATTTGTTAACAGAAACTTTTGGAGGATTAGGAATATTAGGAAGAGGAATTTTAGATTCAGAAAGTTTATATAGAGAAGGTGAAGCTTTAGAACAGATGTCAAAATCTATGGGAGGCATAGGAGGACAACTTGCATCTCTTGGAGCTTGGGCTAAAAAAGAACTATCAGGAATTTTCATGAAAAATACACAACAAGAAGCTATATCTTCAGAAGCGGTTGCATCTACTGTTGAATTTGCTTCAAAAAGAATAGCAGAAGCTCTACATCTGACAGATAAGGCATATGCTGATAGGTTTGATTCAATGGAAGAATTGGTTAATTATGGAGTAGATTTAAAAAGAATGACACATCTATTAATAGGAGAAGAAGCTGTTTTACAAGATAAATTAGGAGAAGTATCTGATGCTTCTAGAGTATATAGACTTGCATTGGAGAAAGTCAATGATATGAAAGCTGAAGGCATCAGCGATTCTCAAGCATTTATAGATGCAGAGAATGAATTAATAGAAGCGGAAGAAAAATTGAATGAGGTAAATCAGGATCTTATAAATAGTATAGGAGGACTCTTACAGGAAGTAAGAAATTATTCTGAAGCTATGGATGATGCAGTTGGATATTTAGAAGAATATTATAAGTCATTAAATAATGTAAGCAATATAATTGATGATATTGCTCAAGCAAGACAAAGAGAAACAGATCTTGTATTAGAATATGCAGAAGCATTAGGTAAATATGGAGCTAATTCTAAAGAAGCTCAAGAAAAAGAAGTTGAACTTGCAAGTATAGCTAAAGATATTGTAGATAGAATGATAGAACAGGAAGAAGCTACTACTTCAGCAGCTCAAGCTCAAAGCATGTGGAATACTATGATGAGTGAAACTGGATATACTGCAAATAAAACATATAATGAACTTATAGATTTGGGATATTCTTATCAAGAAATAACTAAGATGGTAGCAGGCAATACAAATGTAATGGCAGAGTGGTTAGAAAATAAAGATGAAGCTAGAATAGTAACTATAAAAGCAACTGCAGCTGAAAGAGATTTAATGGAAATAACTGAAGCCTTTATGGAGTTAAGGGAGACTCTAACTAGTCAAACTGAGGAGCAGTTGAAATTAGAAGCTCAACAAGCTGCTTATATGAGATTATTAGAAGAAGCTACAAAAATAACTAATGAACACCTAAAACATTATCTAGAAGCTCAAGACAAAATATATGAAATTGAACTAAAGTTATATAAATTAAGAAAAGACGAAGGAAGTCAATTATCAGATTTATTCGAGACACTAGCTGAGCAGGGAATGATAAATGATGAGATCATAGAAGGATTTAAGGAATTAAAGGAAGCAGAAGGAGAAGTTCTTGAATTAAACAAAGGATTTATGGATGCTATAGATGGACTTAACGATGCACAAAGAGAAGAAGTAGAAGAATTCATGAATACAGAAGCAGGAACTGCTGCGTATGCTGAAGAGCTCGCTGACTTACAAGACTTAGTCTCTCAGGGAATAATAACACAAGAGGAATTAGATACAATAATTGCTTATAATGATGCACAAGATAATCTAACAAATACAACTCAAAAATACAAAGATATTTTAGGTCCAATAATGGATTCTTTAATTGATCAAGGAATAATATCTTCTGAAGCAGCAGAAGCATGGTACGATATTGCTGATAATGCTTATGAAGCTGCAGAGGCAGAACTAGAATTAGGTTTAGCTAATAACGCTCTATCTGAATCAATGCAAGGAGTAATAAAGAATGCTGCAACAATGGGCAAAGCATTAATTGACTCAACAGTAAATGCTAGTTCTGTTGGTGGATTACTAGATGAACAAAGAGACCTTTTCGATGTATATGGAGAGGGAAGTGAACATGCTGGTAAAACCGTAGCACAAGTAATGCTAGAAAATCTAGGTATATGGGATGAGTTTGGTGGAAGTATGGACGGAGTAATCTCTACTCTAGAAAACTTCTATGGAATGAATATGGACCAAATACTAGAAGAATATGGACAGGCTGGTATAATATCAGCTGCTTCAATGATACAAATGGGTAATGCTATTGGAGTATGGGAACAAGGAATGACAGAGGCTGCTCTAGCGGAAGAACTTGGCATAGAAAACATGGAGGCATTTCGTAATGCTGCTGCATCTGCTTGGGATACTACTGATGGTGGTGTAGGTACATTAGCTGAAATTAATGAAACATTAGAAAAAACAAATGATATACTAATAGAAACCAGAGATTCTCTTCAGAAAACATTAGAAATGATATTAAAACTTCAAGGAGTAGATCTAAATTCTATGGAAACTGCTATACAAATTAACTTTACTGAAATGGCTGATTTACAACAATGGAGAGATAACTTTAATGCATTCCTAAAAGATATGGAAGAAAATGATGTAATATTCACACCAGATATGACTGTTAGTTGGGATGAAACTGATTGGGAAACTTTCGATGAAGTAATAGGAACTAGTATATTAGGAAAATCATTTGCTAAGAGTTTAAATAAGAAATTTGGAGATATATTTAAGGAAGTACCAAGCAATATAAATGAATGGAAAGGAGATGACTGGGAAGAGATATTTAATACAGAAGAAGCTAAGGACTGGATAACTAAATCATTTGCAGGCATGGAAGAATTATTAGATTTTGATGTAAAATGGGATGGATATGATTGGAACACTTGGATAGGAAAATTAACTTCTACTCAAATCAGTCAATTATCTGACATATTTCATAGATTCTCTGCAGAATTTAAATTAGATACTAAATGGGACGGTAAGAATTGGCAAACATTCTTATCTGCTATACCAACTGAATATATACCAGCTTTAGAAGGTATGATGCCTGAAGGAATAAAACTTCCATTTGCTGCAGATATGTCTACTGTTAAAACTACAGTAGAGGGAACTACATTTATGCTAGGTAATTTAGAGTATACTGTTGATAAAGATGGAATTATAGATCAAATAGGTGAAGCAACAAAAAGTGCTTCTCCTCAAGAAATATCAATAAGACCAAATCTAACTCAATCTGATATAAATACATTGTTTACATCTCTTAGTGATGAAGATAAAAAGAAACTATACTTTCCATCTACACCACTTGGTGGAGTTGCATTCTTCAGAAATTTGGTTGGTACTGATAAACTAAATATCACTAAATTAATAAAGACACCAACTCTGGAAGAATTTAATGCAATGCTACCAGACCTTGGAGCATTAGATAAGGAGCTAACATTAAATTTCCTATGGAGTCAAGCAAGTCAAGATGCAATAAACTCAGTACTAAACAAAAGTGCAAATTTGATGAATGGAACAACTGATGATATACCTAGTGAAATAGAAAGAAAAGTTAAAGTAAAAACTGATACTGGAGATTCAGAAAACAAGCTAATTAAAATAATAAGACTTATAGGTAGTATTCCAGCAAATGTTAGTACTATGCACACAACATATCATAGAGATGTATACCAAGGTGGAAATCATGCTGAAGGTGGAATTCTAGGATTACAAAAAGGAATAAAGAAAACAAGTGGACCTACATTTGCTATGATAGGTGAAAAAGGAGCAGAAGCAGTAATTCCTTTGGAAGGTATAAATAGAAAATATGGAGAAAAACTATTAAGATATATAATACCAAAATATTATCCAGATTTAATAGCTCTTCAGAGAGGAGGAGTTACAGGAGGAGAAGGACCAATAGACTATGGAGACACTACTAATGAAAATGTTAATGTATATGGACCTATCAATTTAAATAATGTAACTAATGCAGATGCATTTATGTCAGAATTGAAATATAGGTCTAGAGCATCGAGGTAAACAATATGACAAATAAATATGATATATATTTTAATTCAGGAGGAGCTAGCACTGTACATTATTTTCCTGGAGATAATATATCTTTCATAGAAATAACAAATTCAGACGATTCATATTATCAAAATGGAGTGGTACAATTATATAAAGTATCTGCACAAAATGTTGGAGATACATGTATGATCTTCATAGATGGATCTTTACAATTTAATGGATACGTTTCAAGAAGACAGCAAACTGTAGAGAAAGGAACTAAATTCGATACATATCAATTAGTTGGAAAAACATATGATCTTTGGAGATACGTTACTGATGAAAATGCTTTATACTCAGGAACCACTACTAATATAGTTGCATCTTTAGTTAATGACTATTGTGATGGCATAAGTTCTGATTACATAGATACTTCTAAAGGAATATCATTAACTAGTGAAATTAATTTAACAAATATCCAAGTAGGAGATGCTATAAGTAGATTATCTGATATAGATGGTTTTAGTTTTTATGTAGATAATGAAGATAATTTAAGATATTATTATCATTCCGGTACATATAAATTTTCTATAACAGAAGATGATATTATAAATATGGAACCTATAGAAGAAGCAGATGAAGACTTAATTAATGATTGTTTAGTTATAGGAGGTACAGATTATTCTGCAAAGACTATAGTATCTCCAAATCATCCACAATCAAAACCTTTTCCAAATGGAGTTCTTGTAGCTCAAAGATTTGATGGAGAAGATCCAAGACTATCTGCTATTAAGTTATATTTAGATAGAAGTACAGATCCAGATGCTCCTGGAACTCTTGAATTTGAAATATGGGAAAATACAGAATTGAAATTGTTTGAGGACGATTTTAACAATTTAGATTTATTTAGTTATTCTTCTAATATATGTGTTAGAAATAGTGATTTAAATTTAGCCACATCTGATGATAGCAATTATTATTATGTTGCAGAACATACTCCATATAATGCAGAAGTTCAAACTCACAATGAATATTTCGCACAAACTTTTATACCTTCAAATAATGGATTTTTTAGTTTATTAGGTTTTGGTTTATGGGATCATATGTGGTGTTGGGAATATCTATTGGAATTAAGAAAAGGAGCATTAGAAGATGAGAATATACTATGGTCTACTACTATACCATCGCAGGATGGACTTGTATTAGTGGATGTTAGTGATAGTTATATTAGAATGATTAGTGGTGAGACATATGCATTTTTAATTAAAGGTAACGATGGACCTTATGGTGCAGAAGAAGCTAGAGTTTATTTGAAAACTACATATACGCAAGACATTATACCAGGAAAATTGTATCATGGAAAGGGATCATCTTGGGGTAGTGGTTTTCATTTTAGTTATCATGGTTGGGAATATAATATAGATGGACATCTGTATTATTCTTGGAGCAACTATGAAACTATTGGGTATATTTCTAGTATTTCATATCCTAATGATTGTAGATATATGAAATTGGACCTAACTGGAGTCGTTTCATCAAATCATATATTTATCTCTGGTACTAATGATGGTGGTAGTTCTCGACTTACATTAAAAGATGGAGAATGGGTTGACTTTGGTAGTGAATCATCTGATGGATGTATTGTATACTATAAATTATCCTCTAATGGACACTTTACACCAAGGATCGGTAGTGCAAGTTTAATGATTTCTGACGATTCTGGAGGATTTGAAGACGAGATTTTTGATGATAATTTCAACGACAATTCATTTTTATCCTCACAAGCCACTGGAGCTAAGATATATAATGGAGCTATATACATATCTACTAGTAGGCACGAATATTATAGCGGGACAAAGAATCCAATTGGATGTGAGTATACTATATATGATGGATACAAACATTGGAATGGAGATCCAGGTAGTATTGAAGGTGCTTTGATAGATGGAAGTTTACTTACTTATGCTCAGGATTATGGTGGTGGAAATAATAGAACAATAACAGATATATATGAATTTGATGCTCCAATGTTGTGTGATGGTATATACGCAAAGGCTAACGCACAATCTCATTCTGATGTTGAGATGAGAGACATATATATATCTACAACATGGAGTGATTGGATTCATGTATTTGATGGAGCAATAGATTTAGAAACTGAACCAGATGAATGGGCTGAAATTTTATTTGATGATGATTGGATATATAGTGGAATAAGAAAAATAAAAGTACAAATGAGACAATTTAGTGGATACGAAGGTGCTAACCTTTGGAGTTATGGAATACTTGCCAGAGTAATAGGAAGTGGTTCTCATTATAGTGGATTAAGAAAATGTTTTAAGACAAATAATTATACTGTTGCTAATAATATGGACATGAGTTTTTTAGAAGTTAAACCGACAAATGTAACTTATAATCAATATATATCATATTCTGGTTCTTTAAATAGTGGATCTTCATGGACTCATATGAGTGCTAATTCTGTTACCGATGTTGATGACGGTAAAAATGCAGTTCTTATGTATTGCTTCCAAACTAGTGGAGTTTGTAATAAAGTTAAATGGGCTCCTTATCCTATAACCAATTCACCTTCTATAGGAAGAACTCAACTATACGCTCAAAAGGTTATTGGAGGAGGAGTACCGAAATCTGGAACTAGAGTAGAATGGTCTGATGATATTTCTTGGTCTCCTGGAGATGTTCCTTATCCTCCGAGCTATTCTTCATGGAAGACATATTCTGAACCAAAATTAGCTCCAGATGAATTAGAGAATAATACATGGTGGATGATATTTACTTCACCTGAATATGATTCAGGTTTTTCCTATGAATATGGACCAACTACTGATAAGGATGATTGGGAACAAGCAGGTACTGTAACTACTTATACTGCTTATGGAGGATCTCCTAAACCAATTAGTATATGGCCTAATAGTCATATATGGAAAAATATAGATCTTGACTCAGTTAATGTATCATATGTAGAATTCGAAGTTTGTGGTACTGATGGAGATGTTACTGGAAATCCAATTACTTGCAAAATAAGAAAGACATCAAGTAGTTCTTGGGTAGAGTTAGCTACAGCCAATCCTTCAGCACCTGAACAACAATTTTCTTATAAAATACCATCTTCTTATTATACGTCAGATTTTTGGTTAAGATTTGAACCAACTGATTATGAGGATGAACAAGTTTTTATTAGGAAAATAGGAGTTTATACAACTGATGATTATTGGGCTTACCATTATGATGTTTCTTCACCTTATAATGGAAAAATAGCTTACTCCTGGGATAATGGAATAAATTGGAGCACGAATGCTACAAATCCAGATACAATCCCTGATGGAAATATGTCATTTCAACTTGGATGGAGACAAGGAGAAATATCTTATAGAGCCTCTAATCAAACGAGTATAAATAAATATGGAAAACATTTTAAGAAAATATCCGATTCTAGCTATACAACATTTGAACAGGCTCAAGCAAGAGCTGAATTGGAAGTATCTGGAATGGAAACAATTCCTAAAAAAGGTTCAGTTACTATTGAAGGAATTACAGACATCGATACATATTATAGATTTTCTTCTAATTTAACTAATTTTGGAATCAATGAGATATGGGATGTAGTATCATATACTCAAAGAATAGACCAAAATGGATTTACAACTACAATTAATTATGGTAAACAACCTTATGATATTGCTAGAAAAGTTGCAGAATTAGAACATAAACAGGAGATAGGATAATGACATATAATGAAATAGGATTTAGTTCTAATGCAGGCAGTACCTTTACTGCACTTAGTAATCAAATAAAGTATATATATGGTTCTAGTAATTCAGCGGGAATATTAGACCAATTTTTCCTTAGAGTTTATAGTGGGGCAACTGAAACACAAAGATGGGACCATACTGAATTTGCTAGAGCTGCAGTATATTTATCATCTAATAGAGAGTTAATTGCTCAAACAGATCCATTTAGTGGACCATCTGGAGGAAATATTGAATGGGTTTCTGGTCAATTCGGTCCATCTTCTATATCTGCTAATGAGACATATATTGTTGCAATTTGGGGTGATGATAGTATTAAAACCCTTGGTATAGAGACTGTAGCTGGAAAATATTATTGGTGGGATTCAGGTAGGAATTTTTATGCTAGTAGTAGTGGAGATTTTTCTCTATATTTACCTACCTTAGATCCAGACTTTACTCAGATTGGTTCAGAAAAATTAATACAAATGTATGCTTCATATTTAGAAAACCCTACAGCTACAATAACAAATGTTAGTGGGTGTGTTGCATCTGGAGTATCAATTGTCACTTTATCAGCAAAATGTACAGGAGGTCCAGGTAATGTAAAATTCTATTATGAAACAGGAAGCACTGGAGGAGGCACTGACCCAAGTGAATGGCGTTATAGTAGTCAATATGAAGAAATTGTAACTAGTGGAGAATATCTTACTCAACAATTAACTGATTTAAATCCAAATACCTCATATTGTTATAGGGTGTATATATCTTCTAATAACTTAGGTGGAGGTGAAGATTGGTTTGATTCTACTATTACCTTCGGTACTTCCGCTGGATATACATACAAAGAAGGAAACTCTCTTAGAATCCATTACTCCTGCAATCAATATCCCGCTAATTATATAGATTGCTGGGCTACAAGATGGGATGAGGATAATTATAATGTTATAGTAGAAACTTTTCTATCTTCAGGAGCTAGAAATACATTATTTAAAAATGTAACTCCTGGAGCAGTCCGTGAATTATATAAAATATTAGGCAAACCCACCTTTATAGATTCGACATATTCTTCTGGAAATACATTAATTTTAGAACCAATTTCAGGTTATGGATTATCATCTCTCAGAGAAAAACGTATAATAGCTGTAAAAAATATAAGCGACGATTTTATTAATTGGGAAAAGTTCCATATAAAGATTGAAGGAACTAGGTTGGATACATAATGTCAACTGACTTAATTGGACGATCTGGTAGTTCTGGTGATTCTTTTAATTATACAGATACTATAATATATCATTATGATACTGCTAAATATACAGGTACATTAGATAAAATGTACGTTAGAGGAGATTCAGATTGGGATCCAGGAGAAAAAGTTAGGGGAGCAGTATATGTGTCTAGTACAAGAGAAATTGTAGCTCAGACAAGTGAAATTGATGGAGCTGGTACTGATGATACATGGAATACTGCCAACTTTGGGCCATCATCTATTACTGCTGGTACAACATATATTATAGCCATTTGGAGTGATGAAAACGGTAAATTTATTTACTGGACTACTGGTGGTGGTAAGGTCTGGTACGATAATAGTAAAGATTACTCTGATAACGATAGTGGAGATTTTGCTTCCAAATACCCAACTTTGGATAGTCAAACTAATTATGATATTTATAACTATGGACATTTCTTCTATGCTCAATATAACTACTTTCTTCATTCAAAAGATATTGCAATATATTATTCTAGTTTATCCTTGGGTAATTTTATTGACTGTTTCTGCACTCGATGGACTCAAGAAAATTATTCTATTGTATTAGAAACCTTCATGAATAAATCCGATTTACAAACTTTAAAAAATAATATAACACCAGGAGCTGCTGGTGAACTCTTTAAAATATTAGGAAGACCTACCTATTACGATCAAACTTGGAGTGGAGAAAACACTCTAAGAATAGTTCCAAATTCAGAACACGGTTCAAATCTTAAAAATATGCGTAAAGAATGTTTAATATATGTTAAAAGTATTACCGACTCTCCTTTCGAGGGTCCTTCAGGTTTTTTGAATGTAAAAATAGAGGGATTCGTCTCGGGATCTTCTAATTTATAATTATAGGAAATAGATAAATATGGCTACAAATTGGTTCGATACGATGGCTAGTGGTGATACTATCACCTATACCAATTGGAATACTATGTCAGGTGCAATTTGTCATAATCCGAGTGAGTCTGCTCGCTGGAAACATTTTAATACTTCTGATGATATTTACTTTGAAGATGATGGCAACCAATTTTTTAAATTTGAATATGATGCAGGAACTAAATCAATTCTTTACGGAGCAGATAGTTATAGAGAAGATATACATATTATGGCGAACTCATTATCTCCTTATAGTAGAATGATATTGGAAGGTAGTGGAAATATATACCTAGATACCTATGGAGATATTTATTTCAGATTAAAGGATAATCGTATATTCACATTCACATCTGCTGGAAGTAATAAAATTATGTATGGTGGTACTAGTGCAACAATGAATTTAATGTTAGCTGCTAATAGTAATTCTCAATTAAATGGAAATATCTTTATTGAAGGACAAGAAAATATTACTGTAACTAGCTATGCGGATATACTCTTCAAAGAACAGAATACGCAGATGTTTAAGTTTGAATGGGATGGAAGTGATAAGAGCTATATTAAAGGAGGCACTGATGCAAATCATGATGTTGTCATACAAGCAAATACTAATGCTGCCGCAAATGGATATCTTGGTGTTTATGGCCAGGGGGATATTACTTTAGCTGCATATCAGAATATTAATTTTTATGAGCAAGCAAGTCCAATGTTTGAGTTTAAGCTAGTTGGTGGAGAGTCTATAATTAATACCGATACTGCTAATACTAATCTTATTTTAGATTCTGAAGCGGACATCTTTTTTAGAGAACAGGGCACGCAGATGTTTAAATTTGCTAAATCTCTTTCTCTTTCTAAAATATATGGATCTAATGTATCTGGAAATTTACAAATAATAGCAAGTGAAAATAATACATATCCAATGATAAGACTTTATGGTTCTGGTACTAGTTATGGAATTGCAGGATTTGATATTCCAGCTAATACGGACTCCAATTTTAGAGTATGGTTAGAAGGATCTACTAAACTTGATTTTAGCCCTTACTATTCATATTTTAGAATAATGCCATCTAGTAATCAACCACCGAATGTTGGTGGTGTTATCTGGTTCTCTGGAAGCTTATCCTCATCTGATTTATACTACAAATCAGGTACAGGAGGTGAATGGAAATCTCTAACAGAAGCAGCAGAAGGTGGAGCTTCCAATTTAAGCGATTTATCTATAGATATAGATAAAGATTGGGATGGACATGGTATCACTAATATCCCTTATATATCTTCTGATAGTGATTTGATATTAGGTTCTAATAATGACATCTATTTCACTGACAAAGGCACACAGTCATTTAAGTTTGTTTATGGTACTAATCAATCTTATCTTTATGGAGGTTCTACAAACGAGAATGATTTAATCATACAGGCAAATTCAGTTGATTCCTATCCAATGATTTGGATGATAGGAGATGGTGATGCAACAGTACCTGGAAATATTTATATTTCCGCATCTGGTAATTCTAAAGTAGTATTTGGAAATCAAGGTCATAATTCTGCTAGAGTTTATACAGATAATAATTATAGTGATGTTCATCTAGATGGAGCTGCAACAAATGGAGCTCGATTTAATTGGAAAGCACATGAAGATTATTCATATCCATATATTGATATGGTTGGAAGTAGTAATATAAATATAGATTCCTACGCTGATATTTACTTCAAGGAACAAGGCACGCAGATGTTTCGATTTAATTATACTGCTGGTAACTCATATATTCGAGGACCAGACCCTACTGGAGGAGACTTGTACATCTATGCAAATGATACTGATAAAAGAGCAGGTTTATTTTTATACGGTAGTGGAAATGTAGAGATGGGTTGTGCTGATGGAAGTGTCATACAGTTTCTTAATAATACAACGCAGATGTTCAAATTTAATAAACAAGGTGGTAATAATTACATAGAAGGTGGCTCTGCTGGTAATCTCAACATACAAGGAACTGATGATAAACTTTGGCCTCTAATAACTCTTTACGATAGTTCTCATATCGATATTAATGCATCTGGAAATGTTTATATTAAGAGTAAAGATACTCAAATAGCTAAGTTTTATCTTTCTGGTAGTGATAATTCTGTAATAGAGGGTAGAAGTAATTCTACTGGAGACCTTTATATTCATGCAAATAGTACAGATATGATACCTTGGTTAAGAATGTTTGGTGGTGGTTCTGTAGAGATTAACTATGGTACTGGCAATGATTTCCGTATAGATGAAAATGGAGTCCAAGCATTCAAATTTTACTCAGGTTCTAGTATTGGTTCTATATTAGAAGGTGGTGCTGGTACTGGTGAGAAATTACGTATTAATGCAAATTCTACTGATACTTGGCCTAGAATACATATGGTAGGCAATAGTTATATTAATCTTCAAGGTGTAGCTGGTAATCCTGATATCTACATGAGTGATGGATCTAATGTAATGTTTCTATTTGACCGTGTAGGAACATATTCATATATATATGGTACCAATAAATCAGCCAGTGGAATGAGAATAAAACCTAATTATGGTGTGGATAACGGACCTAAAGGAAAATGTCAATTGGAATTATTAGGTTCTGGTAATGCAGTTCTTACAATACCAAGTAGTCAACAATTTAGAATATATGATAATCACGATACATTATTTAGAATGTCCAGTAATATGGTATATATTAAACCTGGTGGATCTGAACCTTCAAAAATTGCAGGTAATCTATGGATGTCAGGTTCCACTACAAATTGCGATATATATCTCTGTAGTGCTAATTCTGGTGATTGGATATCCTTAACTGCAAGTGGAGCTGGTTCAGGTGGTGGTGGAAGTTTAGATCATATCCGTGAAGATACTGAAATCGATGGATGGGATTCTGATGAATTTACTAATTCCGGTATTATGTGGAATGGCTCAGCTTGGGTAGCTATGCCATCTGGTGGTTCAGGTGGTGGTGTATCTACATTATCTGCTTTAAGTATAGATGACCATAAGGATTGGAATAGCAAAGGAATTCATAATGCCTCATATATATCCGGAGTTAATATTCGAGGTAGTTATCTAAAAACTACTGAGAAAGTAGAACACGTAGGGGATTCAGATACCTACCTAGCATTAAAATCAGACCAAGCAAATCTAGTAGCTGGTGGAGTTAGTGGAATTGCTATACAAGCAGATGGAGATACAGTTATAGGTACAACTGAAAACATTTATTTCAAGAGCGGTTCTACTCAAATGTTCAAGTTTACTATAGATGATCCTATTTCAAAGTTCTATGGTAATACAAATGCTAGTGCTGATTTGTGGATTTATGCAAGAGATGGTGCAAATTATCCACGTATCGAAATGAATATTGGAGATGCATCTTATTTAAAAATTCAAGACGCTACAAGTTTTAAGATTTTTAATGAAGCAGCACAGATTGCTAAATTTTATCTTAATGGCGCAGATAGTTTTATCCAAGGAGGGGCTGATACTAGTGATGATTTAGAAATAAAAGCAAACTCAGATGATGATTATCCATATATAACTTTGAATGGTTCTGGTTCTATTGTTGCATCTTATGGGCCAAATGATGGTGGATTCTTTAGAATAAGAAATAAGACTGATACTCAATTTACATTCTCAGGTACTTCTACAATTGCTAAATTATATGGACCTGATGAAGCAGGAAACGATTTGAGAATATATGCGAATACTGCTACTGATTTCCCACACATACGTCTAAAAGGAGACGAGGAAATAGAATTACGGACAAAAAATGATATAAAATTTTATGAAGAAGATACTCAATCTTTTAAATTTCAATATAATGCTGGTGCAAATCAATCTGTTATTATGGGCGATTCATCTACTGGAAGTGAATTATGGTTATATGGAGATACATTAGATTCATATCCATATATTAATATTATTGGTAGTGGGTCAGTTTCTATAAATACTGGTGGATACGGAAATATCTATTTATCCGGTAATACGAAGATAAGTGGATCTATTATTAATTCTATGGCAACTAGTAGTCAAATATCAGGTATGCAGGTATTAACTAATCTATATTCATCTAAACCTACTGCTACAAATCATAAGGGTGAGATAATTAGAGTATCTGGTGGCACTGATGAGAAGACATGGATATTTATGTCAGTTAAGAATGATGCGAATAGCTGGGAATGGATACAGCTAGGTCTGTCTACTTAATAACGATTAATTATGATTACATATAGAGAAATAATTGAAGATGATATCGTTGATGTGTATTATTTGTATGAATATTATAGATCATGGCAAAGTAGTAATTCCAACCATACTAATAGACATCTTGATGATAATGAATTAGTAGATTTGTGGAAGGGAAAACGTATTTATTCTAGTGATATATCTAACGTTAGTTTATGTAACCATCCATCAGCTAATAAAGTTGGTTATGGTGCATTTAGTGGTTCTAATATGACATCTTATTTTCAGTGGGATATTAAAGATGATTTGGCTATTTGTGAATTAATATTATATGATTTTGGTAATTCTAGCGGTATCAGCGAAGCTCATTCTCTGTTAGAGTATAGCTTTAGTACATTAAAATATAATGAAGAAGTAGATAGAATACAAGGATATCTATCTTATAATATGCTAGAAACTTATGAATTCCATTGGCTTTACAATTATGCAAATGCATCGAGTTCTGTAGTAAACAATGAAATTTACTATGGACAAAATTTAAGTAACGATTTAATTAATCTAATTTGATACTATGTCATCTGATAGCACTTTTTTTAGTAATGTAATAGATTCTGATGTAAATTATTCTGGTTGCGTTTTGGAGGATGGAGGTTGTTCAACAATTCTTTCCGATGGAGAATACGTTACAGTAGGAGGACATGATTTTAATCTTGATTGTGAAATTTATCAAGTAGATGGCATAGTAGCAGAAGCTAAAGCTAAAGGAACTGTAGAAGGAAGTTCTCCATCTTTAATAATGTATATATCAATAGATAGTGGTCAGACTTTTTCAGACGGTAAAGAAACAGGAGAATTTACTGAATATCCAGATCATAGTATAGAGACAGCTGGAGCACAAGATGATGATTGGGGTGAGGATCTATCTGATTTTCCATCTGGAATAGCATTAAAAGCTGTTGCTAATACAGATATCAATGAAGGAGGTATGTATGTAGATTATGTTAAAATGTACGTATATTATACTTGTGAAGAGGAAGGCAGTTATTATAGTAAATTCATAACTCTTGTTGGCTCTCCTACATCTTGGGTGTGGAATTCAGGTCAATTCAATGTTGATAGTGGAATTAGAGCAACTTCAGATGAACCGACTAATTGGAAATGGGGAGTTATTAGTTCATCTTCGAATTATTTTTATCCAAGTGGAAACCCTACTTCATGGGCTTGGGTTTCAGGTTCATATAATATTTAATTTAATATGTTTATAAATTAAAGAAAGAAGAGGTTAAAATGGTAGAATTAACATTAACAGTTCCTGATGAAAAATTGGAAGAATTCAAAGCTGGATTCCTTAAAATATATCCAATACCAGACGATTGGGAAGGAACTGATAATCAGTGGATTAAAGATAAAATAGTTTTTACAATTAAGAGAATATATAAAAGTGGTAAAATAAGAATAGCACAAGAATCATTAAGTCCTGAAATAGATGAGGATGTAATAACTTAGATTATGGTATTATCGTAATATCATAATATATCCACATTTAGATTAATATGCCAACAAGTCACTATTCTTTTACTTATCATTTCGATGATGATGAAGGTATCACTTTTAGAGATATCCCTACGTTATTTAAATTTGAAAATGATTTAGCTATTTTTTATAATTCCTTAGATGGAGACGATTTTATAGATTGTAAGTGTTCTCGCTGGGATGTTGAGAATTACTCTGTAACAGTCTCAACTTGGTTAGATGAAACACAATTAAATACCCTAATGTCTAATGTAACCCCTGGAGCAACTGGAGAGTTATATAAGATTCTTGGTAGACCTACTTATTATGATCAGACATGGACTGGAGAGAATACTTTAAGATTATATCCTACACCAAGCTCATCTGCTATGAATGGGTCTAATCTAAAAAATATGAGAAAAAACACTCTCCTATATGTAAAAAATATAACTACAACTACTTTAGATACTATAGATTGGATCCACACAAAAATAGAAGGGTTTGTTAGTGGATCTTCAGGGTTATAATTAAGGTGACCCTATTTAAAAAAAAGCTCAAAAATTAGGAATAGTTCCTAAAAATTGACTCAAAATTAGTTACTATAACACCTTTTTTTAAAACGAATGGTATAGGTAAGGGTACTTAAAAATAGTCCAAAAAACAGCCCTTATACGAATCTGGAGTTCCACAGTCATAACGCTTTCCGGTTAGATAATAAGGACTAAAAGAATATCCTTCTCTTATCATATCCCGAATTGCGTATGTTAGTTGAATCTCATCATTTTCATCTGTCTTTTGTTTTTTAATATATTTAAATATTTTATAAGGTAGAATGTATCTACCCACTACTCCGTAATTACTCGGAGCATTCTTTTTTGGTTTTTCAATTATATCTATTATTTTATTATCTTTAATAGATACTACTCCATATTTACTCGGATCTACTACAGATTCCACTGCTATGCAGTGATTTAATTTCATCATATTTTGTAGATCCCTATTATTATCTAATAGATCATCTCCTAAAAGTACAGCAAAGTCTTCTTCTCCTATAAATCCTTCTGCTGTTAGTACTGCATGACCTAATCCCATTGGGTATTTCTGTCTTAAGTAATAGAAATTAGCCTCAAAATTCATTTCATCTATATAATCTTCTATTACTGTTTTGCCTTTTCTTGTTATAATTGCTATATCAGTAATTCCAGATTGAATTGCTTCATCAATGACATAATGAATTATAGGCTTATTTTTTATAGGTAACATTTCTTTTGGTATACATTTGGTTATAGGATAGAATCTAGTACCTAAACCAGCTGCAGGAATTACAGCTTTTTTAATCTGAGACCGCACCTTCGATTTTCTCCCAATCTTTCTTTTCTCTTACTTCAATGTTTTTTTCCCATACAGCTTTCATAACTTTAGGATCTACACCTAATTCTTCAGCTTTGTATATCATAGAATTAAGGTCCTTTGGAAAGCATAATCCACCAAATCCCCTTAAACCGTCATGACCTGGAACATCTGTATGAGAATTGCCTATTCTCCCATCCGCTAATGTCATATCTCTTACATCTTCATATCTTATATCTAACTTTCGGCATATATCAAAAATTTCGTTAAAAAACGAAACCTTAGTCGCAAAGAAACAATTAGCTGTATATTTAACTAATTCAGCTGTTCTTGCGTCTGTTAGATAAATAGGAGTATGTGTAAATCTTTTTCCATATAAATCTGCTACTCTACTGGTTAATTTAGGATCCCCTCCCAATATGACTCTAGACGAATTAATAAAATCCAATTTAGATGTACGAGCTGTTAGAAATTCTGGATTAAATATAATATTTAGATTTGGATATTTTTTTATATAACTATCTGTAGTACCTGGAACTATTGTTGATTTAATAATCAATATTTTATCTTCTCTTGGTATATATTTATTAGCGTAAGACAATGTACTATCTAAAGATTTTAAATCTATTTCTCCATTTTCTTTTTTCATTGGAGTAGGCACACATATAAATATAAAATCACTATTTACTAAAGTTTCTTTTAATGTATTTTCTGATAATTTCTTATCTTTATCATAAATTTTAAAATCACATATTTGAGCAAAACCATGATGTATTGCTCTACCAACCATTCCGAATCCTATTATACCAATTATCATATTAATTCTAATATCTCCTTAACACTTGTACACATATCATTTACTTCTAAACTTCTTTCATTTTTTAATATTTCTTTAGCTACTTCTTTCATAGATTTATATGATGATCTTAATAGATGATTAGCATATATAATAATATTAGCACCTAAAGAATTTAACTCTTCTTCTTTCATCCAATTATATGTAGTAGGAACTAAAATTAATGGAACTCTATTTTTAAATTTCTTATATTCATCACAAAATAATATTAAATCTTTGGGATTACTCTTTTTACTATGTATCATAATACCATCTGCACCAGCTTCTATGTAGTCTTTAGCTCTATTTAATGCAAGATCAACTTCTTCTCCGGTTATAAATGATTCTATTCTAGCTATTATCATAAAATCATCTGTTATTCTAGATTGTATTCCAGCTCTTATCTTTCTACAAAATGTCTCTTTATCTTCTTGTATGTGAATTTCTCCTTCTGACAGTGAATTCCTTTTAGGAAATGTTTTATCTTCTACTATAATTGCAGATACTCCTAGTCTTTCTAAGGTTTTTATCATATATACAAAATGATCTATTTGACCTCCTGTATCAATATCTACTATAATAGGTTTAGTGGTTACTTCTAATATCTCATTAATGGTTTGTATTCTTGATGTAAAATCTACTATTTCTATGTCTGGTTTTCCTTTAGAAGTAGAATCTGTCAAACTTGATATCCATATCCCGTCAAATTCTTTTCCATTATAATTAGATCTTTCTACAACTATACCAGATATACCACTATGAGCTTCTAATATTCTTATGTATGACTTTAATTCTAGAAGCTTTTTCAATTTACCTCTTCTATAATTAGGTGTAACTCCTTGATTTAATTTATCGTTTATAAGTAATGTAGATGATATACCTTTTGTATATTCAGGTTCAATTAATTCTCCATTCCATTCTTTTAAAGTTTCTATAACTTTATTTCTTATTTCTTTTTGTATTCCTTTTTTCCAATCATCTCCATGTACAACGTAATTTGGTTTATATTTCTTAAGATTATCGGTATAATCTAATGTTTTCTGTGGCACTACTTTATATACATATTTTATATTCTCTAATATCTTTTTCCTTTTTTCGTAAGACAATAAAGGTACTCTTTTATATGATGCTATAGCTTCATCAGTTAATAGTCCTATTATTATATTACCATAATTTCTAGCAATATTTATTATATTTATATGACCATCATGAATAAAATCGGCTGACATTCCTACATAAACGGTTTTCATAATAATTCCTCTAATTTCTTATAATGTTTAGCTAATTCAAATATTTTTAACAAAGATACTCCATGAGGTAATTCATATACCCCAGTTAATGAATAGGACATAGCATGTATAATATTGGTACCAGTTATATCAATAGCCTTACCAGCATATATACTTGCTTCTAACCATTTATCTTCTTTTATAAAATTAATAGCTATAAGAGCGTATTTATCAGAATCTATGGTAGAATTCTTTGAAATTAAACTTTCTATAATATGAGAAATGCAATCTATTTTAGTAGCTACTTCAATATGTTTAGGTAAATTTATAAATTCTTTTCTCAAAACAGATATAGGTTTAATACATTCTATATCATATTTCATTCCATTATCCCAATAGACTGCATGAGAAGTCTCAGATGCTCCAGAATATGTAGTAGGAATAGCTATCACTGAATTCATACTTAAAATCTTAGCTGTATCTATGACACTTCCTCCTCCTATTGCTACAACATTATGATAAAGATCTTTCTTTTTTAAAGTTTCTTTATTTGGAGGTTCTTTCACTATTAATAATTCATCATAATTATACAGTTTAGTATATTTTTTAGTTGATTTGCTGCACACCATTAATGTGCTCATAGAATCTCTCCGATATTTCTTTATGACTTATAGGAATCCTTGGAGGTATATGATCATCTTCTATACTAATAGTCCATACATTAAATCCACACTTTGGAATATATTCACTAATAGTCTTTTGTCCTCCAGTTGATTGATACATATTATTATCTAATATATAAATAGTTAAATTATCTAATTTTAAATTCTCAGTTTGTATAAGAGAACTAAAATTCATTAATAATTCTCCATCTCCGATTATAGCTACCACTTCCTTATCAGTATTTAAAGCTAATCCAATAGCAAATGGTAATGCACATCCCATTGATCCCATCATATAAAAATGATTTGGAGCATCTTTAACTTCATATAAGGATCTAGATGTATAACCTGCAGATGATATAATTAATGAATTTTGATTTAATTCCAAAATTTTTTCTATAGATTTTTTTCTAGTTGTCATCTTGCATGATCTCAAAAACATCATCATATTCCATTAATAATAGAATAGAAGGAGTATATAAAAACATATCATAATGATGTTTTGGTTTGAATCTAATACTCAAATACATTCTTGGTAATGGAATTTTATAAGGTTTATATAAACTAGACACAATATCCACTATATGTCCTAGTCCACTATTTTGCATATAAACTTCTGGTTTTTTACCTGCAAACCAAGCTCCTGCAGCCATTGCCATCGCTTCAACTTCAGAAGTACAAGGTATTTCAGTTCCATCTAAATACTCTTTCAATTGACTGCAAGGAACTCCAAATTTATTCTTTATATCTTTCATTTAAATCGACTATAAAATTTTTTAATTCCCATTGATATGTCACATTTGATAAATCTACATCTCTATTAATTATTAATGGAATGTCATCAATGTATTCTGGTTTGAATATTTTTTCTAATGATGTTCCATGATCTGCTGTTATTATTATTGTATCATCAATCATCTTTGATAAATATTCTTTAATAATAAATATCCATCTTTTAAGACCAAATAAATATACTTCTTTTTTTAATTCTTTATCTTGTCTTATTTGATCATAAGGAATACAAGCAGGCATTCTCCCTTGTTCGTAAGGACCATGTTGTAATACTCCTATCTTACCAATTTCTGTATGAATATGAAAAAAATCATAATCTTTCTTTAATAATTCAGGTATTATACACCATTCTTCAGATGGGCATATTCTTACTTTTGGTTCTAGTGTTGTCCAGTATTTAAAATATTTTTCATTATTTGAATAAGGATTTCCTCCATGATGAGATAGTTGAATTTTTGGTTTATTAAAATAGTTAAATATTAAATCAAAATCATTTCCACTCTTATCTTTAAATGAGAGTTTATAATTCTCATTGTATTTTGGATTTACCCTAGCAAATAAATTTTTATCAAAGTTTCTAATTTTTTCTCCACTCCAAAGACACGTAAGACCGACAAGAGTAGGTTGGCCCGAATCTGGTGTATTTGTAAATAATCTAACATTATTTTTTATTTTTTTCATATTTTGATTTTCAAATATATCTTTACAGTATTTATTAGCTGTATCCCAATTTAAACCATCTATCGTAATTATTATCATTAATTAATAATCTCCTGTCTTGTATTACTATAAGGGTCTATTGTTCCTCCTTTATAGTGAAATATATAAGATTTAATAGATATTGCCTTTCCTTTATTTAATCGATCTCTCTGCAATTCTTTATCATTTCCAGAATTTGTATACTTTGGATTAAATAAAATATCCTTTTGAAATTCATATTCAATTATATCCTTATTAAAAGAAAAACAAAAGCCATTAATATATGGAGGTTCTTTTCTTTGAAATACTATATCTTTACCTATTTCTAGATACTTTTTATTAGGATGTATCTTTTGTAATCTATTCTGAATTAATTTGACATCTTTAAAATCTTTTACTCCTCTAAGATACGTAGTAATATTCTGAAAATTACCCATGAATCTACCACTTCCTATAGGATCAGATAAAGGACCTAAAAATATATATTTCTCCAAACCATTCCACATATCAGGAGGTACTCTTCCTGGGAATATTACATCATCATTAGAAAATAAACAATAATCATAATTATCTTTAAATAATTTATATGCTATATTCCATGAATCTGTAACTCCTTTACCTTTTTTCTTTTGTATTAAATCTATTTCATAATTATTAATTATATAAGAATAATCTACTGAACTTCCATCATCTATAAGGAGTATATCAGCTTCTTCTTCTTTAAGAGATTCTAATGCTCCTATAACATAATCTGTTAATCCAACTGTAGTTAATACTACTAACTTTCTTAAGGATGCCATGCTATTCTCCTGGTATATTCTTCAACTTCCTTTCTCTCTATTAAATTATAACCTATTCCTAATTTCCATGATACATAATTAAAACTCAATTGATCTCTCTTACTATAATTCTTTACTATATTCCACCACATCTCATTAAATTTCTTAACTTGTTCAGTGTTTCTTCTAATAATAAATCCTCCTTCACATAAAGGTTCAGATTCAGGATAATCTTCATTTTTAAGCATATTCATTTGTTTTATAATTAATTCTTTACTATCTATCTTATGTGGTTTATTATTTATTAAATATTCAGCTTCTTCATATATAGATTTTCTCTTAGGATGAGGTCTAATAGCTATGTCTTTATCTCCAAGCCATTCCTCAATTTTATTATAAAAATCCTTTATTATTAGAAATGTTGGATCTAAATATAATACAATCTCTTCTGATGGAAAAAATAAATGAGAATTTATTTTATAATATCTATTATTCCTAGTTCCATCGTATATTCCATCCACAGTTTTTATTTTCCATATAGATTTTTTGCTTCTTTTGAGCCCATCTGTAAAACAAATATATTCTATATTTTTATTCTTAATTAATGGTTCTGGTAATCTATCATTATTATTAAAAATTGAAGTATAAACTATCATAATATTTCTGGTTTAGGTATAGGAATTATAAATTTTCCACCATTTTTTCTGAATTTATCTTCCTTAATTAATATATTATCCTTATAATTCCAAGCCAATAATAAAACATAATCTGGATTGTCATCATGAAATTTATCTTCAGATATTATAGGGATATGCATCCCTGGACTATATTTCCCACATTTAAATGGAGTTCTATCACTAATATAATCTAGAATATCAGGACCAATATTACAATAGTTTAATAGTATATTTCCTTTAGCTGTAGCTCCATATCCAGTAATTCTATTTCCATTTTCTTTTAAATTTTTTAATGTATCAATCAATTCATCTTTTATATCATTAACTTTTTCTGAGAAATTATTATATGTATCTAAAGAATACAAACCTAATTCTTTTTCTTTATCAATTATTTTAAAAACATTATCTGAAGGAGTTCCAGTTTTTTTAATAAAAACTCTTAATGATCCTCCATGATTAGATATTTCTCTAACATCTATTATTGTCATATCATATAAATTAAAAAGATGAATTAGAGATGATAAACTAAAATATGATATATGCTCGTGATATATAGTATCAAATTCATTATTTAATATAAGATTCATCAAATGATGAACTTCTATAATAAATACTCCATCCTCTGTCAATAAATCACGAACTCCCTCTATTATAGTTTTTATATCTTCTGTATGTGCAAATACGTTTGTTGCTGTTATTATATTAGCTTTCCCATACATTTCTAATATTTTTTTTACACACTTACTACTAAAATAATCATTTATAATATTTAATCCTTCTTTTTTTCCAATATCTGTTATTTTCTTTGCAGGGTCTATTCCAATAGTATTAAAATTTAATTTTTTATAATGTTTTAATAGAGTTCCATCATTACATCCTATATCTATAACTAAACCATCTTTATGATATTTCAGAGAATCTTTTGCTAAAGTTTTTAAATGATCCACCAATGGCTTTGAAGTTCCTGTCATATACAAATAATCATCAAATAGAAGTTTTGGATCTATAATATCCTTTAATTGTACAAGAAAACACTTATCACAAACGTATACATTTAATGGATAGAACTCCTCATTATTAAATTCCTCTTTATCTATAAATTTATTAGGGAGAGGCATGTTCCCTAATTCTAAAAATTTGTGAAGATTCTTATTTTTACATATTAGACATTCATTCCTTATTTTATGTTTCATAAATATAGCCAATCCATATTATTAATAGACCATTTTACGGTTCTGTCTAAAGATTCTTCAAAATCTACTTTTGCTTTCCATCCCATTTTCCGTAGTTTATTTCCATCTAGAGAATATCTTCTATCATGGCCTGGTCTAGTTTTATGAAAATCTACAAAATCATACTTTGGATTATCTAATCCCATATATTTAGCTATTTTATCTGTCATCTCCAAATTGGTTAATTCTATATCTCCTACTATATTATAGTGATCATTATTTTTACCCTTATCTAACAGAAATAGAACTGCATCGGATGCATTTCTTGCATGGAGCCAATATCTTTTTCCTATTTCTGTAACTTTATCTCCTTCTTTTTTACAATGAATTGTCATTGGTTTCCCTTCTTTAAATGTTCTTATAGTTTTAGGTATTAATTTCTCTGGATGTTGTCTCTCCCCAAAAACATTCATTGTATAAGTATGTATAATAGGTAAACCAAATGATGTTGCATAAGCAATTCCTAATGCAGATTGTCCACATTTACTAGCAGAATACGGATTAGAAGGTCTCCATCTATCATCTTCTTTATAATCATAATCATCCGGAGCAGATCCATAAACTTCATCAGTACTGAAGTTAATAAACCGTTTTAATCCGATATCATTATCTTTTATATAATTTAATAAATTCATAGTACCAATAACATTTGTTTCTATAAATGGTCTAGCATCTATTAAACTATTATCTACATGTGTCTCTGCAGCCATATGAACAATATAATCTAATTGTCCTAAATCTTTTATAGTTGTTTTATTTAATTCTGCTCTTAAATCATGAAATATAAATTTTATTCTATCTTTATTATCTTTATAAGCTCCCATATCTGTTATTCTTTTTTGTATGCCTGCATATGTCAAACTATCCAGTATTTTTATATTCCAATTAGTGTTTTTCAATAAATGCTCTGCTAGATGATGTCCTATAAAACCACATCCTCCAGTTATTAATATTTCTCTATCCATATCTTAACTCCTTATATTTGTCAGTATTATACCACTTTTCATTAAAAAATAATTTATGTTTATTTTTATAGTAATTACTAGAAGTAAATCCATTATTTATCATATATTTTATAGTATTATCATGAATTTCTTGTGTATAATCTTTTATTCCATTATTTAAATGAAATGCAACAGCAAATTGTCCTATTTTCTCTAGAACACCTTTATCTAAATTATTTATAATATCTAATTCTTCTCCTTCTACATTTAATTTTATAACATCTATATACTTTAAATTTAATTTTATTATTTCATTCGGTATAGTTGTTGTTTCTACATTTAAATAATCATTAGTCAATCCTTTCTTTGATTTTTTTAAACTACTCTCATTCAAATTTTTACCTAAATACAAATTATTAAAACCAACTTTATTTGAAATTGCTTTATTAAAAATATTTACATTCTCCTTATTTTCAAATTTATCTACTAGTTTTTTATATAAAATTATATTAGGTTCGTATAAAAACATATTTATATTAGGATTAATTAATCTAAATATTTCTTCTGTAAATTTCCCAACATATGCACCACAGTCAAAAATTACAGAATTTTCATTTAGTATTTCTTCAGAATTTAATTTGTATGCTATTTTATGATTAGCAACTAGATGATATTTAATATTTTCTATTTTCATATTCTCTCTATATTATAAAATGGAATGTCCATAAATTTATCCCAATTAGGATCTAATTCTCCTAATGTATGTTTATGCCAATTCTCATATCTCCTAATCTGAAATTTTTTAGGTTTCCAAGAATTAGCTCTTATATGACTTACTCTAAATATCTTTCTCATAAGAACATCATCTCTAACCATATTCTTCGGTGTAGGATCATCTATTTCATATAGGTAATTTTCGCTAGCTATTCTATTATAATTACTAATACGTGATAACCTATTTCCAGCATCCATATCTATTCCAGCTAATGATCCATCATATAACTCATCATATCCATTTATCTCTAATAATTCCTCTGCCGATACAGATGCACTGCAAGTCCAAAACATATTCATAGGAATGTATTTATCGTTAGTTAAAGGTTTCTTTTGTCCAGTCCAACCATTCTTAGTTATTTGTATCTTATTAGGTCCCACTTTATCTATCGAGTTTTCTAAATTTTTATCATATGTTATACACCTTACCGTTCTTCCAGTCATATAATTACCATTTTGATATTCATCCCAAGCTTCTTGTAAAAGATTTTCATTAAAAAATGTAAGATCATCTATATGATATATCAATTCACCAGATGAATTTATGAATGCGGTATTCTTATTATTAGCTACTGTATGGTATTGTTCTCCTAAATCATGCCATACCGAATGCTTCTCTTTCACTAATCTAATTGGGACATTATAATTATCTACATATTCCTTAACTATCATCTCTGCATCTTTTGGATATCTATGAGATATAATAACTTCAAAATCTTTGAATTTTTGATTTGAAAGAGATATAAGAGAAGTCTCTAAGAAATGGTATTGTATATTCAATAATGTATTATTACACAATTCATAGAATTCATCTGTAAATGTATCTTCTTGTAAATAATCTAATCCATCTACACACTTTTGTATATATGGGAATACATTCCTATTTACTCTATTTGTTGCTAATAATACTGATATCTTAGTCATGACTATCACCTATCAATTTACAATAAAATAAATCTAACTCTTCTTTCATTCCAATTCCATCTGCTAATCCATTCCCATGTACTATAACACTTTCTTCTGGGATATCGTCTTTTGACCATTTTCCTTCTTTTCCTCTTACTTCTGATATGACTTTATCAGAAAATGTTTTTAATTTTAATCTGTATTTAGCAGTGGCTACTGATAATGCAGTTTGATCATACACTTTTCTATTTGGTTTCATACAATAATCTAGAGTATTTCTATCATTATTAAAAATATCTAACCAATATTTTCCTATCTTCTTATGAGATCTATTTTTAAATATATAAGTTCCTCCATTCCATAAATGTATTTCATCACTTAGTTTAAATTTATATACTCTTCTCATAATTTCTATAAGATTATTCTTGGATTGCCAAGAAGTTTTTGTTAAATCTGTAGCATTTGCACCAAAGTCATAATCTCCTTCTAATAATATAATAGGATCTTTGTATATAAAAGTATCACAATCTAATGCTATTACTATATCAGAATCAACATTTATAACATTTAATTTTTCTCCAAAATATCTTTTATTATTAGGATCTGACTTTGGATGGACAGAATATGGAATTCCAATGTAATCATCCAAATTGGTAACTTTAGATATTTTCTTTATCTTATCTATTAATTCAGTATTCTCATTATTATATGGTGGGTGTAGATATACTAATACATCTTCTTTATTAATATATTTTCTAGCAGATAATATAGAATAAAATAAATACTTTAACATTTTTCCTTCACTTGCATTGCAAGAATAAAATATTTTGTAATCATCCATTATAATTCTCTTAATTTATTTTTTGTATATTCTTCACCACAGTTAAATAGCATATCTATTATAGATAAATTTGGTATAAAATCTCCTTTTATTTGTTTATAGATTGGATGATCAAATTTCTGGTATATTAAATTTATATTATTTTCCAAAAATAATGTTTCATCTATATAATTTTTACCCCCTATTCCACTAAAATAGGTTGTTCCTTCTTTCTTTTTTATCATCTCTATTAATCTATCCACTTTGGTCTTTTTTAAATTCATTTTTGAGCTAAATACTATTTTATTATTATCTAAGTCAAGAATATCCATTAATTTAAATATTAAATCCATATTTATATCTATGAGATATTTATATTCTTTATGATAAATATCATAAAATGCATCTATGATCTCTGGAAAATATGAAGATTTTTCATATGATATGTTTATAAATTTCCAATGTTCTTTTTGCCATTCTATATTATTATTGATTCTCATTTCATTAATTTTATTAAAACTACTTCCTATCAATGGTACTGATAACCACTTTTGTTTTGAATTAATTTTTATTCTATTTCTTCTATGAAAATCTTTTCTAGAATATTGGGCATCATCATATATAATAAAAATATCACTAATAAGGATTTTATGAAAAAACCCAATATAAGGTAGATAATTAGGTTGATGTATTGCTATAGTTGTCATATAAATATTTCACTATTTCAAATGCTTCTGCATTGTTTACATTTACTTGTCTTCCTCTAAAACTTGACAAATTTATAATTGCTTTGTAATCCATTGCATTTTTATGCATTTGTGTTTTATGCATTTTTAAGGCCTTTTCTTTTATTTCTATAAATTCACTAATATCTATAAAAAATACTGGATTATAATTATTATCTACTGAAGAGGTTTCATATTCTAATATTCTATTAGCTTTTCTAAATGCAGCTTTACAAGAGAGATTTGTTTTTCTATGATCTTGATGACTATCTTTTGAACTCGGAATAAATATAATACTTGGTTTATACCTATTGTATTGTTGTTCTAAGAAACTTATAGTTTCAATATTATATGGAATACATGTATCTCTGAAATTTCCAAATATTATCTTATCTGCTCCTAAAATATCACAAGATAATTTACTCTCTTCTTCTCTTATTATAGGATCTCCACCCATCTCTCCTTTAGTTAGGTATATACATACAGTATAATATTCTTTGCTGAAATAAGATAATGATCCTCCACAACTTATCTCTATATCATCTGGATGAGGTCCTATAAATAAAATAGTTTCTTTCATTCTTTCAATTTAAGTATAGATATACCTGGAGATGGAGTTACAAATCCTTTAAGGTGAATGAAATAAACTTCTTCATAATAATTATTATGAAGTAAGAATTGTCTCAAATATGTTTTATGAGAATCATGTAATATTACCCATTTTATTTTTTTATCGTAACAGACTTTAATATCTCTTTTAACTGGATCTTCTGAATGATCTCCATCATGGAATATTACATCTGGTTTATATTTATCAATAAGATCAGACAGAACATCTTTTGAGTCTCCATATTCCTTTATAACATCTGAAGGTAAAAATCTTCCTGCTTGATTATGAGTTCTCACCCAATCGCTAGGAGGAGGTAAATCTAATGTTATATATTTTAGATCTGGAAAAGCCATTTTTAATATACAACCACTTCCTCCAAAAGCTGTACCTATCTCTAACAATGTTTTTGGTTTTATTAATTTTAACCATTGAACTATTACCAAAATATCGTGAGGAAAAATTTGTATTACAGGTTTTCCACCTAATTCCTTTCCTTTAGTCCATAAATCTTTCATTAAAAATAAATTGTCATAAATATATTTATCTATATCATTTTTTATTAGTTCATTATTTTTCATTAATTTTTCTCCAGGTTTTACTCGGTAGTTTATTCCCCCAAGCTTCTTTACTTTTATAGTCATATATTTCTTTTACATAAGGTTTATCATTAATATTTCCATATATATATAATCCAACTTTATTATGAAATTTTTTTTCACCAAATCTATTTCTTTTATGAAATAACCATTTATTTATAGCTCTCTCTATAGATGTTTGTTTATTTACAGGTATGGTATAAATTAATTTCTTACATACACATTTAAACCATGAAACTCTTTCTATATGAGGAGATCCTGAATAGCCACAAGTTTTTAATAGAGGAATTTCGTATCTATCTTCTTTTTCTAACCATCCATCAATAGTTTTTTTAGTGCTATCTCTCCTATTTATAGTAGGTTTATTTATTCTCTTATTAAATTTTATATAATTTATCTCTTCATGATAATCCATAGCATTTATAATAGATTCTAAATCTATATCCCGTAAAAGAACAAAATCATGCTCCCAAAGAATTACATAAGGAGTTGTTATAGTATCAACTATATCTGAATATATATAAGAACGCTTTTTATTTTTTATAGAGAATGTTGTAATCTCTATATTCTTATTATATTTATCCTTTAATTTTAATAGATTATTATAATATTCTCTATACTTTTTATTATTTTCAGGCATATCATAATTTATAATATGTCTACAATCAGTTAATGGTAATCTACTATATAGACTATCAAATGTTTTATCTATCAATTCTGTACTTGGAGCATTTGTCCAATAGTGTGTAAATGTAACAATAGTTATTTTATCTTTCATAAAAAATCCTTATGGAATGATTTATTTTTTCTAATTGCATCTTCTAATACACAATTTAATGTATTATATTTACAATTAGATATACATTTAGATATATCTAAATCTTTAATAATATCTAACATTTTTTTACTATTCCAAACATCTAATATACTTTCTTTGTTTAAATCTGCTATTGGATATAATTCTTCATTCTTCAAATGACAGCATACATATAATTTTCCATCAGCAGATATTGATGTAGTAAAGTGAGCTCCATGACAATATTTATAATTTCTATTATATCTCCTAGTCTTAAATGTATTATATAAGTTTATATTAGATATCATTTTAGTTTTATCTAAATAATCTATTTCTATTTTATTTCCGTGATATTGTTTTACCTGTAAATAATCAAAACCTGGTATTTGTAATATCTCAACTGCTTTATGAATATCTTCTTCTTCCCTATCTTTATCCCATAGAGAAACTAGATAACTTGCTCCTATTGTCACAGGGATATTATTCTCTATTTTAAAGTCACAAAGATCATAAATAAATTTTATTACTCTATCGAATTTATCTGATTCTAATCCATGAGTTTCTTTGTAATGTTCTGGTGTTCCAGCATCTAATGAAATTCTTATCCATTTAAGATTTTCTAATAGTCTTTTTTTATCTAATCCATCTACATACTGTCCACTAGTCACTAAACCTATACTAAATCCTAGATTATTTCCTAACTCTATGATATCCACTATTCTTGGATGTAATAAAGGTTCCCCACCTCCAGTTATTTGAATTCCTCTAACTCCTAATTTCTTTAGATCATATAGTAAATTAACTATAAATTTATAACTAAGTGTTTCACTATTTTTAAATCTTGTAACGCATTTCGGACATTTATTATTACATTTATTAGTAAGGTCTATGGTTAAAGTTATAGGAGAGGATGTTTTTTTATTATCCATATATTCTTTTAACTTGTCTCCGTGCAATAAAATTTTATTATTATTAAATGCATCATTTTCTATTTTATCATCTCCAATAATTTATTTACACAATTTTCAGGAGAGTATATATTCCTAATTTCTTCTTTACCTTCTAAATTTCCTCTGAATTTATAAAATGTATATCCTTGATTTATTTTTTCTAAATCTTTTATATATCCATTTATATATATATCTGACCAATCTTTTACAAGATTCACATGTTTAAGTTCTGGGATTCCAGCTATTGGACTAGATATCACATGCAATTCCATTAATAGTGCTTCCTTCAATGTATTTGGTATACCTTCTTTATCTCCATCTTCTGTTTCAATAGAAGGATTAAGGAAGAGCCATGAGTCTTCCATAAGATCTCTTAGCTCTTCACCTTCTAACCATCCCACGAAGTTTACCTTCGGGAGGCGACACACCAGTCGTGTCCGTAGAGGACCATCACCAAATATATATAAATCTGATCTATTAGGTAATTTATCTAACCCTTTCTTTGGTATCAACCTACCACCTGCTATAATTTTAGTGCCAACTGGTTTTGTTCTTTTAAATAAATCTATTCTAGCAGGCATAGGCACATATACCTTAGGTTTGGGAATATTCCATTCCTTATACTTTTCTAAGTGATATTGACTTTGATAAGTCACAAACTTGCAATTCTTATGTGAAGCTGCTTTTTTAAGCTTAGCTCCATTATCAGGAAAGCAATCGTTAGCTGATGGTAATATACAATAAGGAACTCCTAATCTCATATAATGAAGAGCAACTTGTGAAAAATGAAATAAAGCGAAATCCATCCATTCTTTATCTTCTTTAGTTGGTTGATCTCCTCGTAACCAGAATTGTCTAACTTCATGGCCTTGATTTATTAATTCGTCATGAATTAAATCAAACCAATGTTCCACTCCATTATGAGGTCCTCTTGCATTAAACTGGCCTATATTCATTAATCACAAATCCTCTTTATAGATCTTTCTGCCTCTTGTCCTATTTTAAAGAATTTTTCTTTTCCAATTAAATGTTTTTGGTTGCATTCTATTATTTTAAATTGCACAAATTCACCGTTATATATACCAATAATCTCTGCCGTGAATTCTAATAAATTTTTAGGTCTTTTGAATTTAAATTTGTCACCAATTTTCCATGTCATATTCTCTCTCCCTATAAAGTTGTTTAGAAAGGTACTTTTTACACGTTAAGTATATAGATTTTGCTTATAAAAATTATTATAAGCAAAAGTGTACTATAGTTTATCTAATGTTATATATTTCAATTTGTACTATATGTAGTACATTATCTATTTTCCAAGATTTTGTACAATATTTTTCTCTGATTTTTTAATAATTTTAAATATTCTGATTCAGAAATTTTATTTCTATGTATTGAATAATGACAAGTTGGACATAAAACAACTAAATTTTCTATTTTATCCTCTCCACCTTTACTTCTTGGAATTAGATGATGCACATCTACAAGTCTATTTTCTCCACATAGTATGCAACTATCTCCATATACACTTATAGCATACTGTCTAGTTGCTTCTATAATTTCTTTATTTATAATTTCTGGTTTTTCATATGGTATAAATATTTTAATAATCTCCTCTGGTCTCAATATAGAAAATAATGCGGTATTACATTTTTTGCATTTATAATATTTCTTTGTATCTCCATTAGGATATATTAATGAATCTGTACAAGTCATTTCATTTTCGCAATTAGGACATGTCATCTTCTCTTTCATATAGATCTTTTATATTATTTAACAGTTTTTTATATTTCATTTTCCAATTTAAATTATTTAGAGATTCCCAAGTTTTGAATTTATAACTACAGCTTTTACATTCCTTATATCTTATTACAAGATAATCTTTTTTAGATTTCCGGGTTGTATTAGTAATAACATCTTTAGAATTACAATTAGGACATTTCATATTTATTTTTCTCTGAAGTCTAAATTAGTTAATTTCCACCATTCTTTTGGGATATGTTGTTTATTTTTTTGAATAATTGTCTTAATTTGTGGATTATACTTAGCAACATGAAATAGCCATTGAGGTCTATGATAATCAAGTATTATTGTATCGCCTGGTAATTTACAATTTTCTATCAAATCAATTGATGGAAATGATCCTTTTCTAAAATGTCCAATTGGATTGAATTTATAATTTGCTGGATATATCTTCCACTTCCAATTTTCGTCAAGAACTAATCCAGTAAATGCCTGTTCGTTAGGATGAACATTCAAATTTAGCCAAGGTTCTACTTTCTTTGTTAAATCTATCCATCTTTCATTAATTTTATTTAATGTTCGATTTCTCACACATATCATACCAGTTCCAAATAATGGTAATCCCATTTCTTTATTCTCTCTAAATTCTATTTTGAATGCAGGTGGTTTAATATCCATAGCCCTATACATCATTCTCCAAAGTCTATTTGATGTGGATTCATCAAATATTACTCTATTCTCTGTTTCTAGAACACAATCTAAATTATCTTCTAGAATATTTTCCAATGCAGATAAATGTTTAAGTATTAGCATATCGGCTTCCATCTTAATAATCCAATCGGCATCAGATTTAATATCAAAGCAATTAAACATGTATCTACATCTGGAATTTAGATGTTGTGTTTTATACCCAGTATTAAAGTAAATCTTTGAGTTTATATTCTCTTTGATATACTTTCTAATATGGTCTTCTTTACCTCTATTAGTTACTATATGAACTTTTGTATCTTCTGGAATATTGTCTTTAAGTGTGTCAAAGAACATATAAAGTTGTGGATTAAGATAATTAGCTTTATCAAATGCAATTGTTAAATCAAACTTACTCATTTTTATTTCAACTCCAAATATTTTATTCATATGGAATAAATGTTTTAAATGGTTCTTCTATAATTTTATAAGAATGGTTATTAAATATACTATCTATTTCTGATGAATTATGATTTTTTAAATATTTTTCATGGTCATGCATAACCCATATCGGTCTATATCTATTTATAATCTCTTCTATATCTTTTAATATATAATACTCTGATCCCTCTATATTTAAATATATAAAATGTATGTCCTTAACACGACATCTCTTTATAATATTTAGGAATGTATCACATCTAGTTTTTTCGTAAGGAATGTTAACTACCTTTGAAGACTCTTTTACTATAGAATTAGCAGATGATCCATCTAGGGATTGGTATATATATTCAAATCCTCTTTTATTACTAATTGCTATATTTAAAGGTATTACATTTTTTGATTTAAAATATTCAATATTTTTTATAAGTATATTAAAATTGTTTGGATCCGCTTCTATAGATATAACTTTTCCTTTATTACCAACTTTTCTAGAGAGGTAAACTGTATTAGATCCAAAGTATGAACCACAATCCATAACTGTATCTCCTTCTGATATATTTAATGTATCAAAATATTTTAATCTTTTTTCTAAACTACCAAATCTAAAATATTTTATAATATCATCATATAATATATTTAATTCCATTTCTTACTCCACTCTATTTGTTTCTTAAGACCTTCTTCTAAACTTACTGGTTCATTCAATTCAATTAGAAAACTTAACAAAGAAGGATCTGTCTCTGTTTTGTATACATCATGAGGATCTTTAGGTTCATATTTCATTCTAACTACCTTCCCAGTTAATTTACTGGTTGTGTAAATGATATCATATAAGGAATGAGTAATTCCATATCCGAGATTTAAAGTTTTTATATTATTTAATTTCTCTGGATTAACAAGTAAGCATTCAATCATATAACACAAATCGTCTATATATGTAAAATCTCTTCTTTGGAATCCATCTCCATAAATAGTAATAGGAACTTCTCTTAATATATTGTCTATAAAATTTCTTATGGCCAATCCCTTACGTTGATTAGGTCCATATACTGTAAAGAATCTCAGAGAAGTTATAGGACAATCCAAAATAGATTCTGAATACGAACTTCCAATTTCTTCCATAGCCACTTTAGAAGCTGCATATAAAGACTTTGGATGTAGTTTATCTATCTCATGAGAAGGTTCTTTACTATCTCCATAAACTGATGAAGATGATGCTAATAGAATCAACTTAGGTTTCCAGTCTTTGCATTTGTCTAATAGATTTTTTGTACCTAGAATATTATCCTTTACGTATTGTTCAAAGTTATCTTGCGATTCTCTAACACCAGCTTTAGCTGCTAAATGAATTACTGCATATACATCTTTTATATTCGGTAATGGATCATTTATATCTTGTTGATAGAATTTATAACAAGCTGAATCTTTCCAAGGTTCTTTATCTATCCCTATTATTTCATAATCAGTACCTAGGTATCTAGCAAGATTAAATCCTATAAATCCTGATACTCCAGTTATTACAATTTTTTTAAGACCTGCCATAATCATCTTCCAATCTTACTACATCCCATAATTCGGGTGTAGAACACTCTAACAAAATACAATCTTTGGTTGCTATAAATCTGTGAATAGTTCTATTAGGAATAACAAAACTATCTCCAACCTTTAATTCATGGGTTATCCCTATAGGATCTAAGGAACTTGGTTCTTTAATAAATAATTCCAAATCCCCTTTTAGAACATATATAGTTTCATGTTTATATATATGATACTGTTCACTTAATTTTTTACCTTTTTTTATCTTTATCAATTTTACTACATAACTAGGGTTTGCTTCTAAGATCTCTTCAGATCCCCATGGTTTTTTAATATGTCTCTCCATCATTAACCTTCTTTTCTAATATTATATCTATTATACAATTATTATAAGTTATCTTTGCAGTATCCTTATTTACCTTACATGGAAGATGTTGTATCTTTCTTTGCCAAGCTCCATCGTCCATCACATTAAATATTATATGCATCTCTTCTACTTCTACTGATATATCTTCTTCAGGAATTCTAATCTCTGCAGTTATATATATATGATCATCATCCTCAAGAACATCTATCATTCTATTTATTTGTCTGGATTGTCTAGAATACCCTCCAGTATAACTATCTTCGATGATTCTTTCCACATTTCTAAATATATCGTCAAAATCATCAATATCGAACATATTTATAATTCCTCTAATATATTTAAAGCAGTTTCAATTGCAGCTAAGGTTTTTTTACTATATGTCTTTTGATCCCAATTCTCTTTAATTAAATTCTGGGCTTTTAATAGATGTCTTTTGATATCTTCCTTATTTTGATCTATAATATCATTCATCTTATCAACTAAAGTTTTCCTATTATCTTTCTCATCCTTTATAGTTTTTAAAACTTTATCTTCAATTTTTCCTTTGTCTGTATTATCATCTGATATCTTAACCATTTATATCCTCCTAATTTATATCGTTTACTATTTTCTTAATTTTTAAGACAGCAGTTCTATAATCCCAACCATCTGATAAAAATTCTTTTGTTTTAAATTCATATTTACATTTTTTATTATTACATCTCCTATATCTTGTCACAAAATTTCTTTTCATAATTGTATTAATTACTGAAGATTTTGAATGACACTTTGGGCAATATATTGAATCACCCCACTTTATATTTATTTACAAGTTCTGTAGCTATATTAGTAAGTTTATCTAAATCATCTTCTTCATAATCAGAAGATACTTCTACATTAACATTTAAAGTATTTAAACAAATTTTTCTATTTTTCTCCATATTTATTATTTTATCTTTTCCATCTTCATCGTCATCTTCTTCGTCTTCTTCTTTATCAGGTTCATCTGCTAATTCTTTTTTCATGCGCTCTCAATCATCTCCTCTAACATTTCACTATCATATTCAGATAATATAATCTCTTCTCCATTTGATTTAATGACAATCACTGGAGCTGTTTTAATTCCTAAACTTCTATAAAATTCTCTAGCTTTTCTATTTTCCTTTTTCTTTAAATTAATTTCATTGTATTCAATAAAATATTTTGATATAATATTCTTAGCTTCTTGACAATATTTACAATTTGGTGTTGTATATATAGTTATTTCTTCTATCATAGATAACAATCACCTTCATCGCAAGTATTTCTAAGAACTTGTCCGGTATCTCCAAGGCATCCATCCCTAAAGATGGTAATTCCTTTACAGCCCATCTTCCAAGCATTCATATAGATATTCTGAACATCTTGAATAGTAGCATTATGAGGTAAATTAATTGTTTTACTTACTCCATTATCTATATAAGATTGCCATCTAGATTGAACTTTCAAATGCCATTCAGGTGATATATCATGAGCAGTTCTTAGATATTTAGAATCTCTCGATTCTTTAACTTTACCATGTGTAAGATGTCTGGTGTACGATTTACTGAACCAAGGTTCTATACCAGATGAACAGTTAGCAATAATAGATAAACTTCCTGTTGGTGCTATGGATAATGTAGCCACTGACATAGGAGCATATTGTTTGGATTCTTGCATAATAGGTCCTATAGTATCTATCATCTTAAGAGTATCATCTGAATCGTATAGTATACCCATCTTCATAAGCATATCTGCAAATCCCATAACTCCAAGACCTAATCTCATATATCTTGATTGAGCTGTATAACACTCATCTATAGGAAATTCACAGATCTTAGTCATAGCCATTAAGAATTTAGTTCCTATCCTAACCATATTAGAGAATCTATCTACATCAAATTCTCCGTCCTTTGTCACAAAATTGGCTAAATTTATACTTCCCAAACAACAAGATTCATATGGAAGTAAAGGAACTTCACCACAAGGATTCGTACTTCTTATATCATATTTAGGATAATGTGGATTGTCTTTATTAATTCTATCATAGAATAATAATCCCGGATCTCCTGTTAACCAAGCTGAATAGCATATAATATTAAACAAATCTCTACAATTAAATTTGCCTTTAATAACTCTTTTATCTAATCGACTTCTAAGGAATACCTTATTATCTTCTTCAACACCTTTCATAAAATCATCTGTAGCCATTACAGATAGATTAAAATTATTCATTGATCCTTTAGATAATTTCTCTTTTATAAAATCTAATATCTCAGGATGATCTACATCCAAAACTCCCATAGAAGCTCCACGTCTAAAACCTCCCTGTTTGACCGCTTCTGTTATAGAATTATAGATCTTCATAAAGGACATGACACCAGAGGATGTTCCTCCATGTGATAATGTAGCTCCTCTTTCCCGTAAGTCACTGAAGTTATATCCAACTCCTCCACCAGATTTAAAAACCATAGCAGAGTCTTTAAGAGTTCTAAATATACTCTCCATAGAATCATCAACAGGTAATACAAAACACGCTTTTACCATATTTGAATAGCCTGCATTTCTTAAACATGGACTATTAGGTAAAAAGTCCAGGTCTTCCATTATTTTAGTGAATTGCTCTGCATCCTCATCTCCGTTCATCTGTTGAGCTAATGCCTTTCCAACTCTAGGAAATATATCTTTTGGTTTTTCTCCGTGACTACAATATTTAGTCTTCATTAATTCAATCGCAGCGTCACTTAAATTCATTTTATTCCTCATTTTTATATAAACATTTATAACCTTATAGCTAATAATTGCTGTTCTAATTCTTCCTTTGTCATTTTTGTTGGATCTAATCCAAGTTTCTCCAATTCATATAACTCTCCAAGAGTTAATGATATTGATTCTCCATCTTTAGTTATTATAGTCTCTTCTCTACTGAATATATCTGTAGGTTTTTCTGGTTTAGGAACTTGATTTATTTTATCCCAATTGATTTTAAATACATCTTCCCATGTAGCTGGCTTATTCTTATATGGTTTATCATAATAAAAGTGATAACTAGATCCATCTCCACAATGACTAGATGTTGTAGTTGACCATGTATAATTCATTTTATATCCTTCTTGTACTTATCATAAATATCCTTAAATATCACTGGATATTTTTCATAACATATTTTTAACATTTCTAAAGCCATTCCTCTTATTTCCCATTGAGCTGCTTTATCACATCTCAATTCAAAGAAATGGAGTAATTCTCTACAATTCATAGTTACTGATATATGAGTAAAGAATGCAGGTGGTAAAACATATCTTGCATCTTCTATAGGTAAACCATCTGCTATCATATCTCGGTATAGTAGATATGCATTATCCATGAATTCTTTATATTCTATAGTATTAATTGAAATTGGAGTTACATATCCACGAAACTCTGGCTTAGCATGTCTATTACTCATCTGTAAATAGGATGCTATCCTATGTCTTACCAATTGATGTGTTAAACACCTACTCACTTCTGATATATGAAAAGTAAAGGAGATGTGTTCTAGAATTCCTAGATGTCCCACTCTTATTAATCTCTTAACAAATTTATCATCTTTAGTTTCATCTAATTCAAATCCATTCTCATAACTATTCAATCTTGTTGCTCTTGCCATTCTGGCTATTTTATTCATTCCATTTTCAGTATAATCAAGCAAAGTAATCTTCATCTTCGATTTCCTCTTTAATTACTAATGTATATTTCAATTGTTCCTTTAATTCATTAAAATCTAAGATTCCAGATATTCCATCTCCTTTAACTGTCTTTGAAAAATATGGCTCAGCCATTATTGCAGTATCTATATGGCCATATCTTTTACCCTTACTCACAGTTAGGTGATCCCATCTATATCTTATATAATATGGATAACCTTCTGTATCTCTTCCTTCCCATTGACTGGGACATGCATAACAAGTTCTTTTTAATTTCTCAATAACTGGCTTCCGATTCCCAGAACTCATTTTTACAATCTCCACATCTCATTTTTCTAATTTCTCTATTTAATTCATAAGAAATTCTATATACATCCAGCACTTTAATATTCTTTGATTTACATGCAGGACATTTGGGATACCAAGATTCCCATTGATCTTCATCATCTTTTGGATACCAAGCGTCTGCCATTTTTAATCCATGTATCCTAATTCTTTTAATCTCTTCTTGATCTTCTCTTCATCATTATCAGTTAGGAAGAATATTCCATCCTTTTCTGCATTATATCTAGAAACAGTTTCTCTTATTAAATGTATTATGAATGCCCTTATATTCTTAAAATTATTCTCCTTAGCCATACTTTCTAATCGGTCATACAACGGTACAGGGATTGATATATTCTTATATCCTACCATATTATTCCTCTTTCAATAATTTTTCAAATCTAACATATTCAGAAGATAAAGGTTCTATCTCTTCAAATCCTAATTCTTTATATAATTTAATGAGTCCAGTTCTTTTATAATAAACTGCACTATATGCCTTATCACATCCTAGAATTCTACATAATTTTAATCTTTCAATCAAAAGATCTTTGCATATTCCCATCCCTTTAAATTCCTGTCTTCTAATCATTCCTACTAATTTTCCTATTTTTAATCCATCCTTATCTTCTATTTCTATAGAAGCATAAGCTATAGGAAATCTATCTTTAATATGAGTTGCTCTTAAAGTTAATGTATAATTAGTCGATTCTATCTTATATATCTCCTCCATATTTTCTCCTATTCATATCAAAATGGAATTCAATCATCTCCATCTGCAACAATTTTATCATCACCGAGATATAAATTACATCCTTCCCTCATTATAGATTTAATAGTTCTTTCACATTGATATCTATATAGGCATGATAGACAATGGCGTAATCCCGCATATTTCATCGAAGCCATTTAATCATCTCTTCTCCAAATAAGATTTCCTTCAGAATCTTTTATAGATACTATATAAGATCTTTGCTCTTTTCCAGATACTGGACTTTTCCAATCCCAACATATTAAATAGTAATTCTCTGGATTACCCATATAAAATCCTTGGTCTGTTGATTCGAATAATAAAGTGCCTTCAAAGTTTTTGGGTATATCTAAATCTATATAATCTACATATATATATTTATTAACATATTCATTAATAAGTTTAATCGGATATTTTGATTCTTCTTTATCAATAATTTCTTTTTTGTTTCTTTTAAATAATTTAGTCAGGCATTTCAACAGTGGAATCTCCCCACTCTTTTAGAACTTGTTTGCCTAACATACCAAGCTTTTTGCGTTTATATTTCTGTATCTCTGGGTCATTCTTTTCATATTTATTATACAACTCAACACAAAGATCCTTAATCTTTAATTGACTCATATCTTCTGGAAACTCTACATCTGGTCTGTTAACCCATAGAGGTATATTCTCTAATCCAGGAATTGTCTGCATTCCATGGAAATGTCCTGTTACCTTCTGTCCCATATATTCTTCACCAAGAGCTTCATTATGATCAGAGAAGCATACTATTAGTTCTTTACCACCACAGACTTCATTAAGTCCTTTAAGTGTCTCAGCTGCATAGTACACTCCCTTCATATATAACTCACGTAAAGCTTTAGGATCATTATAAGCCAATCTTCTCATCAATCTACTACCATCTTTAATCTCGGGTGATTCTACTGCACCAAGGCTATCGTAGATAGTGAAGTTACCATGAGTAATAAATGTCCAGAAGAATATCATATCTTTCCAATATGGATTACTCATAGACCATTTCATGCCTAGATATCTCCAGATATCAACATCCCAATTGCTTACTGCATTCCATTGTATAGGAGGCATAAATTTTGTCATACCTTTTCTTGATGGAGGTAATGGTACACAAGGATGTGTATCAGGTCCAATTAATCTAGACACAGTGATATATGAATCGAAGTAATCAAATAAAGTATCATCTATCTTCTCTGGATCAATTCCAGAATAGAAAGCTGAGTCGTCTCTAGGGATTCCTAAATCCTCAGGAGACTTACCACATATAATTGAAGGAAGTATAGGACCTGTGAAACCATCAATAGATGGCATTGAGGTCCAAGATTCTTTTCCTAATATTCCTTTTAAAGGTTCTACTGCATCTAATCGAAGTGAATCCCATGCTATTATTATCATTCTTCTTTACCTTTCCATATTCTCTTAAACCAAGTATCTCGTATCTTATTCTTTACATATCTATTATGATAGGGGTATCTATCAGATACATCTCTAGAATTAAATATTAACTCCAAGGCCACAACTACTCCAGTACTTCTACTGATACCTGCATCGCAGTTAACAAAGAAGTCACTTTCTATATTCTCTATAACAAAGTCAAGAATCTCTTCAGCCTGCTCATCAGTTAGAACATTAGATGCTCCTTCTATATCTAGCATCCTACCTTCTACATCATCAAACTTTAGACGTAGAATATCTTTCCATTTATTATCTACATCTGGGTGTCTGGATTCTTGAGAAGTTATAGATATAAGTACGCTATTAGCTCGTGGTTCTAGTTCTGATACTCTATTTCTATCGAATGCTCCTATAATATTCAATCAGTTTCAACTCCGAATAGTTTGTTGATAACTTTTATCATTTCAATTTCATCATAATATCTTATATACCCAAGACTGTCCATATATTCTTTCATATCTTCAATAAATTTCTCTCGGAGGATTTCGATGTCATCTTTGGAATAAAATCCTGATTTACCAACACTAGGAAACGGTCTGATACACTTCCCTTTCAAACTCCAATCATTACTCATTCCTGGTCCTCCTCTAGATTAAAGAAATGTTTTATCCATCTCATAACTTCATCCATATGGTAATAGTTATCAGGTTTATATGGTGCTAAATTTTCTTCTTTCTTATCATCATAAAGGACATCGTCTATTTTTTCTATCCATTCTCTTGCAGCTTCTTGTAGAACATCTTCTGTATATCCACCAAAGGTAAGATCATCGTCATTTTCTTTTATTAAATCTTTTAATGTTTTCACTTTCATTTCCTCATCAATTAAATCATACTCTCTATTAATTATAGTCTCATAGATATGATGTATCTGTTCAGCAGACAAATGTATGTAATGATATTCTGAATCGCTAAATGGTTCTGTATGCTTTTGAGTTATCTGATACATCACACCTCGTTTGTCTCCACCATAAAATCTATGTAAAGTGTATTCATCGGATTCGATTAGTTTTGTCCCCATTCTTCATACCTCATAATCTGTAAGTCTAGGGTCTGGTTTAACTCTAGATTCTATTTCTACATCATCTAAATATTTATTAATAATTGATTGCACACCAAAGTAAATGTCACTATTCTTTTGCCATCCCATATTTAGATTCTTATGTAGGAAGTTTTGTATTTCATAAGACATCTTTTCATGAATTTGTTTCTTATTCATTTTTTTCATTCTCATAATAAAAACCACATTAATCCCATAATAGTTAAATAGAATAAAAAAGCCATTACTAATTTAATAGCAACTTCTCTTTCTATTCTAGCTCGTTCTCTCCAGGTTAGATTTTCGTCCATCCATTGAGTTCTATTATGGTGTTCTTCTTTAATGTTCTGTATTATATTATTCTTTGGTATTGGTTGTCTCATTTATGGTATATATCCTAAAAAATAAAATAAACATGTCATCCCTAATATAGTTAAAAAATAAATACTATATCGAATTGCTCGGTAAATAGATGGACTATGCTTTGTTATATACTCCATTTCATAATAACTGTAGAATACATTCATCAATCCAACTGTTAGAAATGAGAATCTAAAGTACGGATCTATTGTTAGTAATCCTGCTAATATAAATATAATTCCTGAATACAAACCACCGGCTAAAAAGAATAATTTACTATTAGTTATGTGATCTCCACCAGTCATCATAGTCCATGGTTTAACTATAATATTAGCTTTTGAAGATCCTTGTCTGATCGCTTCGAGTCCATGACACAATTCATGCCACAAGAAGCTACTAAAGAATGAGAATATAAATATTAATGTTAATCTTGCTATATCAATTATATCTATCATTTTTCATATAAATTTATAACATTTCTTACATACATTATTTAAACCTTATACTCCTACGGAATTTCCACAAATTATTGGTAAATAATAATGTAACATAACTCTCTTAGTGGTAGTTCCATGTCCATCTGAAGCATCTATTCTTACTTGTAACCATCTAACAGCAGCATTTGTTGGATACAAATTTGCTTGATATGTTCCATTATATCCTAAGAAATTTCCTATACCTACCCACTCATCTGAGTTGGCATCCTTTTTCCAGAATTGAATATTCATTTCATCTCCATCTGGATCTTGTATATATGCTGCTACTCTATTATACCGATAGTGAAAATAATACCACGGTGGTGGTGTAGATTCTATATTGTCAGTAGTCAATGTATCATACTGTTTTATTGGATATATAAGATTTATAACTGGTAATCTATTTGTATCTTGCTCTTCTTCATTTTGTGAGTTAAATTCTATACAACCTGTCAATGCTACCATTCCTACTAAAAGAACTATTAGCATTGCTAATATCCATTGGTGTTTCATATTTCCTCCTTCTTTAAACATTTTAACATCAATCCATATCTACATTTTCTAATGATCTTCTATTTCCTATATTATTTAGAGAGACATGGATATTGAGTAAATCTATAAAAATATAACCGCATTTATTACAATATTTAACTTGTTCATTAATATTACATTTATTCTTACAATTAGGACAAATCATAGCATTCCTATATGAAGCTGATGTGTATCGGTAATAATTAAATCTTCTTCTAATAATTTAGCATCAGGATCACCGAACATAACAAAGTGGTCTCTATTATGAATAAGATGATCATATCCAGTTTGGTCTATCCACCAATTATACATATCAATTCCTCTCTGATATGCTTGACCTACTGTACATCCTTCTACTAAAGCAATCCATGGTTCTAATAGACATTCTTTCCATCTTCCGCCATATCCTACATAACAAAGATCATCATATCCCATATATGCTCTTGCACCATATTCACTAACCATAGCTGGTCCAAGACCTTGTCCAGTATGACAAGAAATAAAGTATACAATTTTATCTTCTAGTAGAGGCATATATTGTGGTCCTCCACCCCATAAAGCCCAAATTGCATATGAATTGTGGCCAGTTATAGAATTTGTGCTACCATGTCCATGTTCAAATAATCCTTTAGGATGATACACTTCAAAATCTGGAAACACATGATATAACCCTCTTGCTTCTTCACAATAAAACTTATGTAATTCCCATGGGTCTAACATAGGGACAAGATAAGGTTCCATCCAATTATGGACATATAGATTAGCAGTATCGTGGCAAGGACTTATTATAGCCATTCTAGATTGATTCGCTGCCATGCTCTTCAACCATATATCTTATTGTATTATGTTCCTGTATCATATATCTATAGCCATCATCAGTTCTATCTATAACGTTGCTTAGAATATCTTCTGGAGTTATTTTCCCATTTGTTGTATACCTTTCAATAATTCTTCCATCTGATATTTTTAATTTAATTCGTTCAGTTAATAGATCCCAATCTGGATCTATAGTATTTATTACTTCTATAGGAATATTGTTTTCAATTAAATCTTTAGGAGAGAGAAAATCCTCTCCAATCCTAACAACTGGATAATTCTCTTCTCCTAATTCAAAAAATACTTCGTACATGTTTTTAAGGTTTCCTATATCCAACAACTATGGTTACGTCCATTGGCTCATTAATAGGTGGCATTTGAGCTATCCTATGAACTTGCTGACCTGATGGTATATTTTCTTCCCAATCTGTTCCTTCAAATATAATTTCATCAGAATCATTCTTCACGTGACCAAAGATAAGATCAGTTACCGCTCCTTCATTCTTACAATCATATTCTATGTTATAAGGATCTCCTTGTTCTACTTCTTCTGGAGCCACAACATTATAAATCTTTGCATGTCCATGTTGAACTAAACCAATATGTAAAGGATATGTATCTGTAATGACATCTGCCATTTTATACCTCCAATATAAATATACTACACTTATAAAAAAAACTACAAGACATAAATACCAAAACATATTAACCCTCTATATTTAAAAACCATTTGGATCAATTTTATGATATTGAATATCATTGCACCCACATACAGGACAATATAAACTAAATTCTGATATATCTTCATCAAATGTAATCTTATATGACAAATTACAATTTGAACAAGTGCACTCTATGAATTTCATTTTTTCTCCTTTAATTTTTCTTTGGTATCTATCTTCCATTGTTTTTCACTACATGTAGGAGATAAATCTACTAAAGACATCATAAAACTAGGTCTATCTTTTTTATTAATTTTCTTTAAATATTTATCTCCGATTTCTTTGAATCTCTCATTTGAAAGATAATGATATTTAAATCCCTGTATATCAGTTCCTCCGTACTTCTCTTTGTACTGTTCCCAAGTTATCGAAGGTACGGATTCTTTATACATTTCATCTAAGCATTTTTCGTATAATTCCAATAGTCTCTTTTTAGATGTCATCTATTCCTTTGTTAATGTATCGCCACATTTTGGACAGGTCCTTTGATTGCAAGGCCTTAACCTACTATGAGGTGTTTTATATCCACAAGAAGGACATATACAATATCCTCCAGGACCAGAGCCAGGTTTATCTCCAGTTGGGAATCTATTTCTTCCTGGTCTTTGATAATTTCTCATACTTCTTCCTCTTCCAAATCCTCTCATTATTATTCCTTCCCTAATTTCCATAATCTTGATATCCAATAATGGAAATTATAATAAAGAAATGTATTTATAACATTCCACAATAGAGATGAACTTATTGCCCATTCCCATTTCCACATACCAGTTGTTATTCCTAAAAGTATATACCAAAATATAGATTGTATTAATATTATATGAACTCTATATAATAATCCTTGTATAAACAATCTATCTATTCTTATTTTTCTTAATTTAATCATGCTCTGTAAATTTCTTATCGAATTCTTTATCTATACTACGCAACCAATTTATTAACATAGCAGCATGTTCTTTCTCTTCATCTAGATTATGAGAGAGTATTGCTTTTAATTCTTTATCTTTTGTTTGTCTAACTCTTTGGAAATAAACTTTTACTGCTATCAATTCTTCAACTAAAGAATCTATCGCGAATTCTAATTCTTTTAAACTCGTCATTATATTCCTCTATTTTGATAAAACATCATCAACAACTTTCAGCCATTGAGGTTCAATAACATTCCAACTACAATTCTTCTTTACCCATTTTTCTGCATTCTTTCCATGCTCTTTCACAAGATCTCTATTATAATAGTATTTATTAAATATTTCTGCTAAGTGATTAATATCTACTAAAGCTCTTCGTACTGCTGCTACGTCCATTTTTTGCCAATGTAAATCTATAGGACGTACCAATTCTCCTCTTGGAGAAGGTTTACCTTTGATAATAAGTTCTCTACTTGTAGTGTAATCTGTTCCTATACTAGGTAATCCGCAAGCAAATCCTTCAATATGTGTTAATCCGAATCCTTCACCAGCTGTTGCATTACAATTAATATCCCACATATTATAGGTTTTAGCAACTTCTTCTGTTGGGATACCAACTGGTTTTGGTTGTATCATTTTATTGGATATTCCATAAAGATTAGCAAAATAACTTATAGGCCATCCAAATTGATCTTTCCAATCCATTTGCATATGTAGGAGTACATCATTCTTATCTTGAGCAAATTTAGAGAAAGCTATCATTGTTCTCACTGGTTGTTTTCTAGGTTGATTTCTATTAAAATTACCTACTATAAATTTATCTTTTAAAGGTTCAGGCTTCTCTTCATTTGTAAAAGTAGTTGTATTTACCCCATGCCAGATTCTAGGTACATCCATTTTGAAAAAATTCTTAAATATATCTTTACCATAATCAGACATAGCCACAACTTGATCTGCCATTTTATATATATACTCCCAATTCTGCATAGGAGGATCTCCATCTTGAGGAGCATATTGAACCCATTTAACTTCTCTAGGAAATCTCTCTTGGAACTTTATAATTTCTCCTTTAAGTTTTTCCATCAATGCAGTTTCAGATACAAATTTTTTAGAAGGTAAATCAATAACTGGCATATTAATACTGTTTGGACACATAGTTTGTGGTACATGAGATACCATTTGAATATCATTCACTGTAACTAAAGCATCTGGTTCTAATTCATCTAACAATCTAGGTAAAGATCTTGTACCAAAATCCCATCTTTCTTTTGATCTGGGATAATTTGGATGCTGTATAACCTGTCTTTGTTCATCTTCAATTCCTATTTTAACTTTACTTTTACCTCTGGATTGTAAACCAAGAACATGAACATCGTATTTTTTAGCTAAGCACCAAGATACTCCTGCTAAATCTGTAGCAAATCCTGTTGGACCTTCTAAAGAATCTCCCACTAATAATACTCTTTCTTGTGTCATTATTCACCTACTATTTCTTCGAAATATTCTAGATACTTAGAAGCTAGTGTGTCCCATGAATATGGTTCTGGATCTGGAACTTCAGTTAAATTTCCTTTTCTAAGTAATTTAAAGACATCTTCTACAAATTCTTTTTCTCCTGGTCTACCAATTTCTACACCTTTTATAGTAGAAACTTCATAATAATGAGGAGCATCTTTCACTATAACTTTCCTTCTAGCTCCTAACATATCCATTGCTATACCAGAAGTTCCTCCAGCTGATGTACTATTATTCCAAGAGAATAAAAGATCACAACATTGCATCTTTTCATTTAGAATCTCTTCTGGAACAAATTCAGTATCTAATTTAAACTGATCTTCTTTTATATTATATTTCTTTACAATTTTTTGTATAGTTTCTTTATTTGAAAAATCTCCTCCTTTCCAAAAGGATGTAATGAAATAAACAAATTCATCGTCTTTTAAATCCTTAAATAATTCTTCTGCAATTCTAGGTAATTTCTTACCAGTACCACAAATAAACCCAGCAGTTCCTATTACTTTTTTATCTTTGGGTATTCCATATTTTTTTCTCATTTTATCTTTACCTTTTTCTGGGAATACTAACGCTGGATGTTTTATGATTGTATAATCCCAAGGCTCTCCTACTATTTGATTCTTGGAATGAAAAACAAGTCCATCCATCATTGGATAAAATTGTGGTAAATATCCAGTATGATGAACTGTTACTACTATAGGTTCGGTATATTTCTGTAATATACCATTTAATAGATTTGGAGGACACATACCTGGTTCGTATTGTATATTTATAATATCGAACTTCTTACCTCGTTTAATTTTAGAGACAAAAGGAAATGCCTCTACTCCTTTAATTTTATTCATTGCGTCTATGAATCTAGATGAATAAGTCCATATACCGCATCTTTCTCCTACTGATCCGCATTGTACAGCTATTTTCATATATCTACTCTAATAATTTATTATAACAATTAATACATACTGGATAACCCGCTAATTTTATATTTTTCTTTTCTCTTTTACTTGTTATGTTTTTAGCCTTAATTAAACTTCCTCTAGGGAAATTTCTTGAAGAACTCCATATATAGAATATTGTATTGTTTCCGCAAATGTAACAACGCTTAGCCATTATAATCTATCCTTATTTCTGATTGTTTCTAAATATAACTTTAATTGATGGAAATCCTAATTTTTCCATTTCTTTTATAGCAAGAACTATTCTACCTTCATAGGAATCTGCCACTGGAATTTTCCTTCGTACTTTATGAGAATCATCTCTCCAGACCATAGTTGGCATTCTTGATGAAGGAATAAATATTTTTGGTTGATATTCTTCACTACAAACTTTAGCGAATGCTTCTCGTTCTCTTTCATAAACCAAGCAAATATAAGGAACACCTGGTTCTAATTCTTCGATCTGTTCTGATCTATCTGGAAATATAATCTTTCCATTTGGTAATTTAGACACTAGTTTTCTTGATCCATCATCTTGGATTTTCCATCCAAATGTTACACTCATTATATCACTGAACAGATTATCCTGTTTATTTACTATTTCTCCTTCAAATTCTGTAGCAGCTTTTCCTATAACTCCCTTTCTTTGTTTGGCTTCATCAATCGTCATAATCTTTGACGATCCAATATATTCGCTTTCCATTTTGGTATCTACCATTTCATATCACCTATATTATACCTGCAAATAATGCAGATTTTACATCATCTGTCATAACACATTTCTCCAATTCCTTAGGAGATACATCAAATATATTATTTATTTTACCCCATAAGTTTGATCTTAAATATGTTTCATAATCTATTACATATTTATCTGGTAAACCTTTTTCTATATCATATGCCATAAATATCTTCTTTCTTCTAATAACTCTAACTCCTTCTGTTTCATCAGTATATATAGGAATTATCATAAACTTCTCACCAACATTGACAGAATATCCATATTCACGATTAGCTCTCTTTAAAGCTTTAATATGGTATGGAATTCCTCCCATATCTCCATCCTTTTTTAATTTTCCATATTCACTAATTGATTTGTTTAAGGGTTTTATTACTCCGAGTTCTGTTGAATTTTCATTTATCAAATCTTTAATTCTATTCTTTAATTCACTTAAAATACTATCTTTAGATCTTTTCTTGAATAGCATCTTTATTAAATCTATTTCTATTCTACCAAGAGGTTCTGCTGTTTCTGACCTCATAAAATTCATGCCAGTTACATCCCATTCTTCATCATCATCAATACCCACATCTTCTGGGACCATGACATTTCTGGCAGGTGAATGTATATAAGTCACTTTATAATATTTTTTATAGTCTAATTTTGGAGTAATTAGATATCCTTTACAATGCTCTTCTATGATATTATTTAGATAATTCATTATCTTTTCTTTCTCAGATTTAGGTGCATTTATATAAGCTGAATCTGTATGAGCATATATCCAAGGTCTTCCAATTACATCGCAAGCTTCTTTGATTGTATCTATCAAATCTCTTACAACTGCTGTAATAGAATCTGCCACTTCATAATCTTTCATTCTGCTATTAGACCATCCAAATATACCATGACTAAATGCTGCTGCTTGTGTCTTCAAAGCAAAATCAATAGATTTAAGTTTCTTCCATTCTTCAGTTTTAGGATCCAACTTATTCATTTCACTCTTAATTTTTCCTCTATCTATCATGATCTCTTTAAGGGTATCTATAAATACACTATGCTTATCATTAAATCTAATTCCATTAGGAGTCTCATGAACTCCATTTGGATCCTTAGTTTCTGGTGATATATTCTTAGCAATTACAGCAGATGGGTATGCATGTTCAAGATCAGTGGCTATTACTTCCCTATAGACACCAGGTCTAGCATCAGGTTCTGCTGCTTTATATTTAGCTTCCTTTGATTTATCTTTACTATAATCTCTTGAAGGTAATACTATACCAGCTCTGTGATATGCTCTTAATAGAGCTATATCATTTACAACTGCTGTTATAGTAGTATCATCTAATATACATTGAAGACTCCATGATAGAATCAAATGTCCTTCTAAACCTCCAAGTACATTATCTATGATCTCAGGTATGATACTATCTCTCACGTTATACTCTAATAACTCTTGCTCATCTAAATCTCTTATCTGTTTGGATCCAATATGGATTTTATCTAATCCACAAATATTCTTACCAACATTATCCAATGACCAGTTTCCTTTTATTTCCTTTGCATACATCTTTTTCGATATAATTAATAAATCTATCTTTGCTATTTCATTGGCTATTATATATTTATCTGTTCCAAATCTATCTAGTTGTTTTTGTAATTCTTCCATATCGAAATTGATGTTCCATCCAGTTACTACGTCGTATTCTAATAATCTGTTATATAATTCCAGGGATAATTCTTTTGATGACAAACCATCAAACTTTGATCTATAAACAATATCTCCTTCCATGTCATTAATAGACCATGCTATAATATCTTCACTAACTGGATAGTCTGTTTCAATATCTATGATAGCTATTCTAGGTTGTATCTTTTCTTTAGGTTTGAAATAATCATACACATCACAGAGGAATCTCCTCACGAAGAGAATGTCTGCTTCATATGGTAATGGATAATGAGATTTCCTACGCCTTTCTCTATAGAATTTTATTCTTGATGGATGAGTTTCGAAGATCATTTGTTTACATTTATTACCAAGGTAATCCTTATAATCTCCATCATCCGCTTTAATATAACAATAAGGTTTGAAATTCTGTATCTTCAATTTAACTTTACCTGAATTCTTACCTCTCCCCAACAGATATATCTTAGGACTCTTCCATCCTTTTTCATGGATATAATATCCAGTATATATCTGAATGGTATGGTCTTTTATATCTTTAATTATACTTTCGTCTAATTCCTCTCCATATACAAAATGATCATCACTTATGTATATAAGAGAGTCTTTATCAAAATTATAATCTAATAACTCGCTAATAGGCTCCAACTTCATATCAGTTATACCTCTTTATAGCTAAATAACATTAACCGTACATTCCTCTATTTCCGTCTTTCTTTTCTTCTTCTTTCTTTTTGTGTAGCTGTTTAGCTACAGTCATAATTAAATTTTGTAATTCTTCTTTATCTGGAAGATCTTCTGGATCTCCGCCTTTAGTAACAGTTTTAAATAATCTTACTTGACTCATCATATGTCTCATCTTATTAGCTAATAAATAAGCTATAAGAGTAACTCCTCCGATACAAACCAGTATATTAAAATAATTCATTGTCTATTTCATCCGTATTAAATATAGCTGATGCTAAATTATTTCTACAGTCTTCGCATAGATCTTCTTCGTAATCTTCTAACGGTTCTCCGCATTCTCTACAAGTTCTTTCTTCTTCACTCATAATATACCAACCTCCTCTAAAACGTTATCTCCATTTCTATATTTACAAGGTTCTTTACAATATCCACGTTCTTCCATGGATTTGCAGCTTAATGGTCTATAATTACCATCACTTATATATCTAATCTTATTTCTTGTTTTCTCTTCATCAAAGTCTATCCAATCGAATGACTTTATTTCTTCCAGAATTTCCTCTTCAGTCCATCCTTTATCTAATCTTAAAGCCACATAAGATAGTCTTATTAACTCTCTAGGTTCTGGATCTTCTCTTATAAGTTTTTCTATACAAGGATACTTGTGATATCCTCCTTTGTCATAATCTAAACTAGAAGATTTATAAGTTGGACCTGCTAATATCATATCTAAATCTAATAGATTACCTTTGTTCCAACGTATTTCTTTACACATATCTCCACCTATATTAAAGGTGTAAGGTATTCTCATCAGTCTATTATCCTGACCGAAGATTGCTGGATCCATAGTTTTGAGACCTAATTCTTTTTTAAAGAACACTTGAATCTTTTTAATTAGATATTTATTATAATTCTTAGGTACTACTGAAAGGAATACATGAAATCCTTTTCTACCTGAGAATGTTAAGTGACAGTCTAATCCTATAATAGTAAAGTGATTAAATAATTTAATAGCATCTTTCCATGATTTTTTAAGATCTTTAGAATCAAAGTCAAATGGTAGAAATAATAAATATGGAATATCTTCTTTATATGTACATACAGATAATCCTATATTATCTATACCTAGATGTTCATCCACAAAATCTATTATATCTTTTTTAGTATATACTTTAGATTGACCTCCGAATCCTCCATTCCAATAACCAATCTTTCTATGACCGAAAGGGATACTAAATAAGTCTGTCATATTCATCTATTGATATACTCCAAAATCATCAAAAGATACTTCTTCATTTAAACCCATTTCCTCTTTAATATCCCACAGATCACTTTGTATTGAGTATATTTCATCGAGTATTCTCTCTAAAGTTTCTCTATCTGTATCTACTTTACACCAGCCAAAGGGTTTAGTTTTACCAAAGAATCTCTTTATCTTTAAAACTAACAGATGATAAAAGCAAGCGTAAAACCATTTGCCTTCCTCTTCTTCTGTTGAAGGATAATAAATTTCTGCATAGGGTTTGTGTCTACAAAATTCTTTACAATCACATTTAAAGTGGCTCATAATAAATCAACCGTTATTTCATCTCTTTTCTTTTTTTCACATATATGATACTTGAAATTAAATGATTGCCATCCATTTTCAAAGTTTATATGTATATTTGATTTGTTAGCTAATTGTTTTAATTTATACATTACATATGGATTAGTCTTTTTATCCATAACTTTAAATATAATATATCCTCTTTCCGGATAATTTCTATATTTAAATTCTATTATATCTCCAATTTCAAATCTGTCGTATGGTCTCATTAATATTCAAACTCATACTTTAATTCAAAGATCTTACAGCTTTTTCCATTAGAAGCTTCTTCTTTTGCTTTATGATATAGCTTCTCCCAAGAAGAATCGTAGTAAGACTTTGAAGTTCTAAGAACAGGATCGTACACTTCGAGAGCATAACTCTCATCTTTATATGCTCTTAATGTATAGTGCTCTCTTTCATATTCTTTCATTATACCGGAACTGCTATTGCATTTATTAATTTAGCTGATTCAAATCTAGCTTTAACATATCCTATAGGTAATGGTTTATATAATGCTCTCTCTGAATAAGATGATTTTCCTACATCGTAGTTTCCAAGGAAGGATCCACAAGCACAACGCCATTGTATGTTCTGTTTCAGATCGTTGTCTTTAGTAATTCTTAATCTATCAGAAGTAACACTAACAGTTAACTTATGTGTATGACCTTCTGCTATTAAATCGACTTCATCAAATATCCTTGAATGTTTATCCAATTGTCTCACTTCGTATCCTTCTGCTACACCAGATCCTATACCATGTAATGTCATAGCTTTAGTTTCAGTTTTTCCATATTTGAATCTCCAAACTGTAGGAAGATAATCCAAATATCTAATGCTTAATCTCTTACACATTTCCTTTAGGCCATTGTGACTATGTCTCTTCGTGTACTGATATTCGTGATTTCCTTGGTGTAATCCTAGAATCTTATCCTGCTCTGCTATTGGTCTTATGATATCTTCAAACTTTTCCCACTGTTCATTTATCATATTGATATATCCGTCATTCTCTTTTATTTGATCTGCTGCTTCTTCAGGATCGTATCTAGGATCTCCAAACTTAATTGCTTCAATCCAATCTCCTAAACCAATTACCTTGGCATCCTTACATTTTCGTATCTCTTGTATAACAGCCTTAAATTTACTCAGCTTACCTCTAGGTATGTGAGTATCACCTATAAAATACAGGTCCATATTTTTTGGAACTTCTACTTCTATTATTTCCATTTTGTGTCTACATCCTTTTTTTAGTTTATTTGATATATTTTCTTTTTAAGTCTTTTAATATTTTATCATCTTCACAAATAATTAATTCTATATTCCAATTATTCTTTTCCATTTCACTGATAACACTCTCGGCTTCTTCCTGATCTCTACATTTCATACTGTCTATAGTATATTCTTCTTCTATAAGAATGCTATCAATAGCTTCTTTATTCCATATAATTGTTCTTTCTCCATTTAATTCTGTGTCTATGAATTTAAAGAATAGATCTGATTTATTTAAATCCATTCTGTCAATATCTTTTTTAGATACTACATAGAAATCTTTGACTCCATTACTAGTTATAGTAACAGAACATCTGCCTGTTTTTCTTTTAAAAGACAATTCTATATCCTTACTAAACATTTTATGCCTCTATCGATATTTTAAATATTCATATAGTTTATATAATATATTTGCTAACAGATATCCTAGTAATAAACAACCTGCATAGAATAGCCATAAATTATCTGGATGTATAACATATCCATTATTAATTAGGTACACCAATGGAAAGTATATAATAGCTGTACAAGCTAATATAAGTATTAATGATACAAAACATTCAATGGCAGATTTAATTATCTGACGCTTTTGATTCTTCAAATTTCTCCAACCAGATGTACCCTTTGGTATTGCATCCTTTGCAAACAATCTTTTTTCCTGTTTCTTGGTTTTGGACATATCCTCGTCCTCCACAGTTTGGACATTTAATTTTTACGTAGTTATCACTACTCTCGAAATATTCATCAGTCTTTAAATCTATCTTACCATTTAGATTATTAATTTTAAGTGCTAATGAATCTCTCTCTTGAATCAGTTTCTCTATTTCTTCTTTTAATGTCTCTGATTTCTTGGTCACTAATTTAACAACTCCTTAATATTTTTAACAGTTTTCTTTCCTAACTTATCAATTTTTAACATATCATCATCTTCAGCACTAGCTATTTGAATTATAGATCCATACTTCTTTAATAATTTTTTAGCCATAGGAATTCCTACACCTTCTGCTGCAGTTAATGCATTCTCTTTTCTCATTTGTATACTCTTTGCTTTTCTCATTACAGGTGCAGGTCTTTCTTTTTTACCATCTTCATTTAGTTTCTTATCCAAAGAAACCATATAATCTATAAAAGAATCATCAGTATCAAAGTAAACAATCTTAAGTTTAGGATACTTACATGTAAGAGTTGAGAGCACTCCTATGTATTGCTTATGAATATATTTACTTTTTGTGTAATAAAAATCTCTCCAGATGTTCTCTGATATAATTGCTAGTATAGGATTATCATATTCATATAGGTTATTTAGCTGTTCAAATAATCTATTAGACATCACTGATGCCATTAGATCTCGTCCTTTCTTTCTTTCAATAGCGTAGCCGTCTGAGAATATATAATCTCCAACTCCTAAAAATTCTTCTTTAGCATTACATTTACATTTTAATTTTTTAATTAATTCATCAGGTTCTCTTGAATCGCAGAGTATTATTTAGCATCACCTATCTTTACTAATCCCAAATGACCTAACATTCCACGTCCTATAGAATATGTTATTCCTTTAACATCTATAACTATAGGACCATATGGTTCACATTCTTTAACTGTGAATTCCTGTCCTTTAATAATTCCCATTGAACAGAATCTTGAATAACACTTGTGACCACAAGGCATCGATTCTATTTTATATACTTCCCCTTTTTTCATTAATATCTTTTTCCATGTAGTCTAGCTCTCTTTCTATTTGTGTCCATTTTCTTATCTATTTCGTATTCAATATCTATATTCAAATGTCCACAAAGATCTAATAGTCTTATGAATGTATCTGCAATTTCTTCTCGGAAATTATCGTAATCGTCATTACGATCAGCTTCACAAGCTTCACCTAATTCAGATACTATTAACATTAGCTTAATCGGTGTAGATTTGCTTGATTCCCAAAAACCTTTCTCTACTGCAATTTTATGACAAATATCACGTAATTCATTCAGGTCCATACTATACCATTCGTTTTATTTTTACATGTTACTGTAACTAATTTTCGACTAAAATTTAAGCACAGTAACTAAATTTTTGACTATTTTTTTAACTGGGTGGTCTTAATAAGTTCAATAATTTTATTCAATAATGACACAGATTGATCGTAAGATTCTAATGTAATTTCAATAGTACGTACTACTTTACCACACTTATTACATTTTCTAGACCTTACAATCTTAAATGGTTCTGATCTGCTTTCAGAAATATTTCTTTGATAGAATAATCCTCCACATTCACACTTAAGATAATCAATTACTCTAATTTAATCACGTCCTTATTAGTGTGCCTGTTCTTATACTCTTCTCTTAGATTTTCTATATCTTTAATACCAAATTCTTTTAGACCTTCTTTTTCTACAATTTCTAAATGATCTCTGTATTTTAAATCATCTGTATACATTCGGTATTTTTCTATCTTATCATCCCATTCGTAAGTTACACAAATACCAATATCACCAACTTTGAATACATCTGCTCGTTTAAGTATTCTATCTTCAGAAGGTGGTCCTTTAGGTCTGGTTTTTAATTGTTCTGATTTAACTGATGGATGTCTTGGATTCTTATCTCTAAAACATCCGTGCATTTTAGCTTCATGTCTTTTTAATACTTCTATATCATCATGTGCATAATTACAATAAAGGCACCTATGTTTACCTTCTAATTTCTTTTTAGCACTTTCGATATGTTTTCTTGTTACACGTGTTCTCATACATATCCCTTTGTAATGGATTCTGCATTCTTCTTTTTCTTATTATATAATCTCACTGTATATCCCGATATTCTATTTATTAATCTCTTGTTACCATTCATTACGGAACGTATGAATTCTCTATTCATTTCAAAAGATCCTCCAAGTTTATCTGGAAATCGTTCCATAATCTCTAGTGCTGCTCTTTTAATACATGTTTGTCTTACTCTACTTATAACAACCAACTCCGTCATTTGATAAGAATGTTCCACACTTCGGACATTCATTTATATAATGAATTAGACTGCTGCTTAATTTTATATGATAGCCACAATTAGGACATACTATAACCATAATTATTACTCATAAATCTCTTTATAAATTTTTACATTACAATCAGAACAACACCAACCTATGCGAATCATATCCACATAACTTCCTTCGCCAAGTTCTTTTCCACATTCAGGACATTTCATTTTTTATTTATCACCCATTTTTTGTCATTTCTTGCTATCTTCTTTGCTATCTCTTTAATTCTATTAATATCAATCATATCTTTTCCTTTGAATACAATATATCTGAATTATCTGAGGATAAAGATAATCTATGAATCAGTCTATTTCCTGTAGAATACCACAAGATTATCTGAAAATCTTCGTCATTCCACATAGTTATATTAACAGTGTAGTCTTTATCACCGAATCTTTTTTTAAATTCTCTTTCGAGTATTTTTACTTTATCTCTAAACACACTATACATATCTTTATTCATCCGTATATCCGTAATCTTTCTTGAGCCTTACTACTTGCCATTCTCCAGTAACTTGTTCTGTTGGATGTCGGAATAATCTAACTCGTCTTGCTTCAATACCCCAATTGGAATCATTCTTAATCTTATTAGTAGCTGTCCAGAATTCCAGGACATATTTGGTATTATACATAATAGCATCTCCACCAGAAGGAGTTCCGAAGTCTTCACCGAAAGGCATAGCAGGATTTCTTGTAGTATGATGATTAATTATAATTGCTAGATTATGCATCATAGCTTTGTGTGTTAGCATACCGAATAGTCTCTCCTGTATCTGAGATCTAGCAGGTAGATTAGGTGTATTAGAACCTATGGCATCTTTGATTGGTTTTGATAATGAATCAATGATAATCATAGAATATTCTCCAAGCTTCTTATCATCATATGTAGGATGACAAACTTCAAAGTGAGGAGTGTATTTACCTCCTTTTGACTGATCGAGTGTAACCATTTCACCGAACATTCTAAACAATTTCTGTAGAGATTTTAATTGAACATCACCAAGAGTACTAATAATTTCTATTTTATTATTAATCTCTTCTGGTTTTAAATCAAATCTCTCACCAAATTTATACATTAATCTTCTAATATCAGTAACTCTAATTCCTTCTGTATCTATATACAGAACTTTTCTATCATTATCTTTAATGTTAGCAAGAGCTATCTGATAACAAAACATCGACTTACCAGCCATTGGTTTACCATATACTCCAGATACAATAGAGTATGGAACACCTCCAGCTAGAAGATCATCTATTGTTTTACAACCTGTTTCTAATCTATCTAAAATTTTCTTCTTTACCATTTTATTCAAATCCACTTCACCAAGTAAAAACATTATGTGTTTGCAAGGACTCTTATTGAAAAGATTGTAGGCGCATGAACACCAACTACGGTTAAATTCACGACAGATGGAGACGTTATATTGCCTACTATTGTTCTCAACAATTCCTCTTGCAATTCCGTTTGGATCATAATATAAACTCTTTAATATCATATTTCATTTTGCTTCTTCTTAAGCTGTTCATGAAAATCTACCAAGGTCTTTTGTATATTCTTCCAGATATTCTTTGAAGGATGATACAAAGTAAATGTAACATTAAAAGGAGCAGAGAATGTTCCCAAATAAACTGGTCTTTCAAATGCCCTATACTCACACTCTAATTGATATTTATATCTATCTGGTATACTATTAGGTTTCATCACAGAGAATGGATATTTAGTTTCAACAACAAAGTCTGGAAACACATAATCAGGTTTAACAACCAGATCTATTTCCTCTGTAATTTTCATGACCTTTTTCTCTTGAGGACTACAATCAACTCCACCTTCTTTAAATATCTTGGTGAGCATATCTTCATAGGCCATACCAGTTAGTATCATCCTAACTCCGTCTATATTAATATCTTTACTAACAAAGAAGTTATCTGGAGTAAGGTATCCTTTCTTTATTGAATTGATATCAGTAGCCCAATATCTTCCTAATTCTCTTGTATATTTTGGTTTACTTTTATTTATATGTTCAGATAATATTTTCTCTAATTTCATTGTTTCACAGGTAGGTCTACTTCATCATCTGTAGATGCAGCACCGAATGCAGCTATTGCATATCCTTTAGCGATTTGGAATAATTTATTGGCTATCTTCTCAAATTCCTCTGGAGTGATTTCTTTACCTTCATTCATTCTACCATATGCATTCATCATAGATCCGAATGCTATGAAAGGAGTCTCTCTTAGGAATTTAGTATCCCAAGGTGATTTTACATTTGCCATTATAGCACCTTAACTGTGTTGTCTTTTTCTTCTATAATTTTCTCTTTAATTAGTTTATCCCAATTACTTTTAATTGCATCAGGTTTTAATCCAGTTATGAATACCAAATTTTGCATAAGTTGGTTTTTATCTACACCTTTAGCTACATCTGGATTTCCAGATTTTAAACTAACTAAACTTGATTTTATACTTTCTAAATCCTTATTTTCTTTCTTCTCTTCTTTAGGAGTAGAGGAGTCAGACTCCTCCCTTCCTAGATATTCGATTGACCAATTATACCTTCCAGTCCTTTGTATAGACCATTTGGTTCCTTTAAGATCTTGGTTGGTAATATCTTCTTCATTCATCTTTATACCAAATTCTCTAAGGAATGCTCCGTTCTTTCTTCCAAAAGTAAGTACACTAGGAGAGCCTCCTTTAGTAACCTGTGCTTCTACTTTAGCCCAAGGTTGCATAGGGTTCCCTTTATTCGGTCCGAACTTATCTATAATTGGATTTCCGTTTGCATCTTCTGTTGGTGGATCCCAAATCTTACCCAACACATCTTCATCGCCAGGATTCGTAATTGATATACTCGATTGAAATACTACTACAATCTCTGGCTCTCCCTCTTTAGGAGGGTAAATGAATTGCGATGGTCCACTCTTTAGGATGTCACCAAACATATCTTCGCTTATTATTTCAGCCATTATTTTTTCTCCTTTTTTTGTTTTCTTTTTTTTTTTACATATTTTACGTATTAAATCTAATCAATTTGCATAGCACACTCTACAATAATTTTTTATGTACTAAAAAAATCTAACTCCAGTAGTGCTTTGAACACCAACGATTACACTCAATATAGGTCTTATAAAAATCTGGTTCGTTGATACTATACAATTTTAATATGTAATTTATATCAAATTTTGATTCGTAATAATCTAATATATTCTTTACTATACAGGCTGCTATTAATTCTTTATCTCCCTCTAATTCTATTCGCCTGCTAATATTTAAAGCATTCTCTTTATATAAAGTATTTTGTGTGTAACCTAATTTATTAATCATACAAACAGCTAGAGAAGATAACTCATCTAAATCTTCATGCCAATAGGATTCTGAATAATCTGATTTACTGTATATTCCTATTTCTTCCCTGCTCTTTATTTTATATGCATCTTCTAATATAAGAATATCCCTTCTATAACCTCTTATCATTTCTGGATCTTCTGTATGTTTTAGGTAATTTTTTCTTAAAGTAATTAACATACTCAATTCATCTTTATTTAAATCTTTAGAAAGTTTCCACAAATCCCAATTACTATAAGAAGATTTGGATATTTCTTTTCCTCTTTTAGTTATTATTATTCTTCCATCATCTGTAGTTTTTCTCATTATTTTTGTAATCCTTTTTCTTTACACCAATCTTCCCAGGACATTTTAGAATCTTTTAAATCCTTATCTGCATATTGATAATCAAACTCATCTTCATCTTCTTCTTCAAAACTAACTGATTCTACATTATCTTCTGAATTACTATATACCATAGATTCTTCATTCTCATCATAATATACAGCTCCTTTATAATTCCCATGTTCATCTATGATAAAGCCTGTCTCTGGATCGTACCATTCTTCTTCTTTAGATGATTCATTAAACACTTGACGGTGTTTTATTTCTTGAGTTATCATTACAAATTGCTGTTGCATTACTTTATATTTTTCAGCATATTCTGGATTATTCAAATCATGTGTACTTCTAAATTCATTAATGTCTTTCTGTTTTTTCTGCTTCAAGAACCGTAGACTTGATATATCTAAATCAGATATCAATTCATCATACTCTGGTTGAGATTTATATCCATCGGTTCTAATTGTTTTAGAATGATAATACTTAGTTTTCATGTTTCTCTCCTGTCATTATACTCTATTAGGTACGAAACATTTATATAGTTTGTGGTATATGTAGTATATAAATCTTTCTATAGTTCATCAATCAAAAGCTCTTCTCTTGGAATCCATTCCGATTTCGTAGGATGCTGTATCTCTTTCATCTTTCGTTTGTAACTAGAAATAATATGTTCTAATCTAACTTCTGAACTATCATATAACCAGATAGGTATAAATCTTCTTTTGAGATATAATCTATAAAATACATCTCCAGATTTTGTTATCTTTTTAATTCTGACATCTTTTAATTTAAATATTCTAAATCTTAATGAAGGATAAATACTACATCACCTCTGCCTTCATAACAATACATACAGTCATCACATTTTAATTTAGAACCTTTACCCTTCTTACAGATCTTTGGCTCATTAATTATATAAGTATTCTCTGGAATCTTACCAGTTCCGTCATCAATAACATAAGCTCTCAAACCTTCTGGTACTTTATCTATATCTGTATCAGGCCATATTGTCCAATAGAGAATTACATTACTTGGAAGTTTAGAATAATCTAAATCATATTTCTGTGTATATATTAAGAACTTCTTTTTCTTATCCTCTATATTAAATTCTTCAAATATCTTTATCCATTTATCTAAATACTCCTGTGAATAAAAATCTCCTGATTCGTGTACTCTAAAATATTCTTTGTTACTTTTTGATATTTTATGAATCATCTTATCCACAAATTCTTTTGTCATACTTATATCGTAGTTTCTATTCCTTGATTGTTTAGGACCTTTCCAAACCTTTTCAGCTTTAAGTGCATAGCAATTCTTCTTACATAATTCTGTGGATCCTGGACATGTCTTAACTGCTGGTAAGCTGAATGTCGGTATGTCCATTCGTCTATTGCCTGGACTGATATATATTTCCATTATAACACCTCCATTAAATATTCATCTTTATTTGACTTTAAAAGTTCCCCTTCAAAAAATACCCAATCTTCATCATAAAATCTTACCTTATAATATGGAACTGGAGATTCGGATAAGAATATAATCTTACCCACTCTATCTCTATGAGTTGAAGTTATAACTCCTCCTAATTCATTTGATATTCTAACGTAATCTCCAATTTTAAATTTCATAAAATCTCTAACCTTATTTCGTCTTTAGTCGGAAAATCATAATAATCTTTGAATCTAGTTATTTTTAAATTTCCATCCCTAGTTCCGTCTATAGATTTAATTTTTAATCTAACTTCTGAAGGATCATCTCCATGTAAAGGTTCATGACTAAATATCTCTACAATTTCAACCACTTCACCTTTATTAAATTCTGCTGCCATTGAAGCACAATCTCTTAAAAATTTAATGTATTTTATTCCTTTCTTTTTAATGAGATCTACAATCGTCTTCTCTTCTTCGTTCATAGTTTCTCCATTATAATATCATCTCTATTGGCTTTAATTACTATATATCCACCATCTTCTCCTAATTCTTTGAATTCATACGCGGTAAATTCTCTATAATAATTATATGAATCTCCTGGTCTCAAAACCCATTTTACAACAAATTCCGAATCCCCAATTAGAATTACTTGGCCATATTCAGGGTACTCATCATTTACAAACTTAACATACATACCTTTCTTGAAATCTGATCTACATGTTAATATATTTAATTCTACTTTCTTTTGAACTACAGTTCTTATTTTCTTCATCCTGCTTCCTCGTATTGTTTAAGAAGTCGATATATTCTTTTAGCTTCTGATTTAGGATAGTTCTTTCCAAACCATCTCATACATTCTGCTTTATCTTTATTAATATCAAACCCCTGTTCTTTATAATCTTTAGCTAATCTATGTTGATACTTTTTATCAAACAATAATCTTCCTAAAGTTTTTTCTATTCTTACTCTTGATTTATCTATCTTTCCTTCTTCAAATTCTTCTTTTAATAACTCAACTATATCCTCATAAGTTGGCTTATCAAAATTCTCGAATGCGTTGTATACTGTAGTATAAATAGATTCATAAGGAATAGCATCACCTGACCAGTGATACTTTAGCACAGAAGGAGGTTTACATTTTATTTGAACTGCTCCTCCATTCTTAATAAAATACCATACTAATCCTTCTTTGCCTTTCATTATTTTATTTTCTTCATCTATCTCTAGTGAATTTTCTAATCGACTTTGCCATTCTAAATAATCCTTTTCTTCATTAGTTAAATCCTCTTCCCATCCAATTAATACTGGAAATCCTTCATCATCACCAAACCAACTTGACGGTATTATAGTACCGTGTTTAGTATCAATCATAAATATTAGTTTAGTATCAAGTGGAATATCATAATCAATCAGGATTTTATTTCTCTTTCCATACAATTCAAATACAAAATTATACATCTCATTGAAACAAGTACTCATAATAGTATCATACTTATCTATCATTTCATTCCACAATTGAAAGAAGTTACCATATTGGCTTGTACCAAGGAATGGTCTTAATCTTGTTTTGAAAGTAAGAAATGGAGTTCCATTAGAATCTTTATATACATAAGATATGATACAAGTTCCATCCAACTTCTCATATATTTCTATCCAATCATATTCAGGAAACTTGTAAACTTTTTCATCTTTAAAAGATTTATCAAATGGATAATGTTGTTTTGGAGCAGAGTAAATTAATTGAGGACATTCTATTCCATTAACATGAGTAATCCATAATGATCCATACAATTGACCTTGTCTTCTATTGACATATCCTTTTAGTATATTCTCTGGATTATATGGATCAACTTCTTCAAATTCAATTACTTGGTTTTTATTTTCTAAATCAAATGGACATTCCATTATATCTCATCCCATAATGCTACTGCTATAGTCCAAGAAATTAATCCTTCTGGTACACATACTACTAAACATATTATAAACCATAAAGTCATTTGCCAAAAACCCACTGGATTTAACATTAAATAAATTCCATATCCAATAAGAAAGGGTGACAAGAAACATCCTATACTAATTAACTTTGCTAACACACTCATTATAATGACTCCATAATAGCCTCTTCTTTTGATACTAATCTCATATTGTTTTTATTAAACCATCCTAAACTTCCTGATTTTAAATGCTTAACTTTACAATTTTTTACAGGACCATAATTATCTACACTTATGACAATACCTAAATCTCCTATTTCTATCTTATTTCTAATTCTATCATACCAACTTAAATCGGGTCCAAATCTTATAATAGAGCCAATCTTATATTTATATTGTCTCTTTTTTAAATTAACTTCTTTTTTACTCATAACATTTCCATCATAATTTCATCTTTCTTTAAAACTCTAAATTTCTTGGAGCCATCTTCTAATCTATCTACTCTCCAATTATATTTATCATTTTTATTAACATACATATAATCTCCTTTCATAATTATAAAGTGAATATAACACTCATCCTCAACTTTATCTAATCTTGTAAATTTAATTATAAATGGACCATCAAAATACTTTGGATAATATATACAAGTTTTTCCTATAAATTTCTTATATTTCTCTAGATATTTTTTCATAACATTTCCTATAGGTCTAACATTATTAAATCTGTTTTAAGTTGATTTTTAATATAATCCTCAAACTCTTTGTAATCATAGAACTGTTTATTATATTCAAAGTAATCAGAATTATGATGAGCATATTTAATTATCTTCACTTCAAATGGTTCTGACTTTAATCCATAACCATGAATTACAAATGACAAACCGTATTTATTGAATCCTTTTATGTAGTATCCTTTATTAAGAATATTTAAAGAATCGAATTGTTTTCTTAAGATCCTGCATATATTATTTACAATATGTCTATCCATATTATTACCTATATTGACACTGTTGTATAATAGAATATAGTATAAAATAAGAGTGCTAATCCTATTATAGCTATTGCTCTTAATATCAGCTCTTTATAATTCATTTCTATTTCTCCCAGTCATATTTAAATTTTTCATCTTTATGTTTCTCTAGAAATTCCATTAGACATTCTCGACTACAAAACCAGTAATTAAATTCCTTTTCATCAGGATGTGTTATAGCTCCACAAGTTTCACACCGATGCTCATTACCTCTCTTCTTTATGTATATTTCATAGTGATATTTATCTGCTTTCTTTGGATAAGCACTTCCACAATTTTTACATTTAACTACTTGTATATATCCTAATATCATATTATTCACCTCTATTTAAATTAAGTTTCATCATATCCTATAATTTGATGTATTATCATCAACATTAAAGAATCTGTTTTAAATCCACATTCACATTTATAAATCATTTTTTATCTCTTGTCCTAATCGTCTTTATATTTCAGAGCTAATTCTGCTCTATTCTTTATTATCTCTCCATGATCTCCACGTATAGGATTTGGATTAGCTCCACATTCTGGACAAGGTAGTGTAGGAAATCCATCCTTTGCATCTATACTCCCCATTGGAGCTACTCTACCCCAAGCCCAGTATCCATATCCGAAACACATTTTACATTTATTTTCACTCATTTTGTTTTCTCCATTTCTCTTTACCTATTAACTTAAGTATTGAATGTATTGAAATTGGTTTGTAATCCCAAACATCTAGACCAACATTTATAGCTAGTCTTGTTTCTTTAATTCCCATATTCCATACTTCAATCCATTTGGTTTTCCACAAATCATGAATATGCCCACATAAGATATAATCACATGATGCTACTATATGACTTTCTAGTGTGTCGACTTGTCTTTGTTCTGGTGGTTTATGTGATACATAGAATGTCAATCCACCAAACTTCATAATGGCGTGTGTAATATAAGACTTGACTCCATTATTCTTATCGTGGTTTCCTAATATGTGAACTATTCGCCCATTAAGAAACTGTTCCCAATAAGGAGCCTTACCTGTATAGTTGAAACTGAAATCTCCTATATGATATAGAACATCCCCTTCCTTCACAATCGAGTTATGATTCTTTATAATAGTTTGATTCATCTCTCTACATCTTTGGTATTTTATATCATCTGACTTCCATTCCAACTCTGCATCCAAATCGTCATATTTTACAAATGGTCTATTTGCATATCTAATAATATTAGCGTGGTCTAAATGATAGTCAGCACTGAAATATATTTTCATATTAACTCCATTTGTATTTTAAATCTAAAGGTACAACCCAATTAAATTTTTTATAATACTCATAATCTTTTTGTAGAAGTTTAGATTTATGTGCATCGTGAAAATCTTTTCTTCCAAACCAAGGTGGAAACTTTATATCCTCATCATCCATAATCATTGGAGGCATATTATTTACATAACCTCTAGATGTCCATTCTGATAATATTACATTGTAATAAAATTTAAGAGCAGGTAAATATCCTTTCCACATTTTAACAGCAGGATGATGTCTCCAACCTAAATTACTTTTGCCTTCTAAACATTCTATAATTTGTTTAGCCTCAACTCTCTGCTTACCTAGTCTTCTATAGTCTAAACACTTTGCTGATTTTATAAAGTCAGCATATGGTAAAAAGGTTTGCATTACATAATTCCCTTAAGTTTCATCATACATTTCATCAGCTTCACATCTGTATCCATATCTTTTTTCATTCCATCTTTCTTCACACTTTGGACAGCTTTGTCCTTCATAGTCTAATTTATATCCACACTCTGGACATTTGTAAGACTTCTTATTCTCATCTTTCTTACAAGAACTACATAACTCTCCTTCATCTAATACCCAACTTCCACATCTATAACAATGTGCCATTATATCACATCTCCAAAGCAATAATCAAAGAGCCAATCATTGTAATCTTCCATATCTTCTGGACTTAATACTTCTGGTATTCCATAATCTTTCATTTTATCTATCAAGTTGAAATCTTCAAATAATTCATCTGGATTGTTTCTATATTTCTTATAGAACTCAACAGCAGATTTGACATCTTCCTTTAGGAATATATCAACAATAGTTTGCCCTCTTGGTATAGGTTGATAATGTTTTGTATCTACAACTTTCTTCTTTCCTCTTAACGGTTCGCACATATTACATCTCCTGTACAAATATAATCACAATTTCATTTGGCACTTTCTTTTTCTTCATAACATCGCCATAATGTATTCATCTTTCATAAATTTAATATCCTTTGTAAATTCAAATTTAACAGTGTAATCTATCTTCTTATTATTCCTATCAACTTCTTCAAGAACAATCGTTAGTTTTTTAAGTTTATTTAATATCCCTTCTGCTTCATCAAAATGCGTTGGTATAGAATATTTAAAATAAGCAGGTTGGGATTTAAATTGTTTACGGTATCTTTCACAAACTGTTATGTTTTCAATTAGTATACTTGCTAAATCTCTAGACAATATATAATTAATTTCATGACTAGGTATATTGAAATCTATATAAAAATATTTAGGATTGCTACCTGTTGTATAATATCTATCACTCGAACTTAATATACCCCATATTGGATGAGAGTGTTTATATCTAATTCCATTCTTAATAACATTAACTAATACATTTCCTATCTTTTTTCTCATAGTCTATAAATCTCCAATCATTATATAAGGTCTCATTTCCTCTTCTAATTTTTCAAGTATCTCTTTATTTTTCTTATAGGAATTACCTCTTTTTATAACATAATCTTCCAGTGCTTCTATAATATCACTAGGTAATTGATTTAGAATATGTTCATCCTCTGGTTTAATTTCCATAAGGTCTACATCATGAGAACCGTATCCATTAACACTTTTAAATCTAAAAGTTAATCTTCCATATGTATCTGTTAATTCAACTAAATCAAATGTTTTTGAATCTACCCTAGATACACCGAATGAACTAGGTAAATCGTAAGAGCTTTCTGGAATATACGATGTAATATTTACAGAAGAACTTTCTTCTATAATTTCGAAATCTGCAGTTGCTACATAACCTTTTGCAATCTTCATAAACTTTTTCATTAACTCTCTTTTAACAGGATTATTTAATTTCAGATGCAATTTAGGAAATGTATTAATTATTGTCATAAGCATTGAAGCTGATTCTAAATAATGAGTTCTATTCTCATCACCCCAATAGTATCCCTCTTGTAGATATCCAATTCCTTTTTTATTTAAAACTATTTTTCTGGTGATAGTTTGATTTCTGCTATATCTAGAAGCTGATTCTAAAGTATACTTTGTTACTATTCTCTTACTGGTTATTCTATCAAATGTCTTACTATACAAATGAAATAATCTAGAATCAAGAGACATAAAATCTTCTTTTCTCTCATCCTTTTTATAACCAAAATATATTTCAGCTAACTTCTTTATCCTCTCTGATTTTTTATAATCGCATTTTTTTCTTAATATATTTTTTATTTCTATTTTTTTCTCTTTAGCTATCGCTTTGATTTCTTCCTGTAATTCTGCTTGTTCTGCAGTTAATTCTTCTAACCTTTCATTTATTTCATCTTTCATTTAATCTCCTCTTGCTGGTAGTTCTATCACTTCACCGAATGGTATTTCCAAATTTCTACTGTATCCACATATAACCCATAATGATTTTACATTAACATCTCTACTATCTGGAAATTCTGTGTATCCATCTGTGAAGTTAATTAGTAATTTTGCTTGAGGCATATTTTCTAATATCCATCTGTAAACAGGTACATGAGAAGTACCTCCTCTTCCAGATAATTTAAAATCAAGAGCATCATCTATGGTTGCATTCTTATATGTTTGTACATTATGTATTTTACTATCACAACTTATTAAAGTTAAATCCACATTTTTAAATCGCCTTATAATGGAAATTACCTCTGATAAAAATTCACTCAACTCATCATCTGATATACTACCTGAAGTATCAATTGATACTACTATATCTATCTTCTCTTTCTCAACACCTGGCATATATACTCCAGTAGAGAATGAACGTTTAGAAGGTTTAGTCCAGTTATAGTCAATAGGTATTTGATTAGTAATATACTTGTATAGTAATGCTTTCCAATCGATATGAGTTTCAAGCACTTTATCTACAAGCCTTTCCATTCCTGCAGGTAATTGTCCTCTTTGTTTAGCAAAGGTAACAGCATCTACTAAAATCTTTTTCCAATTCTTTGATTCCTTTTTACCAAGCTTACCCTTTAAGGAATTACCCTGACCTAATTTATTTTGTTTCTGTTTCTTTTTAGAATCCTTGTCATCTCCTGAACCTTCTCCTAAATGCTCATCGAATCCCTGCAGTTCATCTTTGTGTTCATTAATATAATCCTGTAGTTTCTTTTGAACCTTATCAAGTTTCTTTCTTATATCAGAATAAACTTCATCGTAAATTTCTTCTGCAGATTTCTCACTTATGTTTTTAATATGTTTCTCTAGTAATTGTATTTCATTTTGATATGGAACTAATCCATCTTTAGGTAAATGCAATCCGTCTTTAACTAACATATTATTAACTACTATATCTACAGAGGCATTCCAAATACTAGGATTCCTATTATCAATTCTAACAAGATGCTCTAATGCACAGTGCATTACTTCATGACATAGAACCCCTTTTAATTCCTCATCACTTAATGATGTAACAAAGTCAGGAGAGAATATACATTCACCGTCTGATGATACCCCCATACTTCCACAAGCCAATTCATCTGTTTTATCTTCTCTTAATTTAAGGTGCATTGTCAAGTAACTAAAGAATGGTTTTTCTTTTTGTAATCTCATTCTTGCTTGAATCAATCTTTCCATTGGTGTTAATTTAGCCATAGTTTCCTCCATTATAATATTTCAATTCTTATTCTTTCCTTTAAAAATTTTAGTAGTTCAATTAGAAATTCTTCACTGGGAACATCTAGTTCTATGAATTTATCTAAAACCTTTGCACAATCTTTACACATCCAAGTGCTTTGATTAAACTTATGTAATAATGATTTAGTTGTAGATACTTTCAAAGAAGTTCCTCCATATTCTTGATACGAATAAAACTTTAATAATTCAGAACATTCTGGACAAACATCCTTTCCACATATAGGACATTTGGTAGTTGCTATTCCTCGTTCACACACATCACAAACTACTACTTCTTTTTTCATAGATATTCACTTCTTACATATGGTTTTAATAATTCAATGTATTCTAAACTATCTGTTTCATCCCACCAATATTCCCAAGTATGTTTTTCTGAATCTTCACCTTTATCAGAATCAAGATAGTGTTCTACATTTCGTTTAATTATGTAATAAGTATTATGTCTAGTATCATAACATAACATTACATTTTTATTCACTATCCACATTCCCACTAAAGTATCTGGAACTGACCACATGAAATAAATTATGGACTTACTTGTATCTATATCTATAATTTCACAACTTCTTTTTCCAAAGTATTTAACAACCTTTCTAGATTTAGACTTCAAAGTATTTCCCATATTTATCCCAGATAGTTTTCCAGATTGGTAATTTAGGTGCATCTCTACGGAATGATGTTGGATGTCTACCCTTAACAAATCTTAATAACTGGATTGCTAATTCAGGTTGAATATGATTAGATACTTCTAACACTTTAGCCAAGTCTTCTTTCTTGTGATGTTGTCCATACCATTCAGTTAGCAAAGATATTAAGCAGTATTGCATATCCAATTCTGTAATATCTTTTGAGGATTCTGGATGTTTAAGAATATCCTGCAAATTAATTTTCCTCTCAAACTTTAGGAATGATGCAAACTCTAATGCTGCACCTAGACCAACAGCAGAAGCTGAAAGAGATTCTAGTACATTCAAATCTTTAACTCCTTTTATCAATCTGCTACAATTCTTTCCCCAAGTTCTTGGTGTTGGAAAAGCCATATCATGTTTGTTACCGTCTAGTTTTCCCATAAGCAGAGTTGGTCGAGTATTTATAAAAGCAATAATCCGAGTATCAACACCGTGTGATAATGCCCAATCTGTCCAATCCTCATACCTAGGAATTGCTAATGTAACGTGGTCAAACCTATTCTGTAGAGGCTTTGATAAATCATAAACTTGTGCTTTATCTTCTGCTCTATTTCCTGCAGCTATTACTCCCATACCATCAGATAATTTTAAAGTGTCTAATGCTCTGTCGTGAATCAACTGATAAGCAGATGCTTGAATACTTGGAGGTGCTAGATTAATTTCATCAAAGAATATTACACCTCTCATTTTCTCAAGTGATGCTACGTAAAGCCAGAATGGTTTTTTCCATTCAACTGTACTCTTTCCATTTAAGGCAGGAATACCTCTTAAATCACTTGGGTCCATTTGAGATAAACGTATATCCATAAACACAAAATACTTTTCTGGATTAGCTTCCAAATCTTTCTTCTGTGTTTCAGTTAGTTCATTCCACCGTACATATTTCCTATCATATTTTTCTGCTAATTCTTCAGCCTTTCTATCTGTTGTTTCAGATTTTCCTATACCTGTTGTTCCCCATATAAATAAGGACAGGTGATTCTCGTAGTGCAGTTCAATAAACTGCTCTAGCTCTTTATGGTCTACTTCTAATACAGCCATACTTCTTCATTTCCTCCTATAGATTTTCCATAAATATTTTTGATTGTATTTCATATTCAACTTTCTCTGGTAGATAAATTGGAATATCAAATTCCTCAAATTCTTTGAGTATTTTTAATCCTTCTGATAGAGTTAATTGATAGCATCTCCACCCTTCAAACATACTTGAATACCAAGTTGCTCCTATATGATAAGCAAGTATTCCTCCTCTCTTTCTAAAAAACATCACAATTGAATTAGGGGTTTTAGTATAAGCTAAACATTCTCTAGGATGAGAGTAACCTAATACTCTTGAACTCTCCATAGCGATTGGTAATTTGTGAATAGCATATGGTCTTAAAATTTCAAGAACAGAATTTTTCTTTGGCTTGTATCTCGTTATCTTTTTATTCCAAACTTTGCGTATATAATATTTCAAACTTTTCAAATCTTTTCTTTCAATTATTCTACCCACAAAATCTCTATTGGTATAAACCCTCATTCTCTCCTTATCTATAAATTCATAATAATATACATCTCCATCCCAACTTCTAAAAAATGCTAAACTTTCACACCCCTCTATTGTTGGTGAATATCTAATTGAAAAATCAAAATATTTTTTTATCATTTTTAATCCTCATACTCATCATCGCCTTCGATAAGAGTTACTTTCTTTTTGGATTTTGTTTCACACTCTATTATAAATCTCTTATCAAGAGATTCGTATATTCCTTTAACGGTAACATTCTTACCTTTTACTTTTAATATATCTCCAGTTTTTACCATTTATATTTCCTCATAATTTTGCTATTATTTTTTCATCTCTTGTAGCGTGTTGCACAAACTCATCAAAGTATTTCTTTTTAATATAAAATGATTGGTTTCTATCAACTACTATTCCATATACATAAGATTCATTTATTGTAATTATCTTTAATAATTCTCCCTTTTTAAATTTACTAGCTGGTGATTTACAATTCACTCTAAATTTGTAGATTTTTCCTCTCATAATTCTAATCATTAGAATCTCCTCTACTTATCAAATCTACAATTCCCACCTAGTATTTTTGATACACATATATTTTGATTTCCCTTATCAGAAAAATCACAATGCTTACAAATCTTTTTATCTATCTTGGCTTTCATAACTTCACCTCCTTTAAAGTACCATCATTCGGTATTCATCTTCAGTAAGTATATAAGAATGTTTATACATAGGACTATCCACTTCAAACCTATCCGTATATGCTCTACCACTTGGATGACTTGAGGCGTATATAGATTCAAAATAAATATATCCTCCTCCTTCATCTAGATATTCTACCTCGGTTATGATACCCACTACTAGATGAAGGGGATTTGTATAAACAAATTTATCTCCAACTTTATATCTTTTCTTTATCATTCTGTTTCTCCAGATACTGTTCGAGTAATCTGATTGCATTTAATGTATCCAATATAATATCCCCAACTTTTAGATTTCTTAATTCTTCCATAGCTTCGAGATATTTTTCTAATAATTGGATGTTCTTTTTTAAATTCTGGTTAATCTCTATTAATAATTCTTCTTCTTTTTTCATAGTAAATGCTCTATAATAACATCATCTCTTTTGAGAATTTGAATAGGAATCGGATTATAAATAAAGAAATAGCTTCTATCTCCTTTTCTACTTTCTGGTTTATATAATTTAGCGTACATAGTATTCTTTTCAGGCTTAACCCATAGCACCTTTACTATATAAAATGAATCTTTAATTGACCAAGACTTAAAATGAATTGTAGAAAATTCTAAAAACATACCTGCTTTAATTTCACTTAAGCTAGAAACACATTTCATATCAATCCCTTTTTTTCATCTAACTGTATAGAAGGCATATCACCTTTTTCTTCATACATTTTAGAATAATATATAATGAATTGTAGTCTACCTATCTTTTCGTATAATCCACTTTCTTCTTCTACCATTTGTTTATTCCACCTGACCATATTGGTTTATTATAATCTACTATATTATCTAAATAGGAACTTGCTTTTTCTGATATAGTTTTATGCAAAACTTTATGTAAAGTTTCGTGAGATATAATACTAGCTACTAATTTCTCCATATTTACTTTGTTCTTTTTAATCCACTGATGTCCTGATTTAGTACAACGTACACATATATAAGAATTGATAAGAGGCAATATGTAATACATACCTCCAACACTCATATCAGGATAATACTTTTTCTTTAGTGGTTGTACCTTACTGCAATCTACTCTCCTAATCCTCTTGAACATACTATTCACCTATAAAATATAAGCAAGTATATCCTTCTTTTTTATTTGCGTTAATGTTAGTTTCCAAACTTCAAATGTGTAATCTGTTTCTTTTACTAAATCGTGTAAGGGATATTCAATATAATAAATTCTCATGTATTTACTACCCCTTTTTCTTTTGAATACTATATCTCCAACCATATCATGTTTAGTATAATAATATTCAAAGTTGTCTTCCACAGATTTCACATTCCCTTTCTTCTGGTACATAATCTGTACCACAATCTGGGCATTTCTTTTTATGATTTTTCTTTGACATACAATTCCCTCCTATATTTTATACTTGAGTTTCATCTAGAATTATATGCAGAATTTTTTTACCCTTTGTATATTGAATCTTTGTCATATTGTCTTTAGAGTATATCCCATTTAATTTCTTCCAACCATTTGCTCTTAATAATATGGTTAGTTTTCCTAAAATAGTTTCACTCATTTTTATTTTCCTCTGGTACTATTACAATTATTGCGTCTAGATTAAAGTTTATAAATGTGCCGAAATATACGCCTTCATCAGGCTCCCAGTAATTATTCTGTTTCCACCCTTCTTTTTCTAATATTTCAGAAACAGTATGCCGAGGCAATTCTATATCATCTTCTTCAATATCTTTTAATGCCTCATCGAGAGCTTGTTCATATTCATCTTCGTTCATAATAATTTCCTAGAATTTCTCATCACACCCAATTAAGGTATCAGTTTTAACAGTATATTTATAAAACCTTTTTACCTTTAGGCTTTTGTGGTTTTTAATCTTATAGAATCCCTGTTTATCTTTTTGAATTTTAATCTGTTTCTTGAGAGGTATATCATAAAACTTCCTTAACTTATCTTCAATAATCCTCTCGACCTTTATGTTCTTATCTGGTATCATTTTAGTTTCTCTTTAGGATTGTTTTTTCTCTAGTGTCATAAGTTAATTTAATTCCCTTAACACCAGAAAGTTTTTCAATATCTTGTGCAGTAGATAATGCACTTTGGCTCTCTACATTTACAATTATTTTCATCATTCCATTCCTCCTTTTTTTGATCGCCAGGTAATATATACCTAGACATTTTATTTAATGATGAGTTTGGGTAAAACATAGGACACATTACTTTTCTAATAATATGCCCTATTAGTTTTTTGATTCCCTAATAGAACTACACCTGCCTGTTTCCATACAGAACAATTTTAAAGTGATGTAAGTTGTCCTGTTAATTGGAATTGACTTCCGTCAATGATAACTCTACCGAACATTCTATATCCTTTGTTACCACTTTTGAAGGTAGTTTTTGTACCCTCAACTGTGCCGACAGGTAGAGCATAGATATCGTTACCATTTTTGGATGTCCTCAATTTCTTGATATCAGCCATATCAACTTCTCCTTTTTCAGTTCGTTTTTTTAAGGGAAACTATAAAACCCTATGACGTTTTTTTTTTACCAACATTTAGTTAATGTGATTTCTGTATCAAATTTCTTTTCAATTTTTAGAATTGCCTTTTTGATTATGCTATAAAGAGATATATCATATAATAATAATTCATGTTCAAAAATATCACAAACCCATTCATAGTTTTCTCTAAAGATACATTTAACTACTGTTTCTTTTTTAATTATAATTCCGTCTACCTTTATACGAGATACCTTATAAGAAGTTTCATATTTAAATGCGTCATAAAAATATCCTGCTGTATCTGGCTCTTGTATATCATAAGTTTCAAGGTATTTAATTACCCTATGTCCGTAACTTAATTCATAATTTTTTGGTAGATTTTTCTCTACCTCTTTAGTAAGTTGCTCTAACATTTTTGATTCACAATATTTTTCTTTCATAATATCCTCCATTTTAAAATACAAAAACTGCGAGTGCTAATATGGATTCTATTATCACAAATATTCCTAATATAAGAGGAAGATTTTCTTCTTCTATATCTTCACTGTTCATATTACTCACACACACTCTATGGTTATAGTAACAAATTCTCCTTCATTCATATCTGAAAGATTACTTTCTATGTAGAGTAGACACTCTGTAATATTACCCTCGAATATGTCATCTCCACCATACTTTACTATGTACATATTATTACCTAGTCTAAATCTTCCCAAGGAATTGGCTCTCCTTTTTCTTCATAATAACTATCGACATCATCTATTCCGTCATTATAAATGTCAGATATTATTCTATCCAATTCCTCATCTGTTCTTGCCTCTTTAATTCTTTTCCGATATAGCTCTATCCATTTTGTTGGTATCATATTTTACTCACCATATGGATTATCTTTTAAGAATTGTTCCAATTCACAACAAGACATTTCATCTGCGATAATATCTACCAACATTTTCTTATCCCATTTCATTAATATCTTGTGTACCTTATTATATACATCACAGGTCATAATGTTCACATTCTTCTTAGCTTTTTTAAGTGCTGTTCAATTAGTTCCTTTTCTTCAGGTGTTAAGTTTTTCATTTTAATTTCTCCTAATCCGATTTTTCATTATCACACATTAATCCAATCCAGAATGATAGCATTGTTATAAACATTATTATTACATATACTGCTTTTACTTTATCAGAAAGAGTGTTTGGTAAATCAGCTAGATATGTAAATAAAAATAATAATGCTGATAGTATCCCATATATAAATGTGTGTATAGATACCCTAATTTTTATTATCATTTTTTTAACTTCCTTTTTATGTCATTCCATATTAATGACCAGAGAGACGGGAATATAGTGTTGCACATATCTCCTCCTAATCTTCATCTATTTCTTCTATTTTAATTCTCATTCCACAAATGATACAAAAATGTTTACCTTCTTCATCCATTACAATATGTGGATGTCCACAATATGATAAAGACATTCTTAATATCCTCCTTTTTTTTTTATTCATCTTTTATGGATAGATTTTTCCATTATAAATATGTGGCTTTTTTTCTCTTGCTAATTTCTTGTGGTATATATCCATAGCTTTCTTCTGATGTTCTTCTTTATTTTTATCTAGGTCTAGTATTATTTTCATAAAGGCAAAAATAGGGTGAAGGATTTTTAAATCCTTTTAGGGAATTGAACCCTGAAAAAAATATATCCGACTGTGATAAGATATATTTAAAACCTGCCTAGGATTACGCCACACCCTATTATATTTTTTATTTCTACTCGACAGTAATTAGTAGATAGCGTATAAGAAAAATGTAGAGCAGGAAGATATAGGATTACTGAATCGTAATCTAAAAAATCTATGAATATCTTCCTGCGTATATCAATTGTTATATCAACAGTTATCTCTTGCATTTCACTCGAGATTACTGTAAGGGTTTGTGATTAATGAGAATTACCTAAACTCAAAGGTGTAAAACCTCAACAAAATCTACCTGTCCTATGATTGGGTAAGGTAATTTTTTCCAAACAAGTATATGTTTTAATATTAACAATAAGTAAAATACTAATTAACCTCCTATTAAATTTAGACAGAATTGCCTCTTACAATTCTGAATACTTAATAAGAGGAATACAGCAATACTTAATGTCGAACATTGTAGAGGTACTTGTTCTCAACCCCTATCGAAAAGTCAGTCGCAAAAGTTTAAATAGTTTGTGGTCAGTTTCTCGGAGAAACGTCAGAAACTACTACTTAAACTTTTCGATTCCTGCTTACATTTATATGCAATCCATATTATAATCAGGCATTTATTCTGGATATTTAGCAGGATAATATAAAAAAAGGTATAATGAAAGTAAGTATAATGCTGGTTATTATACAGTTAATAAAAAAAAAAGAGAAATGTAAGGATTAAGAATATTTCCTTACATCACTATCAATAGACCTCGATAATTTATCTAACCTATTATAGTAAAACATCTTTCTCTTAATAGGTAATTTATCCCATAAATAATCAAGGTCGGTTGATATGGTCTTTATCATCTGCTTTCTTGTTTTCATTATTGTTCTCTCTCCCATACATACTGGGTAATATCGTAATCATCTGTATTCTTCTGATGTTCTTCATCTGTCATTTGTTTTAAACCTGTATCAGTACACTTAATAGGATATTTCCAGAGGTCTATAATAGCAGGTACTAATATATCTGTAAAGTATTCTCCTGAATGTAACCTGTCCAGAATTTTAATCAGATATTCTGGATTCCATTTAGTATAATCCCAAGCTACATCAGATGTACTGTAATTATATAGATAAGATATTTTTACTTTAATATCATTGACTATATTAATAACAGTTGTTTGTTTTGTATATCTCTTGTGCATTATAACATCATATAATTGATGAGATATATTTCCCTTTCTTAATTCATCTAACAGGTCATCTATACTTGAGCTTTTATTTCGCATCAGGAATATTAAATCCTTAATCATATAGCCACAATCTGTTGGATTAATTAAGACCTCTTTAATACCAGGTATTTTAATTCCCCATAATTCTATTCCATTTATATGTCTATCAGAAGGAATATATTTTATACCCATAGCCCAACACCAAGTAGATAATACTTTAGAACAGAATCTCCTGCTAACTAACTGTTTATTTTTATTCATCTTGTGGACATCTGTAATATAAGTAACCTCTGTGCCTTTACATCTTATTAAAGACCTAGGAATTGTATCTATATCGTAATCCCCAATGCTACCGAAATTCTTTGATGCTATTTTTTCAATAGACCTGACGATTGAAGTATTACCTATAACCTTCTCCCTTTCTTTACCATAGGATGTATTATATTTATATATATTTAATTTCTGTGATGCACTATATTCATCCAATGATTTAGGTATATCATTTATAACCTGTTCTGTTCGGGAGATTGGGTTGTGCTTTAATTCATACTGTAATTTATTCAGCTTTTTATCTACTGATTTCTTTTCATCAGAAGGTTTAGGGCTTTTAATTCTTTTCATAGGTCTCTTTTCTTCTGGTGTTTCAGTAACCCCAGTAAAAGTATATTTCTGTTCACCAGTTTTTTTATCTATACCACCTTTCTTTAATTGTACCTTATTATAATACTCGTAGCTCATTTCTTTTTTGCTGTTCTCATATTGCTTGAGCTTTTCAGGTGATAATACTGTACTGCGTTCTGCCTCTGGTATTTTACTCACCTTATCCAGTGCTTTTTCTATTGCCTCATCTATAATGCTGGTCATTTTGTCTTTTTCTATCATATCTACACCTCTTTATTAATATTAATAATCTCCTCAATTATTTCCACTAATCTATTCATAGCTAGTGTTATAAATGAGAGATTACCTTCACTCATATTTTCAAGGGCTTTTTTATTATTATGAATCAACTGCCTCAACTTATCTACATCTTCGATAAGTATATCTATATGCTCTTTCATAATATCTATCTCCTTAACTAATCCACCCATTTCTAGGGGTTTTATATTGTTGTTCATACACTATCTGTTCGACACCTGCCTTTATATCTTGGGTTTTCTTTTTGCTGTTCATATTATATCTCCTGTCAGCAACTTTTTCGTTACCGACATCCCCTTATTGTTGGAGGTGGTACTTAAACCTGTCGATGAGGGTATATATGCCTGATAAGATAAAGGAAAAATCATCCGTTATTACGTTATCAAATTATAATGAATCTAGTGGTATTTATAATATAAAAAACCCGAGGAGAAAACATTTTCCCCTATGTGTTGTCTTATAAAATAAAAGGGTGGTGTTAAGGTGTGGGGATTATTCTATATGTAGGGTGTATAGTATATAGGATAGGTAATGTGTTAAGAATTAAGGATGTATATTAAAATATATATAGTAAAATATATAGGGAATATTTAGGAAATATTATAGTAAATTTATATTAAATATATTAAGTCATATATGTATATCTCATCTGTTACTTAATTATCTACCCAAAAATGAGTAGCTAATCATATATAATTCCTTTATGAATATGTTATCAAATAGCCCTAAATTATACTACCCCTTACCTATACCCTTCGTTTTAAATTACCTAGTTACTATGCTTAAAAATGCCCTGAAAATTAGTTACTATGCGTAAAAATTGAGCAATTTTATAAGGTGGGTGGTCTTAATACCTTCTCCTTATAAACTTAATTCAGAAATATATGAAACCATTTTGCTTTTTATATATTAATGCGACCATTTAATTCAGATTATTAGGATTCCATTTTGTATTTATATATGCGTTCATAATATATATTAATGTCCATATTAATTTCACAAACCCCTAATTTATATATATAATTATATATCTTTCACGTAGATAGCTTATATATATTTTTATATATATCTTCTCCTGTTGAGTAAAAAATGCTGGTATTTTTATATAAATCCCCTATATTAAGTAGTGTTAATTGATTAACGGCACTTAATATTCATCCATTTTTATAGAATTACCCCCTATATTAGTATTTTATTTCAGGGTTTTTATATTTTTCACTATTATATTAGTGTTTTATAGGGCTATTTTTATAGAATTGCACATTATTAAAGTGGTTTTTATATAATTCACAATTATTTTTATGGTTTAATTAAAATCACTTATATATAAATGATTTATATTTATATGTTTTTATATATGTCATGTGCAATGTTAGTATGACACACGTTATCATGAGGCGTGTTAGTATGCTACACGGTAGCATGCACCATGCTAACACTTGTCAGCCGAGTCCCACAGCCTTGCGTGACACTGTCTAGCACGCCCATGCATGATATAGTCTAGCACGGTGTGGGACCCGTGTGCGACCTGCTAACATGGTCCGTGTTAACATGGCACATGCATGAGTGACAACGTCTAGCATGGCAGTCCCACAGTGCCAGCTATTATCTAGCACGCGTGACAATCTCTAGCACGCCCGCGTATCGCGTGATATAGTGTCACATAGTAGTATGCATGAGAATGTCTAGCACGGATCCATGATCCAGCCATGAGTGATAATGTCTAGCATGCTTGCATGCATGATAATGTCACGCTGTGGGACCCAGTCCCACTGATCCATGCTATCATGATCCATGGTAACACGTAGCATGCAGGTCCCACAACCATGCATGATCCATGCTCCATGCTAACATGCCACACGCTAACATGTCACACACTAACATGGCCCATGATCCATGCTACTCTGTGCCATGCTAACAATTAGCACGCCTCCTCAATTAAATATCTCCATTAATATAAATACCAGCGAAATAAAAGAGGGAGGGATTTTATCCCTCAAGTTTAATATTAATGCGTTCATAAATTCGTGCTCCTCTTTTTTTATAGGTCATCACCGATTTTGTGTACTGCTTTTTCTAGGTTGTTGATGCGATGCTCTTTTTGTTTGTCAGATATGTCAAGGTTTCTCACGGCTTTTATCCTGTCATTTAAATATTTTAAACAGGATTTCTTCAGTGTTGCTCTGGATTTTTTAGTCAGCTTTCGATAGTCAGCGATTTTTATAATTCTGTCGATATTAATATCGTATCGAATCCACGGCAACCCTTTAATATTATTCTCCTTAAAGAATTTTTTTAGGGTTTTACTCTGTATAAAGAACGGTTGCTCTTTATCAATGTGTCCAAATGTTTTTATTAAATCCACAGCTGACATCTTGCTAATCATTGTCATACCATCAGTGTAACTCATTTCTTGTTGTGGTTGTGGTTTTTCTTCTGTTGGTTTTTCACCTGCTTTCTCGAGAATATTCGCAACCATATTTGCGATTTTCTCCAAGTCTTTTTGTTCCATAATATATACATGTATTCACTAGTATATAATACTTTCCTATATATTCTCTATAGTGCTCAATATTAGCACGGTAGTATGTAGTATGTTAACATGTGTCATGGTCCATGCTGGTATGTACCGTGCTAACATGTAGCATGCATGCATGGTGCATGTGGGACTACACTGATCCATGTTAACATGTAGCACGGCATTGATCCATGCACCATGTTAGCAATTGACATGCGTGTCCCACGCTGGATGCATGCAGCCATGCTAGACAATGACACGCATGCTACTATTGAGCACACTATATTCTCTATAGGAAACATTTATATACTCCCTAACCTATTACTAACTATGACAAAAAAGGAGGTGAAAAACTTGGATGATGATTTCCCAGAATTTGACCATTTCGCAGAAAAAATGCACGATGCCTGCGGTGTAGACAAAGTAACCTTTGACCACAAAATCGAGCAACTAGTAAAACGCATTTCAGAGCTTGAGCAGGAATTTGGTACAAAAACCTCTTGTGAAGTACAAGCTCTCGAGGAGATTATGGACAAGCGTGAACTTGCGTATATGGTTGCTGTCGCAAAGCGTCAAATGGCTAACCCATTATCTGGACTTGGATTATAAAATTATATTTATAATCCTCTCTTTCTTTTTTTCTTTTTTATATTAATATATTTAATTTAATTATTTTTATATATATCATGCTAATTGTTATCTTGATCCGTGCTAACACGTGTCATGGGCCATGCATGTTAATGTCTAGCATGGTCGCCCATGCATGTGGGACATGTATGAGCCATGCTAACATTTCTCACGTGAGTCCCACGGCAATATAAAAAAAAAGATTAGTCATCTAGAATATCAGTTCTATACTTTCTCTTTTTAATTAGAGAATCGAGTTCTTTATGTGTTAATACTATATATCTGTTTATATATTCATTGTCAAAGTATAATTCTGGGTCTAGATGTAACATTATATATTTTTTCTTCCAGTCTTTATATTTCATTTTTATTCCTCCATAAAAATTAATGGGAGATTTCCTCCCAGAGAATCCCATATTTGTTTTGTGTTGTATAAAATTTGTCCTCGACATCTTCAGCTACATTCTTGGGGATTTTAACTAGAATCCCATTATCTGTTTCTTTTAACTTGAATCCCTCGAGATAAACTCCTGAATGTTCTGCGATTTGTCTTTTTCCTTTTTTAAAGTCGATTGCTGTAAATATTGTGTGTCTGAAAGAGTACGGCTCGAAGACATCGTTAAGAAAGCTTAATACATCCTTTCTTTTTCTGAATTTGCTCTTGACGTGGTAAAAGGAGAAAGAGGTAATTTTAATCACCTCGAAGTGTTTTATAGTTTAATACGTTGTGTTGATAGCGTGTTAAGAATGGCTCGATGTTTTCAATTCTGTTGTCTTCTTTATTACCATTCTTGTGATGGGTTTCAAGCTTGTATTTTTTCGTAATTTCAAAGCCTTTTTGTATAGACTCTATGAGTCCTAGGTCTACACACTTTAAGAGTCCGAGTACTTTATGGACATTAACAATCTTATCAGGTAAGACAGAAGATTGTCTTTTTGTTTTGATTGTTTTATATCCAGAGGAATTAATAAAAATTCCATTGGTTGCTCTTATCAATATTCCTGCTCGATGCAGGTCGTTTGCTTCTTGTGGGTTTAGGTTTGTGGTTTCCATATTCATCAATCCCTATATACCACGGTGGGTATATAAACCTTTCGGTCTCGAAGGGCAACAGGAGGGATTAATATCTGCGTGGTTGAATAATAAAAATTGATCAATGTGTGGGACACGAGTCCCATTATACAGTATATCAAGAAGAAGATAAAGATTGAAAAAAATGAAATCTAAAAACTTAATTCAGAATATTGATATTACATTTTCAACTGTTAAGTATACTATTGACAAAATCTAGCACGTTAAATATACTTTCAGGTTAAATAAATATAGAAGAATAATATAGAATAATCTGCCGTGGTATGTCATACCTTATCAAGACTATTATTCTAATCTAATTAATCAAATATAAATATCTAATATAAAACATAAAAAGATGTTAATAAAAATGGTCGGATAAAATACTGCTTAGTTATCTCCCCATACTATAACGAAATCCCAAAATCAATTACCTGTACTTTTTTCTATCTACTATATAAGAAAAAGTACAAAAAACGTACCTATTTCACATGGCTTACGTGAGAAAACTCTAGCCCTCAAAATAGCCCAAATTACGCTAAAAATATGCAGTTCCCCTTTATATACTTTTCGGTGCTCCAACAGGAGTAAATCGCTAAAGGGGGTCAGAAAAACTATTCCGCATATAATATAATTGAGAGAAGGTGAAATATATATATTTAAATATTCACCTATATATCTCTTGATAGTTTTTCGTAAAAAGGAGTGCCAAGCATGGCGGGTAATTGGGTGGTGTACTAAAATATATAATTAGAGGTTAGTATATAAAATGAGTAAAGAAAACAAGATAATCCAATATAATTTGGAAGACGAAGTAAAGCAGTTGCGTGAAATGAATTATAGCGTTCATGATATTGCTAAGCGAATTAGCGATAATCATCCTGAAATTCATTCCCTGAAAAATTTATCGGGAATGTCGATATCTCGATATATAAGGAATGCTGAAGAAAAGGAGTTGCAGGGAGAAGTTACAGAAGGTAAAGATCCAGTTAAGGATTTTACAGAGATGTATCGGGATGAAGTGGATGATATCCACGAAAAGACTAAAGAACTTTATGAGAAGTCAATTATTATATTGAAAGATATAGAAGAAGGATCTCAAGATTATAATGTGAAATTAAAAGCTATCAAAGAAGTTAGAGATAACTTAAATCAAATGTTAAAGAACCAAGTCTCATTAAAGCAATATGGTGAGAGACGAGCAAATACTATTTATAATGTGAATCTCAAGAAGGAAATTCATGTCAAAAACCTCCTTCTTAACTTTGTAAATTCTCTATGTCCAAAATGTAAAGCCAAAATCTCAAAACTTGTGGAGGAGATATAATCACAATTAAGAAAAGAGATAAGTTAGAACTTGAAATAGAAAAATTGAAAAAGAGTGTTGATTCCCTCGAAGAGAAAATTGAGGAAAAAGAGAAAGAGTTAGAAGACATTTCTAAATCAAGTTTGAACTGCGAAACCACATATTTAGCAGAAGTTAGTACATATGACCCTAGTATCACATTAAAGAAGTTTATATATACCCTTGTGACAGTGATGGGAGTTGCAGGACTAGGATATTTCATTGAGGTGGGAATACCATTCTTACAACTAGAATACGAAGAATATGCTGCAATTTTTGTAGCCTTAACCCCTATCCTAGTAGCTATATATAACTACCTCAAACACAAATCAGACTCAGAAGTAGTGCAAGTCACATGTGCTGAATAGTTAGACTTCTTTTTTTATGGTATGTCTAATTTGAATTAGGGTGTAAAATATGAAAAAGAAAGGAGATAAATATATGGATTTAGAAAAATGGTTGGAAGGAGCTACAAAATGGATTTTACCATTCTTTGGGTTCCTTTTCATAGCTAAGGAAATTTTCGGTCTTACATTCAATCTCGGTTTTGGCTTCTAAGGCCTTACTTGATTGATAATTAGTTAGACACATATATGTTAAACTGTTATTATTCTTTCTATACAATAAATGACTTCAGATATAAAGAAACTCTTAAAGTATTCAACTGATCCTATATTATTTACGACTGATATTCTAGGATTACAATGCGTAAATTTTCACCAGGAATGGTTAGATTTATTTGAGAATAATTCTCACATATCATTATTAGCTCCTAGAGGACATGGAAAAACTTTTATAGTTAGCGCTTATGTAATATGGAGAATAGTCACAAATCCAAATGTGCGAATTCTTCTAGTTACAATTAATCAAGATAAAGCTAATGAGATAATGTCTCTTATACAAAAACATTTAGAGACAAACGAAAAATTAACAGAATTATATGGACAACAGAAAAGTCATCTTGATTGGTCTAGATCTGCTATAAGAGTAAAAGGAGCTTCATCGAGTATTAAAGAACCTACCTTACAGGTTTTGGGTGTAACTTCCTCTATGGTTGGAGGACATTACGATCTTATTATTCTAGACGATGTAACAGATCAACAGAATTCAAGAACCGAACATCGTAGAAGAGAACTTGTAAGATGGTTTAATCAGACTCTTATGCCAATGCTTGAACCAGATGGAAAAGTGATATCCATTGGTACCAAATGGCATCAATCTGATATTCACAGTTACTTTGAAAGTTTACCTAATTACATAAATAAGAAATATGTAGCTCTAATTAAAGAGCCTACAGAAGATGAAGAAGCAGAAGTGCTATGGCCAGATAGATGGTCATATGAAAAACTATTAGAAATTAAAAATTCATATGGTAATGTAAGCTTTATGATGCAATACCAGAATGAATTTATCTCAGAAGAAGAAGCTCCCATAAAATGGGAATGGATAGAAAATGCGAAGGAAATATATAAAATTCCTGCAGCACCATTCAAATCTTATATGGGAGTAGACTTCGCATCATCAGGAGAAGACAGCGATTACTTCGCAATATCTGTCATAACTATTAATGATGGATTTGTAAGTCTTGTTGATGGATACAGAGGTCATTTGACCTTATCTAGACAATTTCAAACTATTAATGAATTGGATCAGAAGTGGACCCCTATTAGAATAGGAGTAGAGCAAGCTGCTCAACAAAAATTAATAGTAGAAGATTTAATTGAAAAGAATCCAAGTTTACCTATCATACCAATAAAATCTTCAGTGGTTAATGATAGAATGTCTAGAGTTCAAAGATTATCCTTACTATTTGAAACTGGTAGGATTTCTATAAATCCAAGATTAACTCATTGGATAGATGAAATAGCGTCTTTTCCTAGAGGATCTCACGATGACACAATCGATTCTTTATCGTTTGCTGTTCAATCCTCTCAGGATTTATTAGACAGAAGAAGTAATGTTAACTGGAATGAAGTGCCAAATTTGATATCCTCAAAAGAAACTTCATACGGTATGTGGAAAGTAACAAAAATTTGAGAGGATTAGTATGGAAGACATATACATAGGAAAAAAGGAAATATCGCAATATATAACAGCATGTTTTTATGCCTTGAATGAAAATAAGGAAATTAAAATTGTAGCTCGTGGAAGTTACATAAAGAAAGCCATAGATATAGTAGCAATTTTAATTAGAGACTATTTAGAAAATCCAGGATATAGTGTCTCTATTAATAGTGAACCATTCGAGGAAAGAAATGTTTCTTCAATAGAGATTGTCTTATCTGGAATAAGAAAATCTAAGAAATAAAAATGGCTATATTAGATAGATTTAGAACTAATAAAAATAAAGAAACTAAATGGTTAGATAGTCAGGGAAATCCAAAAACTGTTATTTCTTCTATAACAACTTCATCTGATAAGAAAGGAATACCAGCTAAGAGAAATGAAAAGAATCTTAAAAAATATTGGGAATATTACGATTCTGAAGGAACTATATTTGCATCTATAAATACAATAGCTTGGAATACAGTCATGGTTGGATATCATCTCATCTCTGCTGAACCTGAAGCCAAGAAATTAGTTCAAGCTAAATTTGATGAAATGGATATAGATAGCAAACTTCTAGATATAGTTATATATGGTTTAGTATTTGGCGATTCTTATTTAGAGAAAGTTAGAGCCAAAGGAAATAAAAATTCTATGAGTAAATACAAAGATCCATTATCTCTCAGATTAGTAAAATATAATAACTTTCCAATCTTAATTAAAAATATGAATTATAGATTAAACACAATAAAATCTATGAAAGAAAAACCTAAGGGATATCTCGCAGAATTAAAATTAGTAGATCCAACAACTATGATTGTAAATACAGATGAATTCGGAAGAGAAGTATCTTATCAACAAAAAATAAGTGGGAGATTATCGGAAGATATTTTATCACAAGCTGAAATGACTCATTTCAATTTCTTTCCAAGACACGATTCACCTTATGGAATTTCATTACTGGAACCAAATCAAACTAACATCGATAGAAAAATGGCTACAGATAATACAATATTTAATGCAGTCCAAAGACATACAGCTAAATATGTAGTGACCGTAGGAGATAAAGAAAATATTCCTCCAAAAGCTATATTTGATTCTATTAAGAGTGAAATGGAAGATATTAATTCAAAGAATGAATTTATTGTTCCAGGAGTTCTATCCATAGATACTATAGACGAAAAAGGAATTCAAGGAGTAGAAGAATACTTCGATACCTTTATGAAACAACTAATTGTAGGACTTCTATGTCCAGGAGAATCTATAGGACTTGGAGAAGGATCAACAGAAGCATCTGCAAGAGTTAGAGAAATTATGTTCGAGAGATTCATAAAAGCTATCCAACAAAAGCTAGCTACAAAAGTTAGAACCCAGATTATAAATGATATTCTAATAGATAATGGATTTGAAGAGAATCTTGTTTATATGAAATTTAATTCTGTAACTGATGCTGATGAAGCTGTAAAATCAAAATGGCTTGGAAACTTATTAAGAGGTTTTCCAGAAGGTAATAAACCATTTAGTATAAATGAAATAAGATCAATGTTCGATTATCCACCAATAGAAGGTGGTGATGATATTTTAGGTTATACCCAACCTGAAGAAGAAGAGGAAGATAATGAAGAAGAATATGAAGAGCGAGAGCCAAGAGATGACGAAACATCGTCTGACAACCAAATTTGAATATAATAATAAAATAATTCAAAAGCATGGAGATGCTCGAATATATAGGGAATGCATTCTCTTAACTCCTGGTTGTCACACTGACGGATCAGTAGGGATTCCTACAAATTACACCTCAACTGAATTAAAAAAGGCAACTAAGAATTGGGAATGTAATTATCTTAATGTAGACCATTCTTGGAATGTATTAGATAGAATTGGTCACATAAAAAGTCCTATATATAAAAAAGAAGCTTTAAGAGCAGATTTATATATATATCCGTATACACAAACATCCAAGGATGTTATTAGCTTAATAGATAATAAGCTAATAAATAGTTTATCTGTAGAACTAATGTCGAAAGATATTTGGAACTCTGAGGATTCAAAAAGATATGCTACTAACATCTCCTTTATTGGAGCAGCAGTAGTTACATTTCCTGCAGATACAAATACAAGAATTATAGGAGATAGCTAATGAAGGAAGTAATTTGTACATTTTATAAGAAATGCAAGAACTATTCAAAATTGTGTGATAAATGTAGATGGAATGCGAATAACGAACTTGGGGATTATTTAGACATTGAAGATAGTGATGGCAAAACCCTCAAATTCCTATGAAACTCGAAAAACCCCTATGGGTCACATCTTGCCCTTATTGCAGGATATTTAGTAATCTAGAAGTAAATGATAGATTAATTTGGCCAAGAACAAAGGAAGAAATTAAAAATTCTGAATTTGTTATTGTAAAATGCGAAACCTATGATATCCCATTAGTTATATATAGAGATCACGTATCAAGTGTCTCTAGTGAACCATGGGGTAGAATATTATTTAGATGTAGAGATTTATTTGGTAATAATATTAAATTAAAACTTAAACCTAGAAAAATAATTGATCACTTCAGTTGCTATGTCAATATATAATATTTTCAAGAAAATGAAATTATCTAACTTTATGAAAGTTGTAGGATGGTCCTGTCTTACATTAGTTGGAGTTCTAGCTGCACTAAAAGCCCTAGGTTTATTGGATAAAATATTTTAGGAGTGATTTATATTCCAACCAAGTGCGGTTTAAAAGATTCCAAAGGATATTTTTGTCGTTGGGGAAAATCAGGAAAGAAATATTATTATAATCCTAAAGATCCGTCATCAAGAGAAAGAGCCAGAAAGAAAGCTGATAAGCAAGGTCAAGCTGCTCATGCTTCTGGATATCAAGGATCCAAAGAACATATAGTTTGTTATTCTGGAGGAGTTCAAAGTACTGCTATGCTTCTCCATATGATAGAGAAAAAATATCCAATAGATAGAATTATATTCGCAGATACTGGAGTAGAAAAACCTGGAACTATTGAGTACATAAAAAAGATTGAAAAACATATTAAGAAAGAAATTGAAATTATTCCTCCTGCAGATTCTTTTGATAATTGGTTTCATACCAAAAAAATTAAAGGAGATAAAAAAGGAGAGATAAGAGGATTTCCATATCCAGGACAAGCTATGTGTGCATGGAAACGTATAGCTAAAGTAAATCCTATTCAAAAAGCTTGCTCTAAACAAATTGCATATATTGGATATGGTTCTGAAGAAAAAAATAGAATTATAAAAGATAAAACAATAGACTATGAGATTAAATATCCCTTAATTGAATGGGGATGGACTAGAGAAGATTCAGAGAAATATTTATTAAAGAAAAACTTAATGAATCCTCTTTATGAAAAATTCAATACAACTTCTTGTTGGATTTGTCCTAATCTAACTAAGAATGATGCATTTCAATTATTCCTCTATTATCCAAAACTATGGAGTAGATTAAAAGAATTAGAAAAGGAATCTCCTCATGGATGGAGACCTAGTTTTGAAATTTCTAACTGGGAAAAAGAATTCATAGAGTTAGATAAGAAAGGAGTTAAAAGAATAAAACATATCTCAAGAAATACAGAAGATAAAGCTGAACCTAAATTGGAACCAGGATATTATTCTGTATCAAAGCCTTATTATAGATATGAAATTGAATCTATAGAAGATGAATTAAAATCTTCAAAATGGAATTCAGAAAAATTATTATTAGATATAAAATGTGATGGGTTAAGATTATCCATAGGAAAAGCTGATGGAAAACCTTTCTGTTATGTAGATCCAGATACTCTAAAAGAAAAATCTCCAGATGTATCAGACAGACTTCCTTTAATAATCGAAGAGTTAGATTCTCTTCCAGACGGAACTATTCTTGATGCCGAATTTATAGCTGTTAAAGATAATGAAGTACTTCATAGAACTACAGCTAATTCTCTTTTAAATGCAACTAATTTCTCTCCAGATAATCTAAGTAAAGTAGCTTACGTTTTTGTTTTCGATATTCTTTACTTCAAAGGAGAGAATATTCAAAAACAACCTCTTCATGAAAGATTAGAATATCTTGGACAAATCGAATCTACAGATCATATTCTTATAGAAAGATATACAAAAGATCTTGATATAGATGCAGATGCTTACATAATAGATGGTTCCGATACCAAAAAAATTAATACTTGTATAGAAAAATTATTAGATGCTCCACGTAGACCTTCCTTTATAGCGGAAGGAATTATGGTAAAATTATTAGATCATCACTACGAAACTCCTCAAAATAAAGGATGGGGGAAACTTAAAAAATACTATGAAGTCGATACAAAAATTTATGATAAAAAATTAATTAAAGGTCAAGATGATGTTTGGAATTACTTCTTAGGAATAGAAGTAGAAAATGAACATTATGAAAAACTTCCAAAGAAAGTTCAGATAGAAAATTCAACTCTATTTAATTATGGAAAAACAGACAATACTAAAATAGAAGCAAACGAAGGAGATATTCTTCGAGTAGCCTCTGAGGAAGTAAATAAGTATGATAATGAAGGATATCCTTATTATAGAGGATATATAAATAGAGCACTAGAAATTATTCCAGAAAAAGATTCTTCAGATTCTTTAGAAGTTCTAGAGAAACTATCTTCATTCCAACCTAAAAGAATGACTGTTGAAGAAATATCAAGACTTGGAGATGACATTCCATCACCTTCAGGTTCAATCGAATTTCCTTCAAGTTCAGATCCTGGACAAGAAGTTATCCAATCTTATTCTATACCAAAAAATAAGGAAGATTTAAAATCTGGAGATTATGTTAAGTACGATGGAAAATTATATAGGATAATTGATATACTATGAAAGTTGAAATAGAATCTTTAGAAGGATTACCTTCTACAAGTAATAAAGCTGAAAAGTTTACTTTAGAAGGAATTTTAATATTAGGGAATGAAGAATATAACATCAAACTAGAGGGAAATCTCTATGACTGATGTTTCCAAATCTCCAGGAAAAGTATTGAGATATTCTTAGATTATGAACCTAGAACCCCAAAGTCTATTGGAGTATGTTTCAGGATTAATGATAGGTACACCTGATGATGGTTCTTTAACAGATGGATGTCTTTCTTGGACTACTTCAACAAAAACAACAGATGCTTTAGATGACATTAATGAAATCTTAGATGAACTAGCTCCTTCTGATGCCAATCCTTTAGGTGGTAATTTATCTGATAATATATCTTTACACTCTGGAAGATTAGCGAGTGGATCTAATATTACTTATGAAGTTGGAAATGGACCTACAGCTTCAGTTAGTTATATCACTGATGACAATTCAATAACTTTAGGAATCCTATCATTCAATAAAGCTGATGAGGGCACATTAAATTCATATATTAATGGGGTTCAGAATGGTTCAGTAAATTTAGCAAATGCATTCAATGAAGATTATAGAAATAGTTCACAAATATATCCTCCATCAAGCAGTGATAATGTCACTGTAACTGATGTGAGTAAATATAATAATTTCAAAAAATGGCAAATAGGTAGTGGCCAAATATCCATAACAACTGCATCAGATTTAGTAGTTGGATATAATTGGATATATCTATCACACGAAGGAATAACATCACCTACATCAAGTAATATATATAAATGTTGGTATGATCCAAATTCAGTTACAAATGTTCAAATAATTGGAACACCAAAGATTACTGAGAATACTAAAGTATCTAAATATCTCAGTGGAGTAGATCATTATTACTATGGTTCAACTTTTGATGTAACATGCTCTTCACAACATTGTTTCTGGAGTGCATATCGAACTGATGAGAGAATCTTTAGATTACAAAGTATGACTGCCCATACAGCTGAAAACATTAACTATGACCATGGAGATGTCAATGGAGTATCTTCTTATCCTGTAACTGGAGAAACTGCAACATTAAAAGATCATACTATTACTCTTAATAATTACTCAGCAAGAAATTCTAATGCTAGAATAACTTGCTTAGCGTATAATGCTTATGACGATGGAAGTGCTTTATCGGCTTCTGAAAATAGATTAGTAGATACATATAGAAGTGGATCTAATGGAACATCCACTGATGTGTATGAATATTTCGATGATGAATGGTATAGATTACCATCAGGATCATATGATACTGTACCAAATACAGTTTCAGGGTCTTGGGATTCAACTTCCACTTTAGGAGCAAATTCAGGTCAAATCTATGGAGGAAGATTATATTTTCCAACTATAGATTTTAGTGGATATCTTCCAGCTGGAAATCCAGATTATTCATCAGGATTTTCTGCTGTGGAATATTATAGAGTTCTTAGAGATTCAGGAACTCCTCATACTAATATACAATTAGAATTAGGAAATCTTTCTGATTCAGATGTAGATCCAGTAGGAACTGGAGATGTTAATGTTGAGATTAAATTACCAACACAAACAGGTTGGTTAGACTTAGGTACTGATTATGATAGTGGAACATTCGCAGGAGTCGATGGAGATGGATGCCAAACTGCTCAATCTGGAGATGATTGGTATGCAACATTTGGTGGGAATAGTACAGCAGATTCAGGATATTTAATAGTAATTAGAGTAACTATAAGAAATAGTTCTAAATCTCTAACTCAAATAAGAGCAGTGGACTGGTAAGAATGGCTCTGACAGACGCTGATAAAGTAGACCGTCTCTTTAAGGGAAGTCAAGGTAGAGAAATGACTTCTACCGATAAGGCTTATTATGAAGAGACTGCGGGTGATCTTGATATACAACTCGGTGAAGAGATTTGGATTGACGATATAGATTCAGATCCAGCAACAGCAGTATCTGAAGGAACTGCTTGGATGCAGTCCGGATGGTTAATAGAAGATAATACAGTAGCTAGTCAAAAAGCTTGGTTTGCTAGTGGTTCTGGAATAGGATACTGGAGAAGATGGATACCTCCAAAGTGCGGTCAAGGATATACTATTAATATCTACGAGAGTGGATCTGGAGGACCAGGAGACAAATTATCAGACGCTGATATGGGTACTCTTGGTGCGGTATTCGATTATCAAGCTGGTATATTCTGGATGAATACAAGTCCATCCGCTTATACATATCCATTCTATATTTCAGGCTACAGATATTCTGGTAACCTAGCAAAAAAATCTACATTTGATTCTCTATATCAAGAAAGTGGAACAGCTGGAACTGACGTAGCTTGGAGTGGTGCATCTGGATACGTAGGTCACTCTGGAAATAAAGATATACATTATCCATCATCTAATTTAGTAACTTGGTTAAATTATGAATATTTAAATAAAGAAAACTCTTCAGCATTCACACCGGATGCTGATTATGAACCTGCAACTAAGAAATACGTAGATGATAGTATTGAAGCTGCAGGAGGATATACTGACGAACAAGCACAAGATGCTGTTGGTGAAAATGTAACCAGTGGCTTATCTTATAATGATGATGCTGGTGCTATATACATAACTAAATATGATACTCTATCATCACAAGCCAGGCAAGGATACTTATCTGGACAAAAAGTTAAAGATATATTTGATAGCACCGTATATTCTTTAAGTTCAAATTTATATAATAAATCATGGATAGATTCATTTTCAGGGAGTATAGACACTCGTCTAGATTCTCTAGAAGATCAAGATGTAACTTCGTGGAGTGGATCTTCAAAATATTGGGCACATTCTTCCAATAAAGATATACACTTTCCATCAAGTAATTTAAGGGAATGGTTTGATAATCTCTATAGTCCTTCCGGGATTAAATATGGTTGGGCTACTATAACAGATGATGACACTATTCCTCATAATTTAGGAACTATTCCGAGATTTGTATCGGTGGTTCCTAGTAGTAATTTAATACATTTTGGTGTATCTGCCAAGGCAGATGATACAAATATATATGTACGTATTACTGCCAATGGCAGTTGGAATGTTAAATGGACAGTAGAGGTTTAATAATATGCCAATACCTTTAATAGCATATGAAATATCAGGAGTTAAACAACCTACATATGGTTCTGGAGCAACTAATAAAACATATGTTGATAATTTATCTGGAGCTATAGTAACTCACGTTGATAATAATTATTATGATAAAACCTGGATAGATACATTTTCTGGCAATATTGACTCAAGAATAGATTCTCTAGAAGGAGATAATGGAGTAACTTGGTCAGAAATATCTACAGAAGGTGGATTATCAGCAAGAACTTTTGGAGTATCTGGAACAGGTATAGGAAATATTTCAGTCTTAGGTTATTCTACAATATCATCTAATGCAAAAACTGCAAAAGATTGGTATACTGAATCATCTCAAAAACTATCAGTTGCTTATACTGAAAGGGGAAGTCAAATAGCTGGAGATCATTTAGATTGGGATGGTACTGAATTAGACGTGAGTGACGATTGGTACGATGACGTAGGAGATATTCCTGGATATATTGCTAGTGCTAATGCAGTTGCTAGATTTGCAGATAGTTCTAATATACAAACTAAATTCCTTCAAACAGCTAATATAGCTAAAGGATGGGCTAGTGTTCCTGAAGATAATCCTATTGCTCATGGATTATCCAGTAGACCTACATCAGTGTTTGTAACTCCAAGTGGTATGATAACTTTTGCAACAGCAATTGGCCACATAGATAATTCTAATTTCTGGATATCAACATCTGCTTTAGGAAATAGACTTGTAAATTGGCGTGCTGAAGTATAGGAGTAATATATGGTAACATTTGAGGCCACTGAAATTTCTGGCCTGAAACTTCCATCTTACCCATCAGCAGCTGCAAATAAGAAATATATAGATGCATTAGATATAGATGCATTAACGGATGTAGATACCACTTCTGATTCACCTGAAAGAGACGAAGTCTTGAAATGGAACGGAAGTAATTGGGTACCTGCATTGTATAATGCTACATTTGAATTTAGCATTAATACGTTTAGTGATGGAGAATCCACAACTCAGCTAATTGGAACTGGAGAATGGGAAGCTAGTGATGCTATGTCATATAGTGCTACTTATAATAATGGTCCTCCAGATGGTGCTTGGGTTCAAAAATCTATAAATGGTGCAGCTTATAGTAAAGTCGGCACTATGACAGGTCCAGACTATACAGATGGAACTAACGATGAAGGTGGAATTAATTATCCAGGCAGTAAGGATCAGTACTTAATATTTAGATTAAGTGCAAATTGTGATACAGATACAGATAGTAAAACAGAAACTGCTATCTATTTCAGAAACTATATTAGATGGGGAGTTCTAAATAAAAATAGTAGCTTTTCAGCTAGCGACATTTCTGGTCTATCTAATAAAACTGTTAGTAATGACCATACAAGAAGTGTATCCTTAAATGCTGGATCTAGTGAATACTTAGTATTTGCTTATCCTGCTTCATATACTGATTTACCTAGTGGTACTACTTATATAGGAATATCAGGAGGTACAGGATTTAGATTTAATGGAATGACCTGCGCCTTTGAAGCTAAAGAAACAGTTTCTATAACAAATAGCGCAGGATATACTGAGAATTATGAAGCGTATGGATCAACACTGGATGATTTAGGAAATTCAACTCTAACTACTTATACTTCTAGACAAGAATTAAATAAAATATATTATGGAGTAACTTCCAAATCAAGTGGATATGACGAAGCAGATGTAGAGGGTTTGGGAGAATCTGAAATAACAGATGATTCTACACAAACCTGGAATGAAATAACTGCAGGAGCAGGAGAATATTTATTATTCTGTTTCCCAAAGAGATGGGGAGAAAAAGGAACAGACTATACTTTCTATGATAATGGAACAGGATTTGAAGCTGCGTTTGAAGATCCAGAAACTGTTACAGTTACCAATGAAAATAGTTGGTCTGAATACTTCTATGTTTATCGTTCTGAGAATCCAAACCTTGGATCTATTACAATAAGGACAAGTTAAAATGCCAATAGGACTTACTGCAAAAATTGAACCAAAAAATGATGGTTTCGTAGGAATGGTAGATGCTGATCAAATTATAGGAGCATCAGGTAATGGAGGATATCTACCGTCTAGTGCTATTTCAGGTGTAAGAGAATATCAATTAAAAATTTCTAATTCTCCTTCAGATGGTTATTATTTACAATATAAAGATTCTTCAGATGAATTAACATGGGCTCAAGTTACCGGTGGAGATTCATCTGGATCTGCTGCATATGAATGGTTACAAAATTCTGGAGCTGCATATGAATCTGATGTCGCTTGGAGTGGAGCCTCAGATTTCTATGGATTTTCATCTAACGTATCAGATGATATAACATCTCTATTTAGTACTTCTTCAGCTCACGATTCTAGAATTGATGCTCTTGAAGCTCAAGAACCTAGTAGTTGGTCTGGAGCTGCTGAATTCTATTCATTCTCATCCAATGTAAAGGATGATCTCACATCACTATTTAATACATCTTCATCTCATGATTCTAGATTAGACTCATTAGAATCACAGGATGAATTTGTATCTGAAAATTATATAACATCGGCAAATGCAATTGATAGATTTGCTGATAGCTCAAATTATTCTTCTCATAAAGGAGATTCTACCATTCACTTTACTCTTGATAGCATACAGGATGATTTTTATCCATCATCCTTAGGAAAATCTAACTATGCGGAATTTACTGGTCATTCAGGTAATACAGATATACATTTCCCATCCAGTAGTCTAGTAGCTTGGTTAGATAATATATATGAACCTATTGGTGCATCTGGAACTGCTTGGTCTGGTGCTAGTGAATTCTATGGTTTCTCATCGAATGTTAGTTCAGATATTACATCTTTATATTCAACATCCTCTGCACACGATAGTAGATTAGATGATTTAGAAGATAATGACGAATTCGAACATGAATATTATATAAAATCTTCCAATGCAATATCTAGATTTACAGATTCTTCAAATGTAAATTGGACTAAAATCACAGCTATATCATCAGGATTTGATGGAAGATTAGATACATTAGAGGCACAAGAAGTGACATCATGGTCTGGTGCCACTGGATATTTAGGACATAGTAGTAATGCAGATATCCACTTTCCCTCTTCAAATCTCACTAGCTGGTTAGATAATAGATACGCAACTTCTGGTGGAACTGGAGGTAATTATTGGTATTCTTCCAATGGATTATATTATCCGGGAGAAATAAGAGTTGGTCCAAAAGCATCTACAGATGCAGGAGAATATTCCCTACAGGTAATGTCGGGATCATCATATTTTTCAGGACAGATAATTATTATAGGAAATGAAATATCAGGATTAGCTGCACCTGTATATCCTTCCTCCGCAGTTAATAAAGCTTATGTAGATTCAGATCCTGGTTTTCTACAATTAGGTGGAGAAAATGCCAACCAAGATATTGATGTTGGTTTATATTCTATAGAAGCAAATCTTTGTAGGATTGGAGGTGGGATTAATACATTTAGTGGTCAATCTTATCTAAGTGGTAACACTACATTAAGAGAAGGATACTCACTTATTGTTCATGGAGCTGATATATCTGGAGTTAAAACTCCTACTTATCCATCAGCTGCAGCTAATAAAGCATATGTAGATTTAATAGCTACATCATCGGGATTAGCTTGGTCAGGAGCCACAGATTATTATTCATTTTCTTCAAATGCTAGGATTTTATATTATCCTTCTTCATTAGGGAAAAGCCTGATGGATTTCTCATCTAATTCAATCAATTTATATTATAGTTCATCTTTAGGTGCTTCTTTATCAGCATTTTCAAGTAATTCAAGAAACCTCTATACTGCCTCATCTCAAGTTAATAGAAATTACATTGATAATGTTTCATCAAATACTTTAGCTAATACTAATTTTTCATCTAATGCTAAAGGACTTTATCATCCTTCTGGTTATGGTACATTTGCTTATATCTCTACACAAGCAATCTCAGGAGTTCATGCACATGATGTCAAAATGGATTCTATTGGGAATACTATTTATGATAATCTCTGTCTCTATAATTCATTGATGGATGCTGCCACTTTATTATCTGGAGGTGCGATTACAAGAACTGCTGCATGTACAGGTGCAATTAATGTAGGGAGATCTATTGTATATCTAAAGGAAGGACCTAATGATATTGATGAGGGTTGGCTTGCTGAAATAGAAGCATCTTCAAATATATATTTAGAAGCTGGCACCAACTATATCTACGCAGATTATAATAGTGGTTCTCCAAAATATGGACATCAACAAAGTGCATCCCTTAATAAGAATTCTCAAATTCCAATAGGTCAAGTATATAATGACACTACTACTGGTACAATACCTCAACTTCATATATTCCAAGGTGGATATAGAT